TTATTTTAAGTTTGTATAATAATTTTTTAACTAAACCATAACAAGGTGTATAAAACATAACCTATTATAGTTCAGTGGTTAATATCAAAGTTCGTGGTTAGATTACGTTTCATACACCCAACCGTTATCGGCAACCTTAAAGAGCAGCGTCCAACCATTGCCAATCTTCATTAGTTCCATACTCCCAATCTCTTGAAATTACTTTCGGTTTATAGTTTAAGTCCAAAAGACACATCAAAAGATTAAGCACAAACCCTTCTGCATACTTTACACTTACACCAAAAGAGCCACTTACTCGTATGTAGTGCTTTTTAAAATCAATATCACAAGGCGGCATTCCTGCAAGTCCTTGTTGGTTAAATTTAGACAGATTAACCATTGCTGTATCAAAGTCATTTTGACTTATTTCTTTTTCTTTGCTAATTAGATAAAATGAATACCCCATTGTTTTGATATTTAAAGTTTAAATTCGTTTTAATAAAGCCAGCCGTTAACACGCTATATGCTTCATTGGCGTGTTCGTTTGTATTCGTAGTTTCTGTCATTTTATAAAGTGTTTAGTAATTTTATAAATTCGTTCTATTAATCGCCAACGAAAGCATATAGCCATCGTTAGCACCTATAATCACGCTCCATGTAGCTGTTACATGTAAATGATTGAATGTTCACTATATAGTTTCTACCTAAATCGCAAATATGCTGTTCATGTCGATATTTAGCATATTGGTTTTGTCTCAAATTATTACAAGTATTACAATTACGGGCGCTAACAACAGGTTTAACCAATAAAGGCTTCCTGCGTATGCGGTCGGTAATGCGTTTAATAAAGTTCTTCATATCTTGATAATTTAGTTATTTTAATCCTTTACTGGTCAAACCTGCGACCGTTATAAACAATTAAATACTACTTGGTCTTTCTCGTAGTTATTAAATTGTAATTTAGGCACTTCACCACAGAATACTATATCAACTTCACCGTTAATAGTATCTATTAGCAAATGGTTTTCCTTTTGCTTAAAACCTAAATAAGTTCCTTTATCTTTAAAGTTTACAATCATGGTATTTCGTTTGGTTTTCCATTTTTCGTAAAAACCACCAATAAATAAATGTTCTTCTCCTTTTTTGATTTTACATCTCATTTTATCCATATTTAAAAGTTTATAACAATGTGTAAATAATCATTTCGTTCCTCAACGCTTTTTACACAAAACGTTATAAATAATAAATTAAATTTTATTGTCTTTAAATATTAACTTTCCTGTTTCATTGTCCATCCAAACTATTCCTTGTACTTTGTTTCTAAATTCTTCCAAAGTTAATTCTTTTGGTTCTGATGTTCCTTCTACCTTTATTGTAGAGTAATAGTTTGGATTAATTGGGTTATCAACATATTTATTTTTCAACTCTTTACTTGCTTTCTTTTTCATAGGTATAAAATTTAATTTACATATTTATAACAACAAATATAAAACATTGCTGTCGTGGTTTCTATTTACTTATACGTAATTATTTTAATTTTGTTACATTTATTTACATTCGTGTTGCAACGTTTTATATTTGCGACCGTTAGCAACAACCGCTAAAACTCCGCTGGTCTATCAAAAGACATCATCGGTGGATTGTCGCTTATCATTTCAATGTAATCTTCGTAAAGGATTGCATCTTCTCTCCTTCCACATACGCTTTCTCCGTGTTTATTTACATACTCATTGGGGTCATTACATTTGCCATCTTTATAGTGCTGACATTTCACTATTTCACAACCACTCAAAGCGGCAGTTGCTAACACACGGTCATCAGCAATATTTGCCGTGCCGTTTGGATAATTTTCTGCTAATTTTGTCATTTGTTCTTTGTTTTAAGTTTTGTGAAGCAAATACTGCTGATACCGTCAAACGTTATGCGTTATTGTAACGTGCAATAAACAGCTTATAGGTTTCATTAAAAATTCCTTGTGTTTCATCCATTTCAATTGCTAATCTATCAGATAAGTCTGTGTCTATTTCGCAAACCTTAAAGAAGTCTAAAGCACAACATTCACGCTCGACACTTCTATCAAATCCTGATATAACTTCTTCTTCATCGTCTGTGTCTAAATATTCAGAACAATTTGCTTCGTAAGTGTAAACAGCACCGTAATCACTATCTCCAACTTCTTCGTGTCGGTAAAATGAACAATTAGAACAACAACGCATAACAGCATTTTGTGGCAATTGCGGGTTTTTGGTTTGTTTTTCCATTTTAGTTTTTAAATTAAAGTTTAGTCTATTTTTGTATGGTCTGTAATTATTTATCCGCAACTGACCACAAGATGCGAAACGTTAGCGAGAATATTTCGCCAACACTTTCCAATCAACTTCTTTTCCTGTTGTTATCTTTATTAATTCAGCAACATCACCAAGCAACATATATGGCATGTTCAAATGTTTATCGCAATAAGTTTCTTGAACATGTTTTATTGCTTTATCAAAAATATTCTCGTTAACATCAGATATAATTAATTTTTTATTCGTGTTGTCAAGTTCAGTAATATTAATTTCTATTTTCATTTTATTTAAATTTTAGTGTTATTAATTAAGTAAAAAACTAATCATATCTGCGACCCCAGCAAAAGCTGGATAACTCCCATTCCCATTTCCTGTTACTAAAACAGCATTTGTGGCACATTTTACAACATCCCCCCTTCTAAATGATTTTTTATTTTTCATATAATTTAATTTAATATTTTAAATTCATTAATTATTTGTGAATTTTTTTATATTCAATTCCTTTAGTATAGTATGAAAACCATCTTTGATACATATATGGCAAAATTTTATGATTGGAAAAACCATATAAACCACACGAAAAAAAATCGTGACATTCAATCACAAAAGTAGTTTTGTTAATGCCAACATCAAGCGTATATGCAACAGGTGCATTTTTATAGTTTTTAATCATACCGTTGATTTTATTAATATCTGGAAATCTAGTAAAATCACCAGAATAATGTTGTAATCCAACCATTTCATTTTGAAATACAAAAACACGCCATTCACTATCAATAGCAATTAACTCTGAAATCTGATAATTACCCGCAGGTATTTTATAAATATGATTATTATCCAATACTATTGCATCTGAAAATCCTTTTATTTTATCATTATTTTTTATGTAAAAACTTCCTTTTATCTTTTCTAAATCAAATTGAGTTCCATTAAATATTGACCTACCAGCATATCCATACAATTCTTCTGGAACATTTATTGGCTTAGGTATTTTACCGTAAAATTGAAATAAAAATGCTGATACAAATTGAACGCTACCAATCGGTATATAATTTTTATGTATTGGTTTAAATATAAATCTTTCTTGATTTTCATGTGTATTAAAAAACACATATTTCATAATTATATTTCCCGCATACCAATTATTGTATCTAATTGATTCCAGTAGTGTAAATGTAAAATCATGTCTAACGCTGCCGTCAATTTTTTGTATCAGGAACTTCATTGCAAAAATATTAATTTACAAATATACAAAACAATTCTAATTATTCACAACCTTTATCAGAATAACTTGAAAATTGTTTACGAATTCCAACCAATTTATTAATTGCCGTTTTCTTACTTGAAATTAATTTTCCATTATTTGTTACAGATACAAAATCTGGAACTTGATCTAAACATGTAACCACAAGATTTTTATTTGAAAATTGATTATGATATAAATCACAATCAAGTGCATATCGCAACATGTTAATATCCAACACAGATTTCTTAAATATTCCTTGTGCACCACCATTAACATTTGCTTCCAATGGGTTTTCTTTAATGTAGGAAATATCCATATTTTCATTAATCATTGGACCATTTCCATGACGAGTTTGATATGCACGAGTAATATAGTATGTTTCATTAGGAACAATATTTAGTTTATTCAACATTTCAATTGCATTTTTTGAAGTTGTGTTGCTCCTAGTTACATGTGGAAAAAAACCATAATCCATATCCAACATAATTCCTTGCCCACCTTCAAAAATAAAACTATCGTATGATAATGAACCAAAATCAGTAGCAATCTTAAACCTATTTACCAAATCATCACTTGCAACAATAAATTCTTCAATTGCTTTATTCATATGCTCAACAAAATGTTTTGTTGAATGACCGATTTTTGTATTCATGTATTCACGAATCAAATTCAACTTTATATCTCTTATGTTAGGATATAGCAAATCACGAACATATAACTTATAATGATCTGCATTACGTTGAATAGTTGCCCCAAAACCAACACCAACGCTACCATGTAACATATTTGTGCTATCCTGCATGTTACGATATATATCAAAAGGAGTTGTCACCATTGCATTTGGACTATAAATTACTTTTGGTGTGATACCTTGTGCTCTGAGTGCATTTCCTTCCTTTAATACTGCAGTTGGATTTACTGTACAATATTCAGACCAATAAGTTGGAACACCTCTTAATGTGCCAGAACCAAAATTTGAAAATGTGTGTCTGATACTATTGTGAACAACAGTATGTCCAACTTGATGACCACCATTAAATCTAACAACCAATGGATTTTCATGCTTACCACAAAGATAATTAACAAAAGAACCTTTGCCTTCATCGCCATATCCCGCACCAATAACTAGACTAACATTCATATTATTTATCATTTTTTAATATTATACGAACAATATTTTTTTTTGTTACAAAAAAAGGGGACATAATATTATGTCCCCTTTTAAGTAAATGTAATTAATTAAAGATTGATTACACCGTCATCATTCGTTGCAACGATGCTAGTATTTACTTTTGCAAGTGCAGTTGTAACTTCACCAGCAGTTTTTGCATCAAATTTACTTACAACTGTTGACATGTCAGCACCATGTTGAACTGCAATTAGTGTAGCAATTGTCGCACAAATAGCACGATAATCATTTAGAACAATAAGTCTTTCACCTAGCATTCTTTTCCAATAACCCAAAACGTCTGGATCATCACGATAACTGGTTTCATTAATATGTATATGATATACATTATATAATCGTTGTGCCTCTTCAAGAAGTTGTACATCAGATACACTTTCTGACTGACTATAACCAAAAAGGTCTTTCAATGCCGATGCACTTAATTCATTCCAATTCTTTTCATCACCAATAGTAAAAAGAAATCCCTTTTCATTACGTTTTTCAAAACAATCAATAGATGTATGACGACCAGCAGTAAGCCAAGCAAGTAAATAACTTTCCATATTTTGGCCACCACCACCGCCTTCAATAAATAATCCTGTTAACCATTTATCAAGGTCTTCAGTACCAGATTCAAATTGACCTAATTGAAGCGGAACCCTATCTATATGATGATCACCAATACCGCCAAAAAGAATTTGGGGATGTTCAACACCATTGTCAATAATGGTATTCATTAGTGTACCGAGTTCATTTTTCACAATGTTCTCTGGAATTCTACCCATACTACCAGTAACATCAAGAAAAACCATTACAGCCAATGAATCTGGATGTGCATCACTATCACGTGATTCTCTAATTGTGATGTTTTGGGGTAACATATCACTACTAGCATCCTTAGCAAAAATTTCATCAGCATCCTTATGCACATAACTTGCACTTAAGTTAGTATATGCATCCTTTGTCCAACTGCTATATCCCATAACTATTCAGTTTTAGCAGTTTCAGTAGTTTTGTCAGAAACACCAATGATGTCTTCATCAACTACAACATTAGACATATCGCCTGATTCAGTTACTTCAGGTTCTGTAGTTTCAGCACCGTTTCGTGCTTCTTCTTTTGCCATGTCCTCGAAAGACTGGACTCTTGAAAATTGATCTAATCCCATAATTTAAAAATTTAATTGTTAGTATTAAAAAAACTGTTTAAAATTAGTTACAAATCTAGTGAATAAAATTTACTTTCAAAATTTTTCTTCAATAAATCTCGATATTGAAGATATTCATCTTTATCATTTTTATGTTTAGTTAATAGAAAGTTTAAAATATTCTGATTAACATTAGCATCGCTTTTTAATTTAGTTCCAGCACTTGACTTATCACCTAGCAAATATAGTGCAATTTTTTTACAAAGTTCCAAATCAATATCTGGGGTAGCAATTTTATTTACAAATAAATTGGTTGGATACCACATTTTATACTTAGCACTAATCGTTTCGGCTCTACTATTTACATTATGCATATGGTAATAATTAATAATAATAATACCATGTGTTTCTGGCACAACAAAGACTGTTGTAGGATTTAAACCCAAGTGTGCATAGTTTATTTGCCTTAACCATAAAACATATTCAAACATTCTGCTAAATATCCAATTAACATGAACTTGAGACAATTTCTGACCTGTTAATGGAATGCTGCGATCCTTTAAATAAATTGTTAATTTATTTTTTTCCAATTTCATGCTTTCTGGCATATAACGATGAAATGCCTCTGACGCTTTGTCATGTTTCGATTTAAGAATATTGTAATTATTAACAGATTTGGTAATTATTTTACGATTAGCATCCGTAACAACATACTCAATTCTTTTTTCAAATACTCTGAATTCACCTGCTTCATCAACATACAAAACACCCTTTTCAAGTATTTCTTTATATTGATTAATTTTCGTCATTGCTTCTGCAGCCAATGAATTTGAATGATAATCTGGATGTAATAGTTTACTGTAATTAAGATAACTCCTTTTCCAATCATCACCACTAAAAATATCTGATGGTTTTGTTGATTTTAATACCATCTGAATTAGTTCAATATCTGTCATTATTCTAAATATTTAGAAATTTTTCCACCTCATTACAAATTTTTTGTGTTAGTCCAAAATAACTATCAACATGAAAAAAATGTTCACGCTGATTTAATAAAAAATCTATACCATCATCAATTATTGCATAATGATAAAAATTATGACTACTAGCATCAAAATATTCCTCAACATTATTTGTAAGCCATTTTTTTATTTCACATCCCCTATTACGACATTCGCAATTACCTGTTTTATCAATAATGGTAAATGTTGCACCAAGTTTCTTAAATATTACTTGTAAATCCTGAACATCCCATTGATTTCTCATTGAAGCACTTAAAACTACAACGGAATTTGTTTTAACACACAAATCATTCAATAATTTAATTTTACTTAAATCGATTTGTGATTTATAATAATCAATAGTACTAATTTCTTGTGATTTAAGTAATTTACGTAAATATTTTTTCACTACCTTATATAATGGTATGCCATCATTCTTATGTAAATGTTTATATTGCTCTTCATAAAAAAGATCATGATTTAAAACTCCATCTACGTCACAAAAAATCAAAGACTTAAATTCATTTTTATTTTCCATATTTCTTTTAATTGTCAACCTATATACGAAATAATTCCTAAAATGTTACATGTGATCGTAAACAAAAAAACATTTTCGGGTGCAAATATATAAAAAATAATTAACGTGTGGCACAATCTTGTAACATTTAAATACTTTATTCGTATTACATATAAAAAGAACTATGAAAAATTTAATTTATCGAAGCATTGCATTACTATCGATATTTTTAATATCAACATCAATGATTAACAACTACACCTATAATAAAAAAAGTGTGGCCTTTGAGTTACTATATTGTAATGTGTGGGGTACGATTTATCATGCAACTAAACGGCAATGTGATAATAGTCCAACAATTACTGGAGACGGGTCGCATATTAATGTAAAAAACGCAAGTAAATATCGTTGGATCGCTATTAGTCAGGACATGCTTAAGAGTGTTAACCGTTTGAAACTATTAAAGAATCCACTAACCAGTAAAATATATAAAGGTAAAATTGTATATGGGGATACTGTTTGGATTAAAAGTGGCAATCCTAAAATTAATGGTTGGTGGGTTGTTCACGATGCAAAGAGTGCAAAGTGTGATAATAGTGGTAATTTACTATATTCTAAATCAATTGATTTTTTGCAAACAGAAGGTGATATCAATCTATATAATGGTAATCCACTATGGTCTGGAAAATTCTGTGATATTAAAATATATCGATTGAAAAATGTTTACTATAAAAACATTAAAAGATTTGTAATCTAAAATATTTTATTATATTTGCACCCTAATATACATTTAAACAATGAATCAACTCTATTTCATCATATTTATGATACTTGTTCCGATTGTTGTTTTCGGATATTTTAAACTTAAGTTTAATGGTTTTTTTGACAATATTTCGAAAAAATTTAAAAGAAAGAACAATGAAAAGAGAAATGCCTGATTTAAAAATAATTGAGGATTATGCAAGGCATAGTTATAGTGAATCTAATTGTAGATATGGGGATAATGAATACTATTTGCATATAAATATGGTATTGAATAATGTCAATAAATATCAAAATATTTTTAAAAATAATCTTGATGCACAACATACAATTGGTGCTGCACACACTCACGATCTCATCGAAGATGCAAAACAAGCATACAGTAATATTGCTAATGTATGTGGTAATGATGTTGCTGACATTACATTAGCAGTTACTGATGTACCTGCAGAAAATAGATTAATGAAGCATCTACTCACAATGGGCAAAACAGTTAAAGATCATCGTGCAATTATATTGAAAATGTGCGATATTCTTGCCAATGCCACATATAGCAAAGAATCTGGTAGTTCAATGTATATGAAATATGTTTTTGAGTATCAATATCGTAAACCAATTTTTAAAACCGCATTAACATGGTATCGAAACGAACTAGATGCAGTAGAACTAAATAAATTGTGGGATGAACTTGATGTAATACATATGAGTAAACAAATAGACTTAAAAACAATATGATATGAATGATAAAAATTTGGGTCATTTGATGCTCGACCTCGAAACAATGGGCAAGAATAGTAATTCTGCAATTGTTTCAATTGGCGCAGTAGAATTTGATATTAATACAGGTGAAACTGGTAGAGAATTCTACGAAATTGTTGATTTACAATCATGTCTTGATAAAGGACTTATGGTAAATGCAAGCACTATTTATTGGTGGTTACTACAGAGTGATGCTGCTCGTAAACAAATCTGTCAACCAAACGATAGTCTTGAAAATGTTTTGAATAAATTAAATTCATATTTTGAATTACTCGGTGATTTTGAACTATGGGGTAATAGTGCAAGATTTGATATTGGCATTCTTGAGGATGCATATACTGCTTGCGGATATCATGAAATGCCTTGGAATTTTAGAAAAGAAAGGGACGTGCGTACATTGGTTGCATTTGCACCAAGTGTTAAAGATAATTATCCATTTACTGGTGTTATGCACAATCCCATTGATGATTGTAAAAATCAAATTGCTTATTGCAGTGCTATTTGGATGAAACTTATGCATAATAATAATAATAATAAATAAACATTATGGAAAATTTAACAACTGAAACATTTAAGGAAAAAATCTTTGACTATGGTCAAGAAGGTGATTGGTCATTTAATGGTACTAACCCAGCAATCATTGATTTCTATGCAGAATGGTGTGGACCATGTAAAACAATTGCTCCAATTCTTGAAGAACTTGATGATGAATATCCTAACATAGATTTTTATAAAGTAGATACTGAAGCACAAGCAGAATTAGCAGTTGCCTTTGGAATTAGAAGTATACCTGCAGTTTTATTTATTCCATTAACTGGAATGCCACAAATGTCATTAGGTGCAATTCCTAAATCTACATTCAAAACAGCAATTAAAGAAATATTAGCAATAGAATAATTCTTCAAAATTCTGTAACAAATATATTTTACTTTTCGTATAAAATAGATATGGATAAGTTTTTATTTTTAGATATTGATGATGTGATTGTAACTTCAATACAACATAGTAGTAAAAAGTTACACCCAAAATATAAAACACACATGTTTGATAAAAAATGTGTTGATGTTCTCAATATAATTACAGATAAGACAAATCCAATAATTATTTTATCTAGTGATTGGAAACTTTATTTTGATATTGAAGCACTTAACGAGATATTTAGTGATAATAATGTTCACTGTAAAATTTCTGATATAACACCTGATTTATGGGGAACACAATTTACTAAATATGACCAGTTAGAAATATGTAGAGCATCTGAAATCATGAAATATGTTGATGAGCATAGTATCAAAAACTTTGTTGCAGTAGACGATTTGGATTTAAATGATTGGATACCGAATAATTTTGTGCATTGTAAACGTTCAATGGAAGGGATTAAGCAAACAGGAATTAAAGAAAAAATTTTAAATATTTTAACATAAAAGATAATTTTGTATTATGAGTTATTTTGTTATTGACGTAGAATCTGATGGTCCAATTATTGCTAAACATAGCATGGTATGTTTTGGTGCAGTTAAATTAACACCTGAACTAAATTCAACATTCTACGGTAAAACTAAGCCAATCGGTGATGATTTCATACCATCTTCGCTTGCAGTGAGTGGTTTTACGAGAGAACAACATTTAAGTTTTGATGATCCAGCAATTGTTATGAAAAACTTTGCAGATTGGATTAAAATTCATAGTGTGGGTAAACCAATACTTATTTCAGATAATAATGGATATGATGCTAGTTGGATTAACTATTATTTTCACAGATATTATGGTTCAAATCCATTTGGCTGGTCTTCAAGAAGAATTGGAGATTTATATTGTGGTATGGTGAAAGATACGTGGGCAACTTGGAAGCATTTGAGAGTAACAGAACATACCCACAATCCTGTTGATGATGCTAAAGGTAATGCAGAGGCATTACTTAAAATGAAAGAAATGGGACTAAAAATTGACACTAAATAAAATAAATTATGAATATTAAAAACATTGCCTTCTTATTTCCAGTAATGGCATACTATGCCATCGAATCATTAATTGCAGCATTATTCATTACAGTGCTATGGCGATTTGTATTATATCCAATTACAAATATTGACATCACCTATCTCCAGTGCGCATCAATTATTTGGATTATTAAAATCGTATTTTTTGATGTATTTAAATTGCTTACTGGACTTAGTGGCATACAAATTTCAAAAGAAAATCAAGAAACTGACCAAGAAACAACTGAAAATTAATGAAATACATAAAAGAATCACCAAGAATAACTATCAAAATTTATGATAGCGAGACTGAAGACCTTATCGTTACAATAAACGATAGAAACTGGATGAATGTAGGTGAAATATTTCCTGCACATATTATTAATAATCTAGTTATGGATGAATGTAAGAAAAGAAAAATATCTGCTCCAGATAAAATTTTAGTAATGATTGGAGAAGAATATATCTTGGAAGAATAAGACGTAAAACAATTAAATTTATTAAGCATGTTGTAATATACATGCTTTTTTTTGTAACAAATATTACCATTATTCGTATATCTAGGTATAATAATTATAATACTTACTATGAAAAAATTAATTGTATTATTGATAGCATTATTGCTAACAGCCAACCTCTTTGCAAATATTAGGGACTATTCTTTAATTGAACCACATGGACAAGTCGAATATGGTTTTCATCACTATAGGGATTTGGATTGGATTCAATATCTTCCATTTGCACACTTTGTAAAAGATGGTAAACTTTATGTTATATCATACGAACCATTTACTGACGATGAGCGTCCATCGAGTATGATAATAAAAGCAAGAAAATTGTATCTTTATTGTAAGAATATGAGCAATCCAGATAATCCTTGGGTAATTGCGTCGGATGTTCTATTTACAGGTAACTTTTATTCCAATTTAACAATATCCAATGGACATACTAGCCTAGACATGCATTATTTAGACATTGAACTGTTTACCAGATATGGTTGTATGCTTACTGTTGATGGAAACAATGTAACAATTACTACACACAAGATAATCAAGGTTAATAATAGTGATTGTACCAGTGAACCAATAACGTTTCATATTAAACTAAAACAATGATAAAAGCATTACCCTTTATCCTTACTGTTGGGAGTGAGAAATTCAAACAATTTCTTGCCAATCCATTTACAATCGACATGCTATATCCAATTTATGACATAAATTCTTGTGCAACATTGTTCGATGGCTGGCATGGAAAAAATATGGTAAATTGGTTTAAATTCACAAATGATGATAAAGTAATATTAGAATTTTATCCAAAGTATTATACTGCAAAAAATAATGAACCAAATTCAATTAAATATATGCTATCATTACCAGAAAATATTGGCGAATTTGTTAATGATATGAATAGGCTTGGAATAGAACTTTATTGGACGGAATTGATTGATAAAAATTTTGAACCCAAAGATTATTTACCAACAAATGAACTAAAAATTTATTGGACTAATCTATTAGAAAAAATGGGTAAATCTAGTGAATTGTTATAAATTTGGAACTTTGAAAAAATATACATATATTTGCACCAATAAAATATTAAATGGACACTAATAATTTAAAATTATGGAATAACATCACATTTAAAACAGAAGGTTATCGAAAAAATTTTGATTTTATTAATGATGATGAAAATATTATTACAGAATATGATGGTAAAATTTCTGAAATTAGAATTTCTGAACTAAAACCTCCACATATTATTGGAGAATATGGTTTTTCTGTATGGCATATAGATTTAGGAAAAAAATTTAACGTAAATTTGAAGAAATTAATTGCTAATCATCATATTGAAGATACCTATGATGAATTATTAAAAATAATTAAACAAAATGATTTTAATTTTGAAAATATAAACAAATTGGTATTGATTCACTCATTTGTTCTTAAAAGGGACTATCGTAAACGTGGTATTACTGAAGAATTCATTGAAACAATATATAGAGATTTTTTTGGTGAAAATGTTGCCATAATTATGTTAGTTAAACCGTTACAATATAACAAAATTGATTTTGATTTTTATAAACATCACAAATCAGTTCAAGTTAAGGAGTCACTTAAATCAAAAAATGCATCATATATACATGCAATGGAATATTATTCGTTAAATGAAATGCTTAAAAGGGAAGATATGGAAATGAACGAATATAAACTATTTAACGTTGCGAATAAATGTGGATTTAGTAGAATTGGTGAATCACACCTATTTAAATTTATTCCAGATAAAATTATCAAAAGAATGAATGATAAACATCAATATTTAAAAACAAATAAATTAATTTAATATGAAGAACAAAAAGTCTAAAATCAAATTAGATACGTTTCATTACCATGAGGCTATTCACACTACGCACATTTTCAGTAAAATCTTGGAAGAACATCTTTTAAAACATCCTGTGGTACAAAAACACCGTAAGGTTAAGAAAAAAGTAAATAAAGTATTGGAACTACTTGCTGATATTTACCAAGATATTAATGCCTACGATGCTAAACAAGATGATATCGATAATTATCGTCCTATTAATCAATAAATTATCTGTTTTTTGATAATCATTGTATTTATATAACACGAGATGGAAAATAATTATAAAATATTGAAAAGAGTTAAGCAAAAAATACCTTACAATCAACGAATTTTGACAAAAAAATCGTCAATACCCGAAAAATTCAATTTTTTCGGGGATTTTAGTTTAAAAACACAATTATTTTCCAATACATTTAAAATTTTTGGTTAAAAATCTAAAACAACTCATTGATTTTAAATGAAATAACAATTATTAAAAAATTAAATTATGAAAAAAATTATTTTAACACTACTTTTTATATTTACAATTTTTTCTTTTGCTAATATTTCAACTAGTAATGCTGAGTATTCTAAGTCAATGGTCTTTGTTAATAACAATACTGATAATAGTATCGAATTGGCAAAAAAGGTCGAAAATTTGGAAAGAAAAATGTATGTAGATAATTTAATTCAACGAATTGAATTTGAGTCTGAAATTATAATTCCAAATGCAATTAATGTTAAGTATGTCGAATATACATATAATCTAGCAAATCAACTTAAATTACCAACAAGAACTGTTTTCAGATTAATGTATACAGAATCTCGTTTTATTGATACGTTAACTTCATCAAAGGGTGCAAGAGGTTTAATGCAATTAATGCCAAATACACGTAATGAATATTATACACAATTACGTGTAGATACGCTTAAACTTGATAATAATCAAGAAGATATTTATATTGCATTAAATATGTTGAAAGATTTACATAAATATTGGAAATCTAAAGGACATTCTGAAAAGTATTCGTGGAAATTAACATTGGCTTCCTATAATTCTGGAAGTGGTAGCGTTAAAAAATATCGTGGTATTCCACCATATACTGAAACAATTGATTTTGTTAATTTTATTAGCAAATCACCATCCAACCCAGAGTTTTATTTTAAATACATAAGAAAATATGAGAACACAGTTAAGATCAGTTCATGAGGAACAATATTCTACTGGTAGTAGAACATTAGGTGTAATAATAAATTATGATAATGAAGGTACATTTAAAGAAAGTTTTGTCTATATCTTCAACCATGAAAGAAAAATGTATACATTTTTTGATACAATGGTTGATATGTTCGACTATATTTTCTATGGTGAAGAAGCAATGAAAAGAGCATATATGACTGAAGCAGATTTTGACCTTTACTATGATGCAGATTACCTCGACAATACGTTTAATCAAATATTAAAATGGACTAGTTAAGTCCATTTTAATATTTTTATATAACGGAGCGTAAAACCCATCCATCGTTTTTACGTGGATGGGATGTACGCGACATAACCTTGTGAAAGAATATATTCACGATGTGAAATTGCATCGATTTTAATGTTATTTAAACATGAGGTTATATGTTATACCATAAAATCATATTAGTGCACTAAACACAGTAAAAATGACCCATTTCTACTGTTTCATTGTACTTGGTTCAAAGACTTCAACCCTATTTGAGTCAAATGCGGTATTATAACCTTCATCCCACCAATTTGACATTTCTTCCTCATCAAAAACTATACTACTTGAACTTAATTTTCTTGGTAACCAATATATAGTAACCTTTGTACCTTCTTGATTCAAACTTCTGATTTTATCGTAAAATTGTTCAAATTCGATATCATATCTCATAATACCAATATTTGTTGCAACATTTTCTAAAAGACCATTTATTTTCTTTCCTTCAAAAACATCAATCGTTTTTGTTCTGTGTAAAATAATATCAACTTCTTTATATCCTTTTCCAATTAATTGATCAATACCAACTAAATCGCTCAATCCACCATCTCCCCATAATCCAACATGAAAATCACCAGTTTCACTATTCCAACTCTTTTTTACTAATGAAGTAAAAAACGGAAAATTTGCACTGCACCACATCCAATCTTTAAAGTCTTCATATGTTTCGTGCTGTGAACTAAAATAATGAATTTTTGATGGTACTTGTGCATAATTCTGTGCGCCAACCAATACTTCCTTGTCTTGCATTCGTAGTGCATCAAAATAATTTTCAGTAAAAAATTTATCAATTGTCTTTCTTAATGCATTAGAGGTACGAACTGTCTTATGACCAAATAATAATGTTAACATTACGGGAATTGCCCTAATTTTACCATTTCTTGAGATCGGACTTCGCTTATACCAACTAGTATCAAAAATACTCTGATTATTAACACTAGTATACCCAAATTTTAAAACATCCCATTCTTTTAATGCAGCCAATGGTGCTAATAAACTACCTGTAGATATTCCAACGATAATATCATAATCCTTATTAATTCTTGCTAGTGTTCCACCACCAAATGCACCCCATGATCCACCACCAGAAATCAATGCTGCTTTTTTTGTTGACATAATTTTGTTTATGTATAAATACAAAAAATCGAAGTAAATAACTAAACTTACTTCGATTTTTAAAATATATGAATTTTATAAAAAACTTAATCAATTATAGTTGTCTCAACTCATTTACTAATTGAATAACTAAATTTGTTTGCGTTGCAGATTGTAGCGATAGATATTCAATTGTTTCTGCTGGTTTTTCTTTGATATTCATCCAATAATATCTACTTAATTCATCTTGCGACAATAAATCAATTTTCTTTTTAAGACCAAGATGTTCAGCCACGAGCATTAACGGAATGGGAATGCTACTATATGCATTAAATTTCCAAACATTGATAGTATCCATAATACCAGATTCCCAAGGCTTAATATTTAAACAATTCTTAAGAATATATGGAAGTTTTTTATTATCCAACTTATCCCTATTAAGTAAAAATCTTTTAATTAATAATGGTATGTCAAAATTAACAATATTGTGTCCGCACAGTATTGGAAAAAACTTGGGTTCTGATTTTAACCCTTCACTTGATACATAGTGCAACACATCCATAAATTGTGCAAGTATAAGTGGCTCGTCATCCCCATCAAATTTTTTTATTGAACGTTTTAGTGTACCGTTCTCATTATACACTGTGGCATATGTGATAGCAACAATTTTACAAAATTCTGGATAGTATGTCGCATATTTTTCATAGGTGCAGTCCTCATTATCACATAAATCATTTTCGCTAGAATATTTTGTCTTAGATACCAGTTTCCATGCCTGATATAGAGAATTGTTTTTTTCAATAAGTTCGGCAAGTGTTGGATAAATAAGCACAGACTTTACATTAAAGTAAAGCATGTCATAGATACATTTTGGATTAAATACGTCATCAAATAAGGTCATATTGAAATTTTATGTTAAAATTATTACACAAATATAGTTAATATTTATTCCAAATTGAAAAGAAAATGAAAAAACTTAGAAATTTTTGAACGATTATTCTTATGCGTCTCATTATAAATGTCTTGAATGTCTTCAAAACTATATGTAGATAATATTTCAATATCATCTACACCATATTTACCTTTTGAATGCTTTATAATGTATGGAATTAACTTGTTTTTTTTAAAATCCTTCTCTCTTTTTTTCTTATCAATTTCCCTAAGATATTGCACACCCAATTCTTCAAATTCCAACGCAATTTTACTTTTTTGACGCAAAGTATTGTTTTGAAGAAATTCATCAAACGCAATATAATCATCGTCATCATCATCACTATCTATAGATATTATTTTCTCATCAATAGCCATTGCAATATTAATTACTTGTTTCAGTATTCTTTATTACTACTTCATCAATCGCCTTCACATTTTTTGATTTTAATGTCCGAGGCTTCCTTACTTTTTTATTTTCATCAGAATTGGAATGTTTAACAAAATTATTATTGAGAGTTTTAAACGAATCTACCTTTAATATATCAAGTTCATCATAAAATTTCTTGGCCTCATTTTCCAACATATTTTTCATTTCTTGCATCTTATCTGTAAATTCCTTTTCCTTATCAGCAATTTTTTTATTTGTATCAATTATGACACCAACAAATGCAACTAAATCATCAATTAAAATACCAGATTTTTTGGGTGATATTTTTACTAATTTACCTGCAGTGCTTTCACTAATTATGTTGCACATAATTTCATCATTTTCCCCGAATTCCCAATTAGGTGGCAATCCAACTTCAATTTCATACCATCCATCAGTAGGATTACGGTTAATGGACATAAGAAAACCCATAACGGGTTGTAGTGCTAATTCAATTGTATTCATCAGTTTAATATATATATGTAAAAAATATGGCAACAGATATCCATAACAATACTTTTTCAGTATTTGTTAGTATAAATTTAGTATCCTTATTTAATTTAAATCTTCCATACATTTTTACCATCAAGTCACTAACGATATGAATAATAAAAATAATGGAAGATATAAATAAAAACTGATATATTTCAGTTAATACATTCATTATTCACCGTGTGTTTGACCTTGATGAACCTGACCCATAGGTGCTGGAGCAGATGCTGGTTGTTGTGCTACAGATTGCTGTGGTTGAAAATACTGATTAACTAACTCAATTTCCACGTTCAATAATGCAATTTGACGAAGTTGATACTGCATATTTTCAATTTTTGACCTGTAATTCATGTTTGGTTCACCAGCAAGACGAATTAATTCAAGTTCCTCAAACATTTTGTCATCAGTTAATTTTTTAAGTAGGTCTAATTTTAAATCGGCCATAATTTTTTTTTAAAATAAAGTAATTTTTGTGATTGTAAAAATAGTGATAAAAAATACTAAATGCAAGTAGTTTTAGGCTATTTCTAAAATATTTTTTTCTTGATTTATTGATTTATCATAAATATTATAGATTTCAACTAAAATATTTATGATGTTTTTATTTTTTTGTTTATCAATTTCGAAAATATTGTTCCAAAACTTTTCAAAATATTCGATTGAAACATCCTGATTTCCATCAGCCAAATAGAATTGATGATGGTAATACGCATAAAAATATTCCCTAAGTTCCTCATTATTACTGAAGTCAATTCCTTCTTGTTTAAATTCTGCACAAACTTTATTAAAACACCAGACGTAATGATTATGAATGTCTTCATCAGCATTTAAACTTTCTCTATCAATATAGTAGTTATAAATATAATACAATAAGTTCATTGCAAAATCTTTATAGATTTCAACCCTATCTTTGACAATTATATATTTTTGCGTATTGCCCATTAAAACAAATCATAATATGCTTTTTTCATTATGTTTAAATCAATATCACCATGATATCCATCAATACTACCCTTTTCAGTAAATTGCCAGATTTTCCAGTCATTCCAACCATTTGGAACTGCAGGTAGGCTAACTTCAGGATTATTCAGATACGCTGCTACCCAAAGTGGATATGTGCCAAATGCAGGTGTGGTATTTGCATCGATAAAACTTTTATACGAATAAACTATAATATTATTCGGTTTTACTCCATTAATAAATGCAGTAACAAATCTATTCATGTGTTCAATTTTATCGCTATTATTCCAAATAAGTTGTGATGAATAAGATTCAATATCCAACACAAGCGGTAGATTCGCTTTTGGCAGAAAACCTAAGTGGCTTAATACATTATCTACCTCTTCCTTAGCATCTGCTTCTGGGTTGGAAACATTTCCAGGTCTAGCAAAGTGATAATACCCAACCTTTACTCCATTTTTTTGAGCAGATTGTACTCTTGCCTTTAAATTATATATACTATCTTCATGTCCAGTAGTACCTTCAGTAATTTTTATAAATGCAAATTGAATTCCAGCCGCTTTTGCTTTACTCCAATTAATATCAACTTGATATTTACTGCAATCAAGACCTAAAACACAATCTAGGTCATCTAATCTTTGTTTTGATAGTGTAGTTACCATATCTATATCAATATTTTCACATAAATACTCCTACATTTTCTTTTATAAAAAAATGGGATGCACAATTAGAATGCATCCCACAAATATAGTATTTAGTCTGTAATTAATAGTATAGTTTTTCAATTAATTTATTGTATTCAATTTTTGTAATCCCCAATTCTTTTCGAACATTTGTTATTCTAAAATCATTGAGAAACACCGCACTAAATAGGTATGCCGTCAATAATATTAAAAGTATTGAATATAATATAGTAATAATCTCAACAATTTTTCGATTTACTTCAAACACTGTTCCAAAAAATCCGAAAATAAATAAGCCAATAAGAAATATTGATATGTTATTCCTTACCATCATTTTGGACATTTCCGTTTCTTGCGAAAAATACTTGAACGCAAACTTTATCCAGCCAGAGGCTGGATATTTATTATATGCTGCTTCAAATTGCTCAATAGTAATTGCTGTCCAATCTGTCATAATTAAAATCCTCTATTATTTTTAATATTTTTTGTGTTTGTAAAATCACTTGGTTGATAATTTAACAAATGTTTCATTTTATTCTGTTGTTCAATTAATATTTTATTATTTACAGAATTCTTGCTTTCATTTTCCAATCTATGATCCTCAGTCAATAATTTTTGCTTGTTTTTAACCACATAAACATTTTTTCCGTCACAATAAAACTGATTTTCGGTAATTAATTTAACAGTATTTTCATTTACATATACTTTATTATCGACAGATTTACTATAGTAAGTATTACCTAATGCAGTGAAATCTAATCGGAAGAAATTTTCGGTCAATTTATTACTTTCTATTATTTTAACTTCATTTACATCAAAGTCAACAAAATGTTTTTTATTTAGTAAATCAAAATATTTACCAGTAATCATTGATTCCTTAAGACCTTCTGGATTATTCCAACCCTCTTTATTTTTATCAAACTGTAATTTATCTTCACCATTTTCAATTGGTTGGGTATCCTTATTATACATTGGTTGTTTAGCCAAATCCGCTTTTTGGTCTTCACCCATCTTATAAAACTTGTCACCCATTTCTTTCTTGGTGCGTTCAGTAAAACGTTTACTTGGCTGATTATCATAATTCCAACTATGCATTCCTTTACGATATAAGTCAACTTGTTTCTGTTCTTCAGAAGTCATATTACGTTTTGGCACTTCATCACCCTTATTGTTTGTGCTATCACCAACATTTTTAAATGCAGTGCCACCAGTAACTTTAATCTCATTCTTTTCGACATCTTGACCTAATTTTTGTGGGTCATTTGGAACATCTGTTTGCTGATCTTTCCATTCCAATTCATCCTCAATGTCAATAATTTCTTTTGTACCGCTATGCTCTAAATCCTTTTTGAAATTGGTTGGATTCTGTGCAATAATACGGTCTCTAGCAATTTCAGTTGGAATTTTTCTATCTTCACTCATTTTCATTAATTTTTGATGGTGAATTGAATATGCATTCAACTCATTATTTAATTCTTCAAATAATTTACTTGCAGATTCAAAATCTGTCGATTCTCTCATTCCACCAGTTTCCTGAGTACCTGTTGGCACTCCAGTTCCTTGTTCACCTGCAGGTGTAACATAATTTGCAATTGAACCACTACTTGATTTTGCAATCATCGTTTGATCTGTTTCGTTGGTTCTAACCTTTTCTGGTAAATTTTTAGTTTTTGTTTTTGCAAAATCCTTAACATCTTTATGGCTAACATTATTTGCTATTTTTTTAACCGCACTTCCAACTTTATTCGGACTTAGTTCACCCTTTTGTATGGCATCTGCCATACCAAATAGTCTCTGCTGTGATGCTGACTTGGCTTTCTCATTGACTTTGCCAATTAAGCCTTTTTTTGTAGTATTTTCTTCCATTGTATTTAAGTTTGGTTTATCTGGTGCTCCAGTTTTAATCGTATCCATTTCTACCTCAGTGTCAGACTCATCCCAATTTTTTACCATATCGCTTGAAAATGCATTGGTTTTATCATCAATATAATTATCAACACGTTCCTTATCTTTGATATAAATGGTTTTATTTGTATTTTCATTCTTTCCAGAAATACCATCATTTTGTAAATTAGGATTTTTGGGATGTGGAAACATAGTATTATTATGCATCATGTCATTATGCAATATTTTGACATCATCGTTTCTCATTTTATCGACATCTTGACCTACATATAGTGAAGTATTATCATCAATACCCCTTTTTAGGTCATTACGTGAGTTTTGCTGTGGCACTTCACTAACACCTAAGCCATTATTACTATTTGTATGTGATTTTTTATAATCAACACCTAATTTGGTTTGATATGATAGGTCTTCTTCATTTAATGCCTGTATATATTTTGCAAAATCGCTTGGATCAATAAGATAATTTTTGTTTTCTTGAACGATTTTACCACCAGGAAATATCGGTTTTCTTATTGGTTTGCCTTTACTACCAAGTAAATCACCCTTTTCGCTCCACGCTGCGGGTCCAACATATACACCAGAACCACTAGAATTACTTCCACCATCAGCAGCACCTGCACTACCAGTCATTTCATTAACCTTTTTCTCATAACCCAATGCTGGTGAAAATGCACCAGAACCACCTGCAGCACCAGTTGTTTCATTCGTTTGTGGTTCAATAACATCGAGATTATATCCAATATTTTCCAATTCTGACTTTAATGGCGCATATTCTTCAGGTGTTGCAGGACGGCTTTCTGCTGCATATTCTGGACTTGCGGACGAATGCTGTCCAATATGTGAATATGCAGTTTTATATCTACCCTCATTATCATAATTTTCATCTGGAAAATATGCAAATAAATCAGGGTCTTTTGGATTTTTTTCATTAACCAAAAACATTACTTTGGTTAATGGTTCACTACTTTCAGTAACGTCAGATTTGTTTTTTTTTGATGTGTCGGATTTAGTCATGCCAATCTCACCAGCCTTTTTCAGTTGATTAATTCCACTCTTATCTCTTCTCTTCTTTTCTTTAGGAATTGACATCTTATATTTTTGTAAATATTTTGTACTATTTAATACATAATCATTAAATAACATATTCATAATGGTTTCATTATAGTGATAACCATATTTCTCCTCACCATTAACCGACATTTCATCATAAATCGAAGATAATCTTGGGTCAGAAAATACTAATGTTTCCATTTTTGACAGGTTAAAGATTTTCTTCTTCAACGATTGTTCAACTTCAGTCAATACACTATCGACTTCATTGATCTCTTCGCCTTCCTTTAACTTTACACTAGGAGCAATTTTGCTCATAGACTTCTTAAAAACACTATCAGTTTTACTACCAAGCGGTGTTGGTGTATTTAATGTTGGTTTAAAACCACTTACTTCGTTTACTTTTTTCATTATTTTATATCTGTTTTCCAAAAATCTCTTTTTTGCCACAACACTTTATAAACCGATTCCATTGCATTTTTTATTGAATTAATCATTTCATTTCTTGACTGTGTACTAGATTTAGCAAGAACTTTTTTAATTTCTTTATCAAATGAATCGTTAACAAATTTATCAATTTCTTTTTTAACAATTTCTTCAACATCCGATTTATTCATGTTATATTTATTTGTTGTTTATAAATACTTATAGAACACAAAAAAATAGGCATAAACATAAAAGAACGCATGCAAATATAACATGCGTTCTTTTAAATAATCAACGTGTCCCCATCTCAGTGGGTATATATTACTATAATAATGTATGCCCTGCAACTGCGCATGCACCTCCAATTAGGATAATTGTACCATTTTTCTTGACCCACGTCCAAGTTTTTTGCCATCCAGTTTGTTGAATAGCATCATGGTTAATTGTAGGTATTACATAACTTTCAATATTTGCAGTTTTAAAATATTCGTTTGAATTTGAAACACTAAATGAAACTGGATTACCCTTAGTTTTATCAAATTGAAAACTAACAAAAGCAGTATTTGGTAAATATAAACTTTTTATAAATAATGATGGCAATACATTTTTAATTGCAGGAACCACATTTCGAACTTCAAAATTATAGTTGAGATTAGGATTTTTTGTTTCAGAAAATGCGATTGTATTATTTGTAGTATCTATATTAACACTACCCGCATGTACTAGTGAGTCAATTTTCACGTTGGTATTAATTTGTGCAGCAGCAATTATATCACTTTTTTTATTTATTTCTTTAACTCTATCAATCAATTCTTTTTGTGAACTGGAAAGTTGACCATACATTTTTGTTAAATTACTAATTGTTCCCTGTATTGCTAATTTTTCGGATACCCATTCATTCTCATTGTTTTTATACGTATGCACTGAATCAAGCAATGCATTTTTAAGTTTCACTTCTGTTTCATATTTATTATTCAACGAATTAATGCTTTGACGTTGAAAATAGATTACTGTCACCATAATTAATACTGCAAGCATTATTATGGTAACTAATGCATGGTTTTTAGCCATCAACCAAGTTAATATTGCGTTCATAATTTCAAATATTACGTATTTATTTTACTAATTTCATCTTCCCAATAGTTATAAAATCGATTGTAAAATGATTCTACTTTCTTAATTATTTCATCGTTTTCTGGGTTATCTGGCGAAAATCCATCTAAATAATTAAATTTAACTCCCGAAGTGTCCTCATCATTTGTTGCAATATAAACAAATTGAATAACACCATTAATTGTACCACCCCAATAGCCCATATCTTTAGTAAGTTCAATCTTATTTCTTAACTTAACACTAACTTTCATCGACTTATCAAAAACATTTAAAAATTCATTTCTCAATGCCTTTTCTTCAACTGGAATTGCCAAATCAATATCTGAATCATTATTATCGCTTTCATTTAGTTTGCGTGTAATTTTTAACATATCACGCATACTATAGTTCGGCACAATTTCATTAGATTCATCAATATAATTCCCTTCACGAATGCGATTAATTAGTATTCTCATTTGATTTGGACTATTTTTTGTATTTATATCACCCATATATTTATTTTTATATAAATACTATTTGTTGCACAACATTTCATTAAATTTTGCAATATCTAATAATGGATTTGCATCGCTACTATCCTCGACATAGTTGCTCCGAAAAACAATCCCATTAAATTTAACAATGTCCTTATGATGGTGGTTAAAATCAATACATAGTTTAGGTATATTATGTTTTTCACATAGACTTATACATAATTCAGCTAAGGCTTCTATTTGAATCGAAGGTATTTTTTCCCAATAATTACAATAAAACCATTTTTTTTCAATAACATTTTCCTCATCACACGTTTCATTAATCCAGTTAATAAATTTGCCACTATCTGTTTCAAATAAACAACCCATATTTTCAATTACAATTGAAATTGATTTCTTATCTGCTTCTTTTATACCAAGAAAATCTGTATGGTAATTTGAATCATAATGTTCATATATTTTACCCTCTCTAGTTATTGTATAGGTATTCCATTTTTTGGTTTTACCAAATTCTTTATGTAGTAATCTAATGATATGATGGTTATCCTTCCTTAAACTAGTTCCAATCACAATTTGAGTTTTTACCGATGATGGTTTATACCTATTATCATCACCTATTCTATATTTTTCGCTGTCTATTTGCATCATAGTTCATATATATAATTTCAACACCACCTTCATTCAATTTTTCAATTGATAATCTAAATCCTGTGCCAAATGTTGGATTATTAAAATCTGGTTCTTTATCACAAAAAATTCTTTTAATTCCAGCATTTACTATCATTCCCGCACATTTTGAGCATGGAAACCAATTCAGATACATATCAGCACCCTTAGTTGATAAACCATTTCTAGCAGCATTAATAATTGCATTTTCTTCCGCATGCAATACCCAATCATATTTGGTTGGCCTTTCATGCCTTGTTTCGATATCATCATCACAACCACGGGGAAAACCATTATATCCCATAGATATTGGATTTTTATCCACAACAATAACAGCACCAACCCTAGTACTTCGATCTTTACTCCACTGTGCAACATAGTCTGCAAGTTGCATGAATCTTAAATCCCAATTAGTTTTATTCATTTTTGCTAATTTAATTTCCATAAACGATTTTTAGTTAATTTAATTGCCCTTTTAATTAAAGTTTCTAATTTATCCATATCATCTTCATCTACAAGGAAATTATCGACATCAATTTTAGCCAATTCATCTACAATCCTAAGCGATTCCTTAAGAAGTTCTGCTGTTTTTTTTGAATCAATACTTTCCATATTATTTCATGTTTTCAATTATCCTTAATGCATCATCAAAACTATCGACAACATTCATTGCTTCATGATATGCAACACTAATAAATCTTCTTTTTCCCACAGTATTAAATACGCCAAGCCTATCCATATCATGCAAAAATTCATCAATCATTTTATTTGAGTTCTGTATGTTTGTTTTTTCTGCAACCAATTGTTTTAATTCTAATCCACTAATTACTTTATCACCAATATTTAACTTGCCACCACCATAAATAAATGTCAATAATGAACGATATCTATCTTTTTTTGCATAAATTTTTTCAAACTTCTGTTGATTTAACACATAGAGTTTATATTCAAAGTATTCTCTAAAATACACACCACAAAAAATAAGAATTTCACTGAAGCAAGCAATAATAAGAAATAAAACGATATTTTGTGTATCATCAATTTTATTTTCAGATTTAGTTTGAACCATTTTTTGATTTAAATCAAGTATGTGTATATTTAACTGCGCATCAATCTTATCAATCTCAGATTGATTTTCGTTTATAATTTTAACGTTTTTGTCTATGCTTGATTGATATCCATTACGAATGGATACGTAATTTGTTGGTGTTTGTATAAGAGTATTGCGTATATCATTATTAATTTTTCTCAATTCATCATTATCTACAACATACGTATTTTTTCTTTTTTCATACATGGTTGAAATGCTATCAGCAACAGCATCTGATTTATTTTCAACAATTTTGTTTGTATATGAACTAGTTGATGCAAGATTTTTTGACCCAAAAATTGAAAGATAAAAACTTAATGCAATAATTGATATTGAGATTATTAACCATCCCCCACCTGCCATGTCGATTTTTCTACTATTTGCAACAAAATCTGCAGAAAAATTTCTAATTAAATATCTTTTAATTATTTCAAAAACAATCAAAAATGTGTTCGTGGCAATAAACGCTAACACAATTGCCAATATGCCATTAACAATATTAATTGAAATTGCTTTGTGAAGTCCTGGGTATACAAGAAAATATGAGAAAAATATTGAACCGACATTACCAATAAATGAAAATCTATATAACCATTTATCCAGTCCCTTATAATTTCCTTCAAAATCCTTATTACTAATCTTTTTCCTTAGTTTATCATATGTAATAGAATCCATATATATATTGTTTATTCATAAATAGTTTTAGTTATTTTTTATTCAATTGAAAGTGAAGACATACCATTCTCATCTACTTCAACATTAATTAAATAATCTGGATTAATATCTGCATGATGTTCAATTATTAACACCTTTTTCATATTATTCTTAATCAACTGTAATATTTCAACAAACTCTTCAACACTATTTTCATCCAACTTACCCATCACTTCGTCTAATAGAAATATTGTTGGCTTTGCTTTTATATTAATTTGATTTAATGCAAATTTCAATACTACACTAGAAAATGTCCTTTCCTTACCACTAGCACTAATACAATCAATAACAGAAGTTGGTCTATTATTGTAAATTAATTTAGGTCTGAGATCATCTAGGTCAAGCCACACTTTAAATGATGCTACCGACAGTATTTTCTCTAATGTTAAATTAATTTTAGGTATAATATAGTTGCTTAATATTTGTCTTGGAATACCATCTCGATGAACACACTTTTTGTATAGATTCATCACCAAATCTCTATATTCTTGTGCTTTAAATTCGATAATTAGCATTTCATTCGTTTTTATTTTTTGCAACTTTTCACCAATACTTGTTTTATGAATAAGTAAGTTTTCTTTTACATCATTTTCTTCGATTTCTAATTCATTAATTCTTATTTTTGATGCAGCAATTCTCTTTTCAATTCTATGGTTTTCTTCGATTTGGAGCAAACTACTTTCATGTCCACCAATTTTTTGATTAAGAATATTAATTTTTAATGTTTCGTTTTGAATTTTAGTTGGAATAAAATCCAATTCTAGTTGAAGTTCCTTTCGTTTATCCACATCATTTTTATCATTAGTGATTTCGCCAATTTCTTTCAACACATTTTCCATTTCAAGACTTTTACTAATAATACCTTCTTTAATCGTATTGATATTATCATTTTTCAAACTAATAACATCTTGATACTTTTTAATGTCAATATCCTCTTTATCATGGATTTGTGATGCAATTTTTAACATTTCCCCTTTTTTAATGTTAATGATATCATCAATATTATGTCGATGTTCAGGTAATAATTGCTGTCCACATGTTGGGCAAATTTTACTTTCATTTAATTCAATAATTTCTGCCTTATATTTAGCACCATCTTTTTTTAATCTGAATATATCTCCATTAATGATTTCAATTTGATGACTATTTGTCTGAATTTCTTGCTCCAAATTCTTAATATCTAACTTAAGATTATATTCATTTATTTTATGTGTATTCTTTATTTCTTCAAGTTCTTTTAATCTCACAGCATCATAAGTTTGCTTCAAAGGTAATATACTTTGTTTTAAAACTAATTCTCGTGCACGAATTTCAACAATATTTTTTTTGTTTGCACTTATATCTTTCCGTGCAGCATCTACGTCTAAATTGTAGATTTCTGGGTCTATTTTATATAATTTCTTAGTCAAATCTTCAATATACTTTCTACCAGTCTGAATACTAGTCTGAATCTTTGGAAGTATTACTGTTTCAATGTTATTTACATTTTCTTCAATTACTGCGATTTCTTGAGATAATTTCACATTTTCTGCAGTAGTTAACTCAACATTACAACTAACTCTTGGCTTTTCGTTAATGCGCTTTTGATATACTTTTAATCCTTCATGTTTTTTGTCAAATATATCCAATCCACTATCATAAAGTAGTGAATCAATAAAATCTGCCATATCGTTTGATAATATGCGATTTAGAGTATCACTTGTTGTCATCACAATACGCATGAAATTATCATATGTTCCAATGATAGTTTCAATTTTCTTTTGCGTTAAATTTCGTCTATCTTCATCAAACTTTTCTATAGCAGATTCATCATTCATTTCATCATCAGGAGTTGCCAATAAATAGTAATTTAATGTCGTAGGTGCACCATTAATTTCACCAGATTTATTTCTACTAATCTCGGTAATTTTTTTAATTCCAAAATATTCACCGTTTGCTTCAACCACAAGATATGCTTCACATGAGTTAGCACCATTCCGATTGTTTACAAAACGTTGATCGCCATATTTCATTCGAGATTCAGTCTCAATTGTCTTATTGAACATTAAATACGAAATTAACTTCATAATGGTTGTTTTACCTGCGGTATTGACACCATTAATCTGAAACAAGCCATCCATATCTCGCCAATCAATATCTAATTGACCATAGGACATGAAATTTTTGCCACCGAATTTAATTATATTCCATTCTATACTTTCACTATCAATAATATCAATTTCACTTAAAATTTCCTTATCGAGCGCAATTACATCATTAATTACTTGCTCATCTGCGCCAATTTTATTTAGAAATTCTTTAAAAATTTCATGTTGAACATTGACATCTATTATATTTTGTAGTGTAATTGTTTCATTAACATCAATTTTTTCTATTTCAAGAAATTCATTCTTATGGGAAATAATAACATTATTGTATTTTGATTTCAAGTATTCGATAATCTTTCTTTCGTTTTCTTTTGTACGTGTTTGCGGTAATGTACACCAAACAAACCTTACTTTCATATAAGTCGTTGGATTATCAATTTCGAAATCTAAATCATCAAAATCAAGATATTGGCTAATTTTAATGTTTTTAAACGAATAATCGTTATGTATTGGAATTAATTCTGCACATTTATTAGAAACATTCCAAAGTAAATATCCATGAAAATTGTCGTCACCCTCTGAAACATCTTGCGCAATTAATGACCCACAATATGCTTTAGTCTTATTTTTATCTAAGTATTGCATAAGATGTATGTCACCAAACATTGAAATATCACCCCTAAAATCCGAAATTTTATAGTATGAACTACTTTTCATTTCAAAACCTGTTGTAGATTTACATCCACCAACAGGATCATGGAATAAATCAATACTTGTAAGTCCACTTTGAGACTTATATGCACTAATCTTTTTACCATCTTTTGTTTTCCAAGGATTGCTATTTTTTACGCCATGATGCCAAACCGCCCAAACAATGTTTTCGTCGGTAAAAAAACCTGTTTCATCATAGTATTTAACATCTGCATCACCAAGGGTCTTAACAATTGCTTTTATACTATCAACACGCTTTAAATTTTTCTTTCTAAAATCATGATTACCTCTAGTAATACGTACTGGTGCAATTTTACTTAATTCATGTAATAAATTATTTGCGGTGATGAGTTGTTCACTTTGTAAATCAAGATAGTCATGAACTAAGTCCCCGACAATCACAATTCTATCTGGTTTTTTTTCTTTTAACGATTTAACTAAATTTTCAAATACCTTTTGATATTCATCATTTCTTGTGGGCACTTTACGCAAATGAATGTCTGCAAGATGAGCAATTGTATTAACCATGTTTTAAATTTTTTTACAAATATATTCAAAAGTATATCTATATGCAAGGGTTTTGCAAATTTGTCAATATCATAGTCATTTAACATGCAAATTTGTCATACAACCCTCAATGGCATTCGGTTTGTAATTTACAGTTTAAAATAACATTAACTTAAAAAATTAAATGAATATGTTAATAAGAAAGTATGCAACGCCATCAACAGGAATTTTTGAGGCAGTTTTAGACGATTTATTTGAATTCTACACAATGAGTTCTAGCACTAAAGTAAAAACGCCAATACATGACGTTATTGAAAATGAAAATGAATATCTGGTCGAATTATTACTCGCTGGTATTAAAAAAGAAGATATTAACATTGATATTGAAAAAGATGTGTTGATAATTAAAGCAGAACGCAAGGAAATTAATGATTTAAAATATAATCGTAAAGAAACATATTTTGGAAAATATGAAAGGTCTTTTAAACTTCCAGATAATGTGGATAAGGAAAAAATTGACGCATCGTTGACGGACGGAATACTAAAAATAATAGTTCCTAAACTTCAAAACGATAAATTGGTTAATAAAAGAACCATTGAAATTAAATAATAACTGTTTCAAATGAAAAATGGATATCAAATCAGATATCCATTTTTATTATTCATATATTATTTCCAAATTATTTTTCTTTAATTTAGATTTAATATAATTTACTCTATTACTTATGGTTGTACTGGTTACATTAAATTCCTTTCCAATCTCATTATAATCATATCCTTGAATGTATTTCATATCTAATAATGTAAAATCTTGGGCAGATAATTGTGCTGAAATGTAATTAATTGAATTGTCATTTTCAAATGTAATATTATTTGTTATAGAATAACTATTCAAATCAAACAAAGAATTGTTGCTTATTGTTGAATTAATATCACATAAGTTTGTAGAAATATTATTATCAATAAAGTTGGTAAATGTAATGTTTTCGCTAACATTTGATGTAATAATAGGTGCACTATTCCTCCACTTATCAATCATGTAGTTTTTAGCAATACTGAATACCCATGAACTAAATTTTGATTTATTAAAATCAAATGAATTTAGATTCATAAAAATTTTAATCATTATTTCGGACACATCGTCATCAAGGTCATAATATGTTGAATATTTACTTCTAATAAAATTTTCTACAGACCTTTTATATTTATTATATAGTTTTTCTTGTGCTACTTGATTTCCATTCAAAATACTTTGAATAAGAACTTCGTCCTCCTGCTCTTTTATCATAAGGTTTTTGTAAATCACTAATAAAATAATCGTCAATCGTTAAACCTCTTGCATCATATAAACATTTAATTACTTCATCGACACCTTGATTTCTACGAAGTTCATCTAAATCTTCATTTGTTGGTAGTTTAACTATTCTGACTCTTTCTTCACAACCGATATAAATATTTTCTAGCATATAAAATAGTTCAATTGCATTTTTATAGGCATCTGGGTCTAATATAACAACAACATTAGGTTTTAATTCCTTAAGTTTCATATATAGTGCAACAAATATCGTTTTTCCAAGCATTGGTATGATATTCACAGGAAATGATAATTGCTCAAATGCACCTTCAACTAAATATACTGTAGAATCCCAATTTACAAGACCTTCATTAAAAATAATTTTATCTTTGTCAACTGGTGGATTTAAATACTTTCTTTTTTTTTCTTTTGGATCATAACTTCTGCCAACAAAATAGTTTAATTCACCCTGTGCATCAAATGAAGGAATTATTATTCTCTTAGCATATTTTCCAGTAGTGCAAAAACCAAGTCTATATTTTAAAATAATATCTCGGCTAATTTTTCTTTCGAGAACCAAATAATTATATGCTTCGAAATGTTCTGGATTTTCCACATCCATTTGTGAGAATGAAATCATTTCATCTGGAAGTTGAACATGTGCACACTCGTCATCATTTTCAGTATCAGCATAATCGTGATAAATTCCAGCATACGACTTATACATTTCATAATCCATATGACTACCAAATGTTCTAATAAGTTTACCCAATGAACCACTAAATCTTGGTTCATCGCACTTCCAGCATCTAAACATACGCTTGGCAGTGTTTATCTCAAGGTTAAACTTACCATCTGGGTGTGAAAGACCTTCACGCTCTTGACAACGAGGACAATTTACTTGTAGTTGTTCACTGTGCTGTAAACCATTGACATCGCCAAAAACATTTTGAATTATTGAATGGAATTCTTCACCACGTATCATATGGCAAATATAAAAAAGTTTTGCCCCAAAACAAAGGTTTTAGGGCAAAACTTTAAAATTATATTAATACTTTCTATAACTATCTAAGAAAGGGAAAAAAACAATCAGTTTATTTAAAAATGCAACAGGATATATGATTAAATTAGGTGTATTTGTAGTGGGGTTAATTCCCATACTAAATAAAGCATCCTGTAATTCACTAAATAGTTTAACAACGTTTGTCTTAACATCGCCATCATCAAGTATGCCAGTACCATTTTTAAATTTTCTTAATTCTTCATAAATTCTAAAATAATCTGCCTTAGTTAATTCAAGTTCTGCTGTAAGACTTTTATTTTTTTCTGTAAGCAATTCTAATTGTTCTTCAAGCCACTCAACGCCAACAACTTCTTGTTTAGTAGATTGTTCACTGGACGTTGTTATGATATTTTCCTTTTTATCTGGATTCAAATTAATATCCTGTAAAAGTTCATCAACCTTTGCTTTTGCCTTTAGTTTACGTTCATCTTCGGCAGTATGTGATGGTTTAACCACATTAGTTACTACATTTTTTTTTATGGTGGTAGTTTTATTTGTTCCACCTTTTGCTAATTTTAATAGTTTTTCTTTTGCCATTTTTAATCAATTATTATGTTTGTATTTAAATGTGCAACCAATCCAAATTCATGATTCCATACAAACGCATCAGCTGCTTTCGTACTTCCAACAAATCCTTTCTTATGATGCCATTCTTCCGTACCTGTGAGACTCGAAAGGTATCTAATTGTAACTCCAAGGTCTTCATTTAATTCTCTTGTCTTATTTAATTCATATTTAATATTACGCTTTCTATGTATATGACCTAAATGCCATTCATGAAATTTAGTTTCACTCCACATCGGTTTTGATTCGATATCCGTTGCCATTAACATTGGTAACGAACTTTCCTTTTCTTCACTTCCATGCGTAAGTCCCAACAATACATTACCAAAACGATAATATTTTCTTGGAGAAGCACCATTATTAATATAAATCTGTGGGTCATTATTGAACCAAGCCTCTAAATATTTCCCCATATAATAGCTACGTTCAAAATCATGATTTCCAGGTATTACAACCACATCAACAGGAACACCCATTTGTTTCAATAAATTAATTGCATCAACTAACAATCTAACACCAATATTAAATGTTTTTTGCCATCTAAGGTCTTCATCTTGCTGTGTGCCTTTTGTTGTAGTATTCAACAAATTATCACTGTTAAAAAAATCATTTCCAATTGGAAATAGTATTCGAGAGTATTGAAATCCACCTGCCCTATACAAAAGTTTTGTAATTGAAGTTAAAAATCTTTCACGTGCAATTTTAGTATCATAATTTTCAAATGTTTCACCGCCCCATGCAAGTTTACCTATGTGTAAATCAAAAATGCTGATTTCAAGTAAATTATTTTCAACATCATCTGAAAGTTTACTTGGTATGTATTCAAGAACAGGTAAGGGTGGTTTATAATTTTTTATCATATCGAGAAAAATTTCACCAACTTTTCTTTCCCTAACATCCATAACACTTTTCTCTAATCGTGCCTTAACTTGAAAATTTTGATATGTTCTTGCTTCTTCATTAATTATTGCAGTAACATCCCATTTATTTACTGTATAGTCCTTAACCTTCCATGTTTTAGTATCAACCTCACACACAGACAATAATTGGTCTAATGTTTTTATATGATCGGCAGGATAATTTTTACCACTATTCCAATTAATTTCTGCGCTATTATCATTAACATTAAATGTAATTTGTTCGCCATTAGTTGATGGTGGAACATTACCACTTACATTCTCATTTGAATTTAAATTAGTGGTTTGAACTTCTGGTTTATTATATAATGAGATTGTGCTATTTGAAACATATCTACTATATGCTGCATTAAATTGATTAAATTGCTCCGAATCCAACGTTCCATTATAATGTGACTCATAAGCCATTGCTTTAACATTTTTAACGTATGTGTCAGAAAATCCAGCTTTAACTGAGGCTTCCTTTACTGACATTTGATGTTTAATTGCATAGTCTATAATTTCAATTGCATTTTCAATTCGTTTACTTTTCATATTTAAATATTTAAATTAATGCTTTTAATTTTTGTCAAATCTATTACAAAAAACTTAAAAGCACAAGTGTTTATATAAATATATTACCGCTTTTTTTTAAATATTGTAGATTTTCCTCAATTTGTCTACATTCATTTTTAAAACTGATTTCATTACTGATTGACATATAAAACCATTCACCTTCTTTACGAAGATATGAATATCGCTGCTGCAATGCTTTTTCAATTTGATATGCAAATTCTGATTGATAAACTTCAACCAACCTTAACTTAGAGGAGTTTCCAGTTTGCAGTTGTGCTACACGTTTATTAGGATGCTTTGACACACCAATTTTATAATTACTATTTACTAAAGACTGAATTAAATAAACATATTTCATTTAATGATTCCCAACTGTTTTAAACCTGCAACACCTACAGTATAAGCATCCGACATATCATAGCACATATCTTTTGGCTCATTACTATTTTTTTTATAAAACCATTCAATTTGTGGCTCTAGTTCGCAGACTTTTTTCCAAATATACAACTTTTTTTTGTCACGATACTCAGGTGGGAACGATAATGTTTCGACAATTTCACCTTTTTTAACACTACTACTAACCAATTCTGTGCAAAATAGCCTACGTGAATTATAAACACTAATTTTTTTTGGGTAAATACCAAATGTCGTATATAAAATATATCTACATATACCATTAAATCCAAATAGCAATGATACGGTATTTGAATTATTACTTCCACCAAGCGGTTCTTCTACTATGATATGAACGATTTCTCCATTAAGTTCGTTTAAAATATGTTCCTTATATTCATTAACATATTTTCTAAAAATTTCTGCCTTATGAATATCCCTATCCTCAGCAGGCACGTTTTTATCAGTTTTTAATTCAAGATGTTTAAGTTCAATAAGTTTTCCATTACTATCCCACAACGCACTTCCAATATTTGTGGTACTAATATCTAATGACCAAATATATTTTTCCATAACTATATCTTATTTATAATTCAAATGATTTTCTTTAATCTCATCAACCATTTTCTGAATTGTTTTTGGATTATCTAGGTATAGTCTAATTAGGTCTTCAATAACACCACCAATTTTCAAACTTCTTCCCTTACAAAATAGTTTAAATTTGTTATGTAATTCACCTTCAATTATAATAGACTTTGGCTTAGTCTCACTCAAAATAAGTATATCTTTCATAATTTATCATAAATTTAATTTCATAATTTATAATAAATACTAAGAAATTATAAAAAAATATAAAAATTTTATATTTTAATTAAAAATCAATTGCAAACAATATTGTTCTTGAAATTGTTGAGTCTTTGGGTACTGGATCATTTAATTTACCAATTGCAACTAAATTTTTATTACTATCGTATATTCCAACTTCAGTTATATATACTTTCGAAACGCCATCCCAAGTTGAATTAGTTGTAGAATTAAATTCATTTAATGGCAAATTAATTGAAAGGTCTGTAGTATATACGTCTGCCTTAATATCAGCGGTAACATTGCCAAAAAAATACGTTTCATCTCCAAAAGATAGTTGTTCTAGTTGACTCGATGATGGATAATTTAAATAATCCAAAGCATAATTTAAATAACTATCATAGTTATTTAATGGAACCTTAAATACTACACTAACCAGTTGACTAGCAGTCAAGAATCCAATACCACTATATCCAACAACCTGATTTGTAACATCATAATATTTCCATGCACCAGAAATAGGATTAACTAATGAAATATCAGTATTTCCACTATTAACAACCTGAATAATAATATATATTCTATGTGCAGTAAAACCTGTGCCATTATTCAAATCATCACCTAAAAATTTAAATTCATTTACATTTTGAAAATTCACACGAACTTCTTGTATTGCCAAATTATCCGTTTGAATTTGCATTTTATTAATATAATTACAATGAATTGCTTGTCCATATCCTGCAGTATTCCCTGTTGGAACTAATGCGTATGTTGTAAAAATTGTATAATTACTCATCATGTTTTTTTTAACTTCCAATACTATAATTAGGTAATGTCCAAGACCTATTTGACTTATATGACATTGCAAATAACAATTCTTGGTCTTCAATTACAAATAATTTCAAATCTGGAAATACTTTACCAACAACAATTCCTGATGGGTCTGTTAAGTTATAATATACCGTATTAAGTGATTTAGTTGCACCAGTCAATAATTTAGAACTACCGCTTGCAACCAATGTAACACCTAATGTATTGCCTGTTGATCTATGATACATTATTGTTGGTATTTCTAATTTGGGCATTTTATTATCTGGAATGCTAACCAAAAATCCTTCGGCATATACATTTGCTGGTGAATTATTGGTATAATGAATTACGCCTAATTTTTTATAAATAGGTGCTTGATTCTGTATATAAGATACAAAACCACCAAATGCGATATTTTTAAATTGTGTATATTTTAGATTTCCAGCACCAATACCAGCAATTTCTTCAGTATATATTATAGACATATTCCAAAATGGAAATACTACTGTCGGGCATTGACTATTTTGTAAAAACGAAATTACACTTTCATCAAGATATTCTGTTGGTGTCATACTGCTTATTGTCGCACCACTAAAATTAATGTGATTATAATAAATCATTGCACCTGCATATACTGAACCAGACACTCCTAATCCACTAAAGTCTGGCAGATTTCTATCAACACTAACATTTATACCACTTCCAGATAATCTACCGCTACCATTTATTGATGTAATTTTATACCAAAGATTTGGTGTTGGATAATTTTTATTTACATCATACCCTGTTGTATCACCAGAATTTGTCCACCTAATAAATAACAAATCACCAACTTCTGGCTCATTTACATTTGCACCATATGTTGGTGCTTGCAACAGAGTAAGTGATAACCCTCCGCTAACACCACTGACTTGAACCATTGCATCTGGCTGCTTCACATGATTGCTATCGGTAATAAAAGTAACTCCACTATCGGTAAAAAATCCAAGAGAACCTATTGAATTTTGAACAACATAGGATGTTGTTGGTATTGTAGCCATTTGGTTATACGAATCACCAGATAAATTTCTTGGAATAAATGATATTATGTTTGGATTTTTATCTATTGGTCTTAATATGTTAGCATTGAATGCAGTATAACCCGAAGAATCAACATGTGCATCAGCATTAAATTTATAATCAATTTCACTATCTCCAAGTGCATAATAACTAAAATTTAACAAACCTTGTGATAGTAAATTTCTACCATATGATGTTAATTTTATATTAATTACAACTGGGTCGTTTTTACTTATAAATGACATTTTTTTCTCTTTAGAATAAATACAGTTAAATTTATTTTATTACAATTTTATTCAATTTACAACGGATTTCCATTCACAATAGAAATTAAATTACAATTATTTGTTGGTGATATGCTTGAAAGAATATTTGAACTACTAGTTGTTGAAGTCAACTGAAGCGTTGAGGAAATTGTTGATGGACATAAACTAGAACATGCAACCTGATTATAGTAGCAAATACAATCACCACAATTCATTGTAAAACTTCCTGAATATGTTTGTGTTACTAAATCTGTATTATATGTTGCAATCGAAACAAATGATGCACAACCACTTGGTTTACAATAGATAATTGTCGATCTTTCACCATGTGAACCTAAATTATTTGATGGATATTTAAAATGATTTACACTATAGTCAACAGTAATTGATTGTCCAGCAGTTGTCAATAATGGCGATATTATGACATTACCACCACTACAAACACTTGAGATGGATGTTGTATCATCATAAAATGTTTGATTTAGTAAAACAACTTCATTAATCGCAGGTATTTGAGCAGTTATTGCAGTTTTTATTGTGCCATATCCAACACCGATTGCATTTCTAGCGAATGCTCGATACCACGTATTAGTATTTGCTGGAAGACTTGTTGCAGAAAAAGCAAATGTGGTTCCAGTCGTAATGTCAGTATTATTGCTAACTTTTAAAACGCTTGAACCAATATTTGTGTAGACAAGCGTTGAATTTGTATTATATGAAAGATACTTCGTATATAATATGCCATATTCTAGTATTGGTAATATGCCATTTTTATTTGTAATCATATTACCAGTTACATAATATGATGACGTTGTTGGTGTATTAGCAATACCAGTTGAAACACTGGCTATATTCATCGGTGGTGCACCTGTAGTGCCAGTTAAAACATTACCATAATATGAAATACCGTCAACAATAAAATATGATTGATATTCGTATATTGCACCTGCAGTTAAACCAGTTATGTTCCACGTATAACTATCACTAGCAAGTGGACCAGCATTTAATGGTGTAGGTATGAAAGGATTTGTTGGCATTTTTTACTATTTTACTATTTAAATTATTATTTTATTTGGCATTACGTATACTGCATACACAAACTATTTAATCCACCTAATGTAAATTGGCCAACATTATTAGTAATGTTTGAAATACTTACACATGAGAGTGACTGATTTGTTGTAGGATATGCAGCTACTGTGCATACCATTACGTTCCAGCAATGATTTACATAATCATTATATGTAATTAATTTAGTACCAAATGTTCCAGTTAAGTTACATGCATTTACTCCTGTATATGCACAACTATAAACTACAGTATTTCCACATTTAACCTCTGCGCAGATTTTTGAAGTATTCGTTGCAAATGGCTTACACATATGATAGTTAAATGTAGCATAGAAAGATTCGCCTGCTGTCATTTCGGGTGCTAATATCACACCACAATTACTACCGCTTAAACATGTTGGATAATCTGGATATGTTGGATATCCAGTGCAACCAGAGAGTATTACCTGCTTTTGATAAAGCGGATTGCCTAACTGATTAATTGTAACACATTTTGGTGTGCCAACTAATGGTGAATATTTAACCACACCCGATCTAGCCAAGCCAGAATTTGCAGCAATTGTGAGATTATTAACAGTTCCTAATGGAGATGGTGCGACTGATATCGATGGTGTTATCCAACTAGTATTTCCACTAGTTGTATACGTATCCCATGTTGGTCCATATATTGTTACTGGACATGTAGTACCCGCAGATGAGATGCTCGAATATGTTGTTGGTGTTATTGTAATATCTGGAGTACCAACACATCTATATTGCATGCCATACCAAGCAATATCTGAATATCTTTGAATATCCTTACCACCTGTTCCAATCAGTGAAGTGGAACTATATGATGTATTTTGAACTGTATGACCAGATGGAACGGGAAGTACTGAAGTTAGTGTTTTCAATAACAGCGTATTGCCTGTCGCAGATACAGTATCTGCAATAACAATTGCTCTATATTCGTAAGTAGTATCTTCGGTTAATCCAGTTATGGATAAATTATATGCATCAGTATAACCATCAATTAGTGGATATTGTGTCCACGTAGTTGCACCTAATATTCTGTATTGCATACCATATTGTGTTAATTGTTCGTAACCAACAATATTTTCGCCACCAATATTTAGTAATGAACCAATTCCCGCACTACCAGCAACAGTATCGACAGATATGTTAGATAATTTTTGTGGAATAACAAACATGCTACCATCATCACCAAAATACTGCAACGTAGTTCTTTCATTTAAATTACCAGCCTCAATATTGTCATAGGTAACTAATGGTGTTGAGTATACTACACCAGAAACATTAACACCTCTTTTATATGTAAACTTTTGTTTTGTGAATATGCTATTTCTAATTAATAGTCCACCCTTTCTTACAATAATCGTTGCAGACAATAACTGGTCAACAAATCTTTGAAAAAATGCATTATACTTACTTAAAAATGGATATAAATTTTCAAATGTGTATCCATTTGAATGTAATGTATCACCAGTCGGAAGTAAACTTCTCTGCATATACAATTCATATATTTTTAATATTGTTGGATACCAACCACCATTGAAGTTTGAAATTGTTTTTCTGTTTCTAGCATTCACCATTTTTCTCTGAACTAAATCAAGAAATTCGAGAAAAGATAAATTACTAATATCACCAATGCCAAAATCATCTGAAATTGCTGGAGTAAATACTGAATTACCTCCAACTAGATAGTAAACACTAATAACTGTACCATATCTAAGTCCTTTTGGCAAGAACACTTCAAATGGGTTCATTACATTGATATCGTAATCTCTATATGGTTCTAATGCAATACCATCAACTAAAAATTTAATATCCTCTGTTTTACTTGCTTTATAGTTAAGTTTATATACGTATTTATTTGCACTATTATTAAAATATATTTTACTTGTATTAAAACTATCGATTCGCACAATTTCACTTCTTAAATTAATGTCATTGCTACCTGCAACTTGCACATACGCAACCTGTATTTCAGGATTTGTCGAAAGAAATGAAATTACATCTGGATTCTGTATTATAATTTGGCTAGAATCGACTGAATTATTAGGGTCTAAGATATAATCCGCATTAAATTGGGAACTACCTTTAGTAAGTGCAATACCATTAATTGTTAACTGTAAATCACCACGAGGATAACTTGGTAATGGAATTGCTGTACCAGAAGGATTTGATTTAATTCGAGTCACTATATATTGAACAGTAATCCCTGTTACTGGTTGAGTGCCACCAGTATATATTAAGGTTGCTTGAATAACATCACGTCTATTTCCACTAGTTGTTGCATTTTCAGTAAGCAAAGTAAATTGATTTCCAGTTACACTGTAATCGGCATTTGTTAAAGTATTACCCGTAGCACCTGTTTTAGGTGCATTTAATAAAATTCCATTATATCGAACCTCAAAATCACCCTGAATTTCATTAACGGTATATGGCAAAGTAAATGTATTTTGTTGACCAGTATAGTTTAAAGAAACGTTAACATATGAATATGGCAATGTATAGCCACTATTATTCGCTTTATAGTCTTCCTGAATATATTTATAAACATCATATTCAATACCACGAGCAGTATCTAATGCAATATCAACCTCTTTTGTATTGATGACCAATTTACTGTCTTCTTGGTAATATTGTGGAGTTGTATCATCAACCCTAATCGTCTCACCTGCACGAATCCAAGATTTTTTGTTATCAACGGTTGCAGATAACTTAAATCCTGCCATTCGAAATACATCAAGATATCTTTGGCCACTATCACTATTACCAGAAATTTGAAAATAAAAATTATTCGTTTCTAACGGTGCAACAGGATATCCACTTGTATCATATGGTAATGAGTTTGTTGGAAAATCTTGTTGGGCGAAAGGAACTGTATTTGGATTAATTTTACCTTCTACAGTATATACATATTCTGTGATATTGATAAATGGTTCTGGTATTCCAATCAGCAAAAACATCGATTTAATTGATTCACGAGTGCCCTTTGATTTCCAAAAATAATTGGTATTAAGTAAAATTCTTCTCCAAAGTTCGACATCAATTTCAGCAGGAAGTATGTCTTCATTTAGGTTTCTTTCAACATCGTCAACAGTTAAAAAACTCTGAACCAATTCTTCTTCATTAACTAACGAAAAATAATCCCAACCAAATGTTCTTGACATATTCTTAACTAATTGGTCTGGTATGTTATTTAACTTGTCATACGTTACTTTATTAATATAAACCAAAGAATCGATAAATTCTTTTATTTGATCAAATTCTCTTCCATAAATTCTAAGTAATTTTGTAATTTTACCTTTCTCAGTAAAATCATATGTCTTAATTGATGTTGTAGTAAGAAATCTAGCAATTAAATCAGTTTTAATTTGATCATACTTAGAACCAATTGCCAAAACAATCTGTAAAAACTGTTGATACTGTGAAGTGTTGGTGTCAATATTATAGCCATCTGCTGTTGGCCAAAGTATGTTCGTATCTGCATACACAATTGAACCATCATCAAGTAGCGTTGGATTTTTTAATGTAAATTTAAAACCTTTTGTATTGTCACGATATGAAACAATAAATCTTTCATAATCATTTAATAATGCTCTAAATTCTTCAAAAACAATATTATTAGGCTTAATATGAAAACTAAGTTTACCATATATTTCGGTTGTGGTCGTATCAATGCCTAGTTGTGTAAATGGGTTACCAATTACCTGAAACCTTAAAAAATTTTGCAAAAGACCGTTATTGCTATTGGTTGTATTTCCAGTAAATCCAACAACCGCATACGATACATCTGGTTCCAATAATTTAGTTATTACGTATTGACCATATGAAATATTTAAATTTTTCAGTATATTATTATCTGGTATTGTTACGTTTCCAGCATTATACACTAATCCAAACGTATTTGTCAATGAAGAAATTGGAACATAAAATGTAGTAACATTAGTAATTGAATCATATGCATTTGTTAAACCAGATGGTAAATAAAATGTATTTGTGCCACCAAAATTCATTTCAGAATTAGCATATAGGCTGGCAGGATATGCCAAAATAATATTTTGTATTGATACTCTTAAAAACTCGTATGCTGAACCAAATCTAACAAATGTATTTAAATCTGATCTATCTAAATTAAGTACTGCTTTTGTTGAATAATCATGTAATATTTGTGATTGAATTTCAGAAACACCCATTGTGTCCAATGTAACAGTACGAACAAAACTACTTAATGTATTCGTGTAATCTACTGTTGTCTTACCATCAAAATTAGATGTAACATTAAAACTACCAAACGTAAATATTGTTTTTGATGGAAAATCATTAAAGTTTGTTCCATTTAAATTTGGGTCGAGATTTGTATTAATTACTTTTACTTTTGCCACAGTCTTTTCAATTTACTATAAATACAATAAAATAAAAAATCCTAACTCTTTTTTGAATTAGGATTTTTGAATGTGTGTTCAACACTATTGTTGCACGTCACTAGTAACAACATCAAAGTCTTGTGTGGCATCAATGTTCGTCCTTCTTTCTTTCACTTCAAATAATGGTACGTCTCCAATATCATTTTTTATTTCATAAATATTGAATTGTCTAGTAATAATTCTATTCGAATCATAGTATGTTAAAATACCATTATCAACATCCTTAATTTGCTCACCACCAACTAAATCAGAAAGTGTATCGATTGTATTTTGAACCATATCAATTTCAATCACCAATGGTGAAAAGAACGTATTTGATATTAAAATAGTTTGATTTGGAGTTCCAATAAATGGCGAAACATTCGCTTTTAAATCTGAACTGCTACTTGGTGTTAACTGCAAAAATATTAATGTACCACTATCATCAAACTTGTATCTAATTGACTTTTGGTTGGTATTGCCAATATTATCGCTAATTGGAACCACTTTATTTGAAGTTACCACGTATCGAAGAACATTTCTTTGTTTTAAATTTGTTGTTGGGTCAACATATTCAATACGATAGCCTTGTAGTGCATTATTTGCCCTTAATCCTTCAGGTAAACTATTCATATCCAACACAATTCCTCTTATATTGGGTAGCGATGACAAAACACTACAATCGATAATTGTTGTTACGACTTTTTTTGGTCTAATATATACCGTATATATGCCCAAATTACTAAATACAGATGCAGGTAATCTCAAATTATATAATCCTTCTAATAAGTTTTCATTACCTGAAACATATGAAGTATCATCACTCGGTAAATAATTATATGATAGTAATTGCGTTGCATCTAACTTATAGATGGTATCATTAATTGTTTCCCTATCGGGTGTATAATTATAGTAAATATCGATATCATCAATACTTACATCTGAAGGTCTTGTTATGCCATAAACGCCTACTGCCATTTTACGTATTATTAATTATATTAAAAAATTTTCCACCTGCATATGTTAATAAATCGTTTAAATTTTTTATATACTCTAATCTATAATTCATATCAAATGCAGATAACTCTTGTCTTACTATAAATACATCATCATTAATTTTTGGATTACTAACAATATTTTCTTTATTAGGGTCTTGATAATAATATGTGCTAATAAAATCTGGACTATCTGTTCCTTGTGGAGTATATGTAAATGTGGTTCCAGTTGTAGAACCAGTATATATATCGACATATTTAATTCCACCAATATAATATGTAACAGTATTACCAGAAACTGAATTGTTAAAATCTACACCATCGTTAGTAATACTGCCATTACCAAAATATTGCTGACTAAAGGGCACATTAATGGCATATTTCTTTAACTCAGAGAGTCTACTATTACTTGTTGAACCAGTTGCTACCATATTTTCATAAATACTTATTTTCAAATGCACTAATTATTTGAGAATGTTCTGGAAAAAATTTTTGTATTTTAAATTTAATCTTTTCAATGATATCACTTCTATATTTAGAATAACCCAATAGATGTGAGTATCCAATTTTAGATGGTAATGTCGAATACCAATGTTCTCGATCAAAACCATGTTCAATTATACTACTATATGGAATAATTTCAAATGGCTCAATATTATTTTCCTTTAGCACATAATATAACAATGATTGTTCTGCAAGTAAAAACATTCCCTCATATTTTCGTCTATTATATTGAAATTCGTTACTATTTGAAATATCGAATAAAATCTCCTTTACTTTATTGGTATAATCATTTTTCAATTTCATATCGTTAAAACCGACAACACCACAATTATATGCATAGCATCCATATTTTTCCCAATCAATGCCATGATCAAAATTTTTGAATGGGTTTATGCAGTTAACATATAAGTCAAAAAATAGATTTCCAATGGTTTTTTCATTTTCAACAGATTGAACGACAGCAGAAAACTTACCATTAATTAAATTATCACCAATTATATCTCTAAATAAAAAAACATCACCATCAATATGAACATATGGCTCAGTCATTAATGCATGCGTTTTAATTTTACCCCAAATCCAAAATTTGGAACTAATTCCATCATCATCAAAGTCAATAATGTGTATTTTATCATACGGAATTAATGAATATATATCATATGCATTTTTATCGCAATATAGTTCAATTTCATATCCCAATTTTTTTATAAGTAATGCACTAAGAAAATAAGAATAAAAATTTTTAATCAAATATTTTTCATCATATTTATTGTCAAAATTTTTGTCAATTGATGGTGTTGACCATAATGAGTGTATATATTTCATAATTATATATATAAATCGTTCATTAGTAGTGATTCGCCCATTCCATATGCATCGTTTACATCATTTCCATATCCATCATAACCATAGCCATAATATGGTATCGGTAGTGAATCAAAAAATCCCCAATGATGCGCATCCTGAGTTAACAATACCTTAAAATAATAAATTTTTGTCAAATCGGGAATAATAATTATATCATTACCTGTTTTTCCTGTTGTTAATGCCTGTAATATGGTTTTTCTAATAAATTCCATTATCCTACCTTCTTTCTCATCAACACTTTAATATCCTTTTCAGGATACTTAATTTCAAACATTGAATCTTGTGTTGAATGTATTGTATTATTTTGAACAATAATTTGACCAGTAGTGTTATTTGAAACAGATTGTGAAATTGGATTATTTGAATATTGACCACCAACCTTATTATATACTGTAATTCCGACAATGTTCACAACACCATTTGCAGTAAGTATTTCTGTTTGTAGTGGACCCAAAAAAATATCTTGGTTCATCTCATGCGTATTAATATCCAAATAATTACTAACTAATGTTATAATACTATTTGCAATTGTATTGTCTGCAATATTTTCAACATATACGTCAATATCAAATGCTAGATTAAATATTTTTCCATCTTTAATTTCAATATAATCATTAATCATGCGATATTGACTTAAATATTCGGCAATATTTGTCTTTAATAGTGAATTACTTGTATTGGATAATTTTCCATCATCACCTATATCAAGAATTGAAATTACAACTTTATTATTTTCTTTATATGCGTTAGCACGAAATGGAGACCCATACTTACCAGGCATTTTGTATATCTGTAATAAATAATCAGTAAGCGTTACATCCCTAAATTGACTAGAAAAATTATATTTAACTAATTGCCTGATTTGCTCAACACTTAGTCCATCATTTCCACCAATAGCAGGAATTGGATTTGTTACAGTTAAACTTCTTTTTACGATTTGATTATAACTTTGATTAGCACCCGCTACTGTTAAATTATAATTACCAAGTTTAGTTAGAACATTACTACCAATATTTGAACTACTACCACCACCAGTTCTATATCGAACAAATAGTGTATAATTTGCTTTTAATTTTTCACCTAATGCCGTATTATTTAAAAAGTTTTCAAGAAAATATCGGTTACTAACTCCTTCTTTAAGAAATCCTTGTTGAAACGCATTAACATCTGCATTACCAGAACCAAAAGTTAATTTACAATATCCGTTTGGAGTGAATTCCTTAATGAATTTTTTCGTTACATCAATCCATGTTGCCGCCTTAATTCCCTGTGTATTAGTGTTTGCACTAGAACTCTGATAATCGTCAACAAATACTCTTTGTTGTGCAAGAAAGTCAACTTCATAAAATCTAACATTTGTGTTATAAAATTCACTAATGTCTGGATTTGTAGCATAGTTCGTTCCTTCCAATAAAATTACGCTTTCAATTTCAATAACATCTGGGTCGGGTAACGTAATGCTAAAAAATGGAATAACATCTGCACTATTAATAATTCTTTTATATATGTTGGTGCTTCCATTCAAAACAACTTCTCTTTTTGTTACAGAGTAGTTCATAACAATACCATTTGTATCTAAAACAGGTAATATTCTACGATTAGGATCACCTAAGCTACTATTTGAAGAATTCCAATCAATATTTTCTTGAATTTCAAAAACCTTTCCACCTCCAACAACCTGTGCACCATTATCTAACACAGGGTAATAACTAGCATCAGGTGCATTTCCTAATACTGGAACTGTAACAGTAAAATCAACAACTGTAACACTAGGTCTTCTTGGTGGAATATTAAATCCCATATTTTTTGCAATATTCAAAATAGATGATCTTTGTTGAGCATATTCTAATTGGGTTTCTTGAAATATTCTATCGGTATTTATTGATAAATTATTCGTTACACCAGCATTTAAGTCAATTAACATTGCACCAACACTCGAATCAGTAAAATCAGATAAAATTTCTGGATATGCCTGTTGAATGTATGATATTAAATCTGTTCTAATGTCACCGAAAGTCCTACTTCCGTATTGTATTATATTTGTTGTGGTATCAGTTGCCATATTTTTTATATTAAAAATTTAAATTAAGTTCACCTTGCTCACTAAGACTCGCTTCTGCATAAACGAATTTGACATTAACATTAAGTTGATTATCAGGTATTGATTCACCATTATCGTCATAGTTCCAATTAAAATTCACCGCAGTAATTTTTAATTCTGGAATATACAACGCAACAGTATTTTTAATTTCTTCCTCAACTTGACCTGCAGTCAAGTTATCGTTAGGCTCAAAAACATATCTCAATAAATTTGTACCAAAGTCTGATTCATAATATCTTTCCCCCTTTTGTGTTAACAACAACAATAATAAATTAGATGTATAGGAATTCTTTGTCACACGATTCATTGCAATAAAACTATTTGTAGAATTATCGTCTTGAAATGGATAAGTAATATTATATGAATTCATTGCCATAATACCATATGTTTTCTATAAATACTTATAAACAAAAAAATCCCGACAATTAATTGTCGGGATTTTTTATTTTCACGATTAAGATTTAAAATTGCTTCTTTTTTCTACCTTTCTTGGCCTTTGCCTGATTCTTAGCCTCATCTTCTTGCTGTTTTTTTGCATCAAAAAGACTTTTAATTGACTCGTGCAACACAATAATCGGTTCGTGTCCATACTTTTGCAATACACCAGTATGCGTATTAAAATTTGGTTTTTCTAGTGAAACTGCATCACTTTCACTAACACTAACACCTGCAAGACATTCTACAATAGCCATTTCTTGCATATCCACTGGTAGTTGATTAAGAATTTCTTCATTAAAAACTACGGCAAAATTTATGCCATTTGTTAATATCTCTACGATATCATTAGTTTTTACAATCCGATACAATTCCTTTTGTTTGGTATTACACAATACTTCAAACTCAATCCATTGCGGTATTGTAGTTTCGTCTCTAACTTTGTCAAAGAGACTAATCACATCTTCAGATGCTTTTTCAATTTTTGCCATAAAAATTATTTTTAATTGTTAATAAATGAACTATATTTTGATTTAAGTTCTTCAAGTTTTAATTGTAATAGAACAAATGTTGGATTTTTAGATTTAATTTCTTCATCAAATCTTTCATCAAGTTCTGATACAAATGAAATTACGTCAGAAATACTTGCAATTACCATATCATCCATGTCAATCAAAATTGCCAATTGTTTATTGACAGTATCTTCCATTTTTAATTTTGCCATATTTTGTTCATATTGTGAATTGAGTGCAAGTTCATCTTCGGCACTTGGAGTAACTAAACCAAGTTTAGATAATTTATCAGTATTAGTTTGGTTATTATCACTAATAACTACTTTACTTGCCAACTCATTTATTTCAACAATTTTTTTTGCTGCATCTGAATTAAATTCACCTGTATTCACAGCATTTTGTAAATTTTTTAAAAATTCTGATTGTGCCATATAATATTTATTATTTATTTATTATCTATTTATTATCTATTTAAACTAGTATTTTCCATCTCAATTCCTTGAAATTTCCAAACTTCATGCGTATCGTTATATTTTATTCTTTTGATAAATTTAATAATTCCAAATCCCATTAATTCACCATAATCATTTTTCACAAAGATACTTTTAATATTTGTAATTTCATTAAAAATTTCAGAATTTTCTTCAATATTTTCAGTATTAAACTTTATTGGAATGAAAAACTCTAACTGTCTATACTCAAAACCGATTTTTTTAACATGTAAAAATTCTGTTAATTGTTCAATTTTATTTACAACATCCAACCCTTCTTCACGATAAACCTTAATCGGAAATTCAAATGTTTTCGACTTTTCAAGATTATCGTGTAACTCAAATACATTTTGTTTTTCAAATTCAAGAACATGATGTATTTCTGAGGTTTCGGTTTTTTCCACATTTAATTCAATTGGAATAAATTCCATATTATCTGTTTTTTTTACAACATCAAATATTTTTGATAATCCTGCTTCAATTGGAATATTATTAAAAATGTATAGAATTTCATAATCATCGTCTTTCGTACGCCTCTCTTCAAATTCTTGTGCAATTACTTCACCAAGCGTTTTACCTGCATTCTTATGCTTACCATCAAAAAACCCATAGTGTTCATAACGACGACCATATGCATCCTTTTTATTTGCCCTATCAAGTCCCCTTTCAAGATTAAATGAATGTGAATTGCCATCAGTTGCATCTACCATAAAACGCATATGCTTATCTGTCGCAACAGCAAAATCATGGGGTGTAGAATTTTTCATAAACCTATCTGCCTTTTTCAGTATTTCATAATATTCTTTAACATATTTCTCATCTGTTTGCCCAACATAAAATTTTTCAAGCACATTGTTTCTATGTCGCATTCTTTGGATTTTCTTACCACTCTCGTTACAAATGTTTGGGTCAGCTTTTAATATTTCTTCTTCAGTATTATGTAATGCAATACTAATATTAATTAATACTGAGTGAATTTTTATATAAATCCAAAGTATAATATTTTTAAAAATAGTTTTCATTAATATTATTTTACCTCCAATGTTTTTGCAACAACTGCTTTATAGAATTCAGCACGTTTCTTTGTAACCTCAGCAAGATCATACTTAATTTTAAAGTCTTCATGTAGTTGTTCACCAAGTTTTTTTCTTAATTCTGCATCCAAAATTAATTTTTTCAAATACTTTGCCCAATATTTACTAGCATTTTTCTCTGCAGGTATTAATACACAGTTTTCCATATGCTTACCATCAACATTATATGGTGGAATATCGCTACATACAATGGGCAGTTTTCTAGTCCAGCATTCAACTTGTTTTAAATTTGACTTCATCTTATTAAACGAATTGTCTGCAAGCGGTGCAATTACAATGTCAGTTTCATCCAATACTTTCGCATATGCGTTGGCTTTTTCTGTCCAACGTCTACCAAAATTACCCTCGTTTTCATACCTCACATTTCTTTCATAATTTTTTAACCATTGCAGATAATCTGAGTTTGTAATCATACGATGATTATCGCTTAAAACTTTTTCATAGTATAGGTAAACACTTTCTTCAGATTTGATATCTCTTTCCTGACGATTAAATACATTACCTCTATATTTGTTCTTCAAATCAATTGGTATTTGAATTTTATCTATATCTCCCTTAGAACTATTGATTGATTTAATTGTTTTTTGCGTCCACAATCCCCTCTTTTGTAATTCTTCACCAAATTCTTGATTAAATGTAATATCGGTAGTATTACCTTCAGTATCCCAACCAGCAATAATCACCTTAAATTTATCTTTCAATTGCCAATCACTTGAAAGTATATTCATCACACCCTCAAGTTGTTCAATATCTACCATATGACTACTACCACCCATATATGTAATTCTAACCAATCCATCTTGGTCAGGTTTCCAATTATTTTGAAATTGTTTCATCCAAATAGGGTCAACAGAATTATACAATACCTTTACGTTATCTCTACCAGTAATCTTGCGTATTTCATCTGCAAATAAATCTGTGGTCGTTGTCACATAATCAGCAATTTTTAAATTTTCCATGATTGGAATATGTAACTTTCTTTCAAGACTTACCTCATAAAATGGATGTTTTCTATGCAATTGCCAGTAGTCATCAATATCTACGATTAATTGTGTTCCAGATTTTCTTAATTCATTTGCCAGCACTTCCATTTGCTTTGTATCTGAAAGGAATTGACGATGGTAATGAATTATGTGAAATGACTTGAGATAGTCAATAAACTTTGGGTCATTAAAATCTATTTGTGGATTGATTTCAACGTAAAAATCATCCGAATGATTTCTTTCAAGTTCCATTGCTGGTGTTTGTGTTCTAAAATAATTTACCCCTGCACCATCAAGGTTGTAAAATAAAATTCTAATCTTACCGTCCATATCGAGTTTATAAATTTTTATAAATTAATGTAATTAATTATAAATACGTAAAAATAATACAAAATCCTCAAATTTGAAAGGAATTTAAAAAATAAATGCCAACAAATGTTGGCAAATATGAAATATGGAAAGTGTATTTAGTTTGTTTTAATTATTCATCTTTTTGAATATCAGATTCATCATCTTTCCTACCAACTCTTTTTTTACTAGAATTGGTATTTTTATGCTCTACTTTATTTTTTTCTAATTCTCCAACTGGTGCGGTTTTATTAACTACTTTGGTAACATTCATTGTCTTATTAAGTTCGAAAGGTGTAACTTCGACAATAGTTATCATCTTTTTAATTCTTAATTTATGAACAGATAATGGTAAGGTTCCTATGGTTAAATATGCAGTATCACCAGGTTTTACACTAAGAATTTTCTTATTCATGTTATCAACATACTCAATATCAACAGTAACGTTAAATTTTACGTCACGTTTTCCTAAAAAATTTGTAATGTTTGTAATTTTATATGTATTCATAGTTTTTAATTTATTTTAATCCCCAAATTATTGTATCAAACTTAATTCCATCAAAACCCATAGATTTTGCTTTCTTCGCAATTGCTTTATATTTTACATTTTCAGCAGTTGTATCATATTTTTCACCCAATGCCTCAAAATTAACATGTGGAAACCAAATCTTTGACAATATATCGATTGGATTTTGACCATCTTTATATGCAACGCCTGATGCTTGAGTATCAAACAAGTTTTCAAAATCTATTTGATATTTATCAAATCCACCTATAGGATTCGTAATAAAGAAATTTCCATTTGCAGAATTTTCTTTAATTGGGTCTTTCCTATAGCCAATTATTGTTTGTTGGTTTGTATTTGGCTTTTCTGCTTGAACGTCAGTATTATCTTCTTCCAATGTATTCAGAAATTGATCTTCGTCATCACCATAAAAATTAATGGCATCTTGTGCTTCAACTTCTTCCAGTCCCTGAGATTTCTCATAATCATAAATGTCCTGTATCTTATTCAATACTCTACATGCATCTTTACTATTTAAATTAATTTTAATTGCCATTAATTTTAATCCATCCAATAGTGCACGAACCATACGATGATGACCATCAATTACTTCCATATCATTGCTAACCCAAATTGGATTCTTATCATCTATATTTACATTCTCAACATCGTCACTAAATGTAATCCCTTGTAATGGTTGCAAATCATTTGGGTCTACTTCAGTCACAGTATAATCCACATTTTCGTCGTCAAGTTTTTGCAATACTATTGTATATGGTGCACTAACTTGTGGCAAAAATCTTGGTTTATATCTCATATTAATCATTGTAGCAAGTTTACTATAAATACTATTAAAATATTTTTTTAATTTCCTCCATAATGATATATAGTAAATTACCTGAACGACTTGTTTCTGTCAGCACTAATTTATCATTATCTACAGCATAAATATTAAATTCAATACCGTTCGGTATTTCACTTCTGATTGCTTCATATGCGACAAGATCAGTCTCACGGTCATCATAAACATTAATTACCTTTAAATCTGGCATTTGTTCAACATATCTCAATATCTTTATACCCTTATTACCTTCGGCACGTTTCATATCAATTTTATCCACATGTATGTTGTTTTTATCTAGGATTGCCTCAACTTGTGGACGCAGTTTTTCCATACGTGATGTTAATACCATTACATAGGTATTTGGTGTCGCTATTTCCCTTCTTAGTTGATTTAATATGGTGGGAAATGGTTTGATGTCAAAAACGTCCAAATCTAAACTTTCTGGTCTACCCCACCAGCCAGCATATGGATATGGTCTACCTGTCCTTTCTGACCATAGAATTTTTCCACGTTCAGGTTCAGGTGAATTTATCAAAGTACCGTCGAAATCGAATACGGAAAGTCTACTAATCATATTTTACCTATTTTTTTATAAATTAAATGTTTAAAATCACTAAACGGTATTTTAATTAGGTTTTATTAACTATTTGTAAATTTTGTTAAATTTTACTTAGCAGTTGATTAACCCATCATTTTCAGCCAATTTAATAAAAAGGTCTTCACATAAAAGACCTATAGTGGTATCACTATTAATTTTGACATACAATTCTTCATTCATTACTTATATTCAACTTCAACAATCTTTCCAGTTATCTGTAATGGTCTTTTAATTGGCCTCCAATCAGTCAACTTATTTGACATCATGGGTTTACCACCATTTTCAGTATTAACTGCTAATGTTATGTGTGGTTTAACATTCTGACTATAAAAACCTGAAACGCCTACCGCAATTACCTTATCATCCATTGCAATATCATTAACAGTCAAATTAACTATCAATCCTAAATATTTTACGTATTTAGGATTGATCTCACCCAAATTTATTGTCATATGGTGTGCAATGATTTTCCAGCCTTCTGGAATTTCAGACTTAAACTGCTCAATCAATCTTTCTCTCGATCTTTCATCAAGCACTACTGCACTATACGATATTTTTCCCATTTCTGCTATTTATTTTTCATTTAACATTAAGACCTTACCATTTTCTTTACCTTTATGACCTTTCCACGTATAAACCAATTCGTTGCCAGTAAGTTTACGTTCCTTTTCAAATGATTTAACATATTTTTTGCCCCTACCTTTTTTTACATATGCCAATGTAATATGTGCATGATAGTCAGGAAAATCTGTTGTATGGGACAAAACACTCATAATTTTATTCAGTTTAGTTAATATTTTAGATTTAACACCAAATTTAACAACATCAAATTCTGAATTTTCAAAAATTGATATACCATCAACACCAATTTCAATTGGCTTTAATGTCATATTCTCCCGATATAAATCAAATACCTCATCGGGCGTAACATCATCATGAAAACCATATAGTATTGTGGTATGTGGTTCAGTTTCAATTCCATATCCCTTTACATCATAAATATCATTTTTATCTATAATGGATGTTATTTTATTCCAGATCGGAACATCTAAATATAACATTAAACATCCATATTCAATTCTTTCCGCTTTTTCCTCATTTATGGAATCTTTTTTTGATATTGAATCCAGTATATCTTTTCTATTGTTTTTCAATTTACCTGAATATATTTTCAACAATATCATTTTTAGAGTATTGCCAATTTCTTTACCATTATACCCTAACTTCATCAAATCGTTTCCATTTACACTAAGTTCACCAATTATTTTTGGATATTTACCACTAAGCAATTCTTGTGCAGCAATTTCAATTATTCTTGGTAGTATTTGGCTTTGCAATGATTGTGGAAATGTAACATACATATTATGTGCAACACTTCTCGCTTCAATTAAATTCGTTGCTTCACCACTATCATATGCCATCTGTAACGCTTTAATTTCCTTATATGTATTAATGTCTCCCTTAAGATTATTTTTATAAAATTCAGCAGGATTTGATAAATGTCTGGTTAATAAAAAAATAAATTCGCCCATAGTTCTAACATCTTCAAACGGACTTCTATCAATCACAGATTGCTTTATGTCAAATCCAAAAATTTGTTGAAATAAACCGCTATCTTTTAGTAATTGTGCACCTAAACGTTTATTTCCCTTTTTAACAATTTTATCGAATTCAGTTAATATTCTTTCTGGTGGAATTTCTTTAATACGAGTCGCATTATCCTTAATCATTTGCATTGTCTGTGGTTCAATAGTAAAACCAAAACGTGATGCAAAACCAATTATTCTTAACATTCTTAACGGGTCTTCCGAAAAAGCAGTTGCATTCGCAGCAGAAATTTGTTTTTTTTCAATATCTTCCAAACCACCCAATGGGTCAATGAACTTACCTGTATTTATGTTAATTGCCATTGCATTGAACTTTGCATCTCTTCTGCTAAGGTCATCTTCAATTGGCAGATTTTGGTCGCTTTGAACATCAAATCCTCTATATCCACCACTATCATTTTTGGTTTCAGTTCTCGGTAAAGCAATATCATAATCAACACCATCCCTATCAACAAATTTAATAACGCCAAATGATTTACCCACAACATCAACCTTACCAAATTTTTGCAATTTTGCAACTAGCACATCGATTGAAACATTCCTAACAATTAAATCAATATCTTTATTTGGTTTATTTAGAATTAGGTCACGTACAACACCACCAATTGCATAGCACTCACCATTTAAATCATTAATGATTGATTTAATAAATGGCTTTTGTCTTAAATTTAATATAAAATCCTGTATACTACCCATTTTAATTCTTTTTTACATGATAATTCACTTTACAATGTTCAATTTCTAAGATATCATTTTTTTTGCCTCATTAATATTATTTAGTATTACCTGTGCTTCGTTCATAGTTTTTTTCCTAATTTTCAACTTTTCATTCTCGGCAAAGATACCATATTTTTTTTGATTATTCTCATCCAACACAAAATTAACCAATTTCGCTTTATTTTCTGCAGTATTCGTTGAAAATACTTTATAATCTTTCGGATTTTCATAACTTAAATATATGGTATTATTACCATATTTAACCAAATCATAAAACATTTTACTGAAAACAAGTTTTACCCTATTCTCATCATATCCGTTTAGTGACAATTCTGCACGATAATTTTTATCTTTTTCATAAACTACCCTAATCCATCCATCCTTAATTGCTGCATCAAATACCCTATCATAATCCCACCCATAATCTTTATCTCTATATCTTCTCATAATAAAATCTTTATGATTCAATACTTGAACTCTATAGAATTGATTATCTGGCGATATCCATCCCCAAAATGTTTCATTTGGTATGTATTCTTCGTTTATCGTATTATCATTTTTTTTACTATTGCTATCTTTAATAATCTTTATTTGTTTTGGACTGAAAACAAAATAATCATCATCTAATTTAGCACCATCGTATCCCATATCATGTAATTGACCTAAGCCATATTTTTCATACTCATTCCAACCAGCCATTTTTTTTATTGAAAGATATGCAGAAATTATTCTGCTTCGACCTGCAGCACCAGCATCGCCACGCTCAATCTTATCCTTATCAGATGAAAACCAAATAATTGGTTGTGCAGCATTTTTTAAACTAAATCTACTAAAATCATTGTTTGTTCCATGATAAACAATTAACGGATTTCCTTCATCGTCAACGACTTTTGACCCATTAAACCAATTTGCATCAATACTTTCATTAAGACTATTGTTTCGTTTAATGGTGATTTCATTGTCATTTTCAACATAGCTATAGCCAGAAGGCAAATTCTTTATTATAAATTGTAGATATAGTTCAAATCTTCTTCTGTCTTCCGAACCTTTTGCTTTTACTGGTTCAAACATAATTGAATTTGGTTTCGTATTCAAAATAAATCCCCTAACTAATTTTACTAGAGTTGCCATTATTCTATAAACTCTACCCTTATTAACTGTGGTAATTAAATTTAATGTACCTCGCTCAGTTATTGTACCAAACGACATAATCCAATTATTTTCTTCTTCAAACATATTGAAAACAACAAAATACTTATCACCATCCTCAGTAGTAAATCTATACTGTTTATTATACTCATCAGACACTAGAATACTTATTGTATATGGCGTAGTATTTCCTTCACCAATTTCATTAAGTGGCTTTATGTCCAAATTTTTAATATCTCCTTGATTACAGGCGGTAGATGTATTGCCTAAACCACCTAGTCTACACTTTTTTTTTACACTTACTGAGCTACTTCCTTTCATTGAAGACAATACTCTTTCAACAAGTTCATCAATTGTTGTGGGAACATTATTATCGGTAAGTGGAGAAGTATCATTTTGATCATAAGCGGGAAAGTCATCACGTCCAATAGAATCTACAGACGAAAATTTGGATGACCCATCTTCATCAACACTAATTTCTTGTGCTTCTGGCTCAGAATTAACATTACCACCACCAATATCAAAAAATGCAATTACCCCATCTTTCTTATATCCAAGATTTTTGGGATTGTAGTAATCAATGCTTTCAATGCCGTATTTTTCTGCTTCTTTTGCAATATTCACAATATTGAAAAAGAAATTAGCATCCTGTGGATTTTTCACAAAATATCTATCAGTTTTATTAATATCCACATTTGTTTCAAATCTATGGCCATAGAGATATGCCTCAACAACATCACTAAAGTTAACACCCAATAACTGTTCGAATGCAATTTCAAGTCTATGAAACATACGCTTAAACTCATCTAAATCAGTATTTAGTTTTTCCAAAACAATTGCATACACCTCTGGAGCATTTTGTGTTCTACTTGTAATTACATATACTGCATATGGTTCAGCAATATATTTTAACTTCTTACCAATAAGTTTAATATTCTCATTTGCTTCACTTTTATCTGTAGTAATTTTTAATACTCTATCATTACCAATATCGTATGCAACCCCATTAGTTCCAGCATCAATATAACTTGCATTTCCTACTCCAAGTTTTCGAGCAATCTTGCTTGCAATATCGCCATATTTATTTTCAATATTTTCATTAATTTTTTCATCACCTTCAGGTAAATATATTATGTTTTTTTCACCTATTGCTGGTTCTGGACTTCTATATCCACCAAAATCAAAAAACATTAAAATATTATTTTTATATCCCAGATTTTTTCGATTGCCATAATCATTCGACTTTATATCGTATCTAACCAACTCATTTTTAATGTTAAACAGTCCAACCAAATAGTTAAATATTTTTTTTCTTTCGACACTTGAAATATTAGCATTGGGATTTTGATTGAGAACACCTTTTGCCAAACCAACCATTTCATCATAATTAAAATTTTTTTTCATTTTAATTAAAAAATCAACATATGACATTTCATTTGGATTGATTTCATCTATTTCTCTACCATACTGAAGAAATAAATTTTCTGGTTTATCTTCAATATATTCTTCAACAATTCCTATAAACGATAGGTTAGTATCTGTGTCAAATATTTTATAGATATTATAAACTTTAGCAATTGTTATTGGTTGAACTCTCATTAGCTTGGCTGCAGCATCTCCTTCACTAACGTCCGCAGAAACTTTAAATACGTTACCATCTTCAGTTAAAAATGCAAAACCGTTTGAACCACCACCCAAATATTTTTGAAACGTAAGTCCAATTTTTTCGCAAGCATTTTTAGCAATCTCTGTTGCATATGCTTTGTCATCTAATGTATATCCTTTTACTGGTGGAATATTGCTCACATCATATTCTTCTTTTATGAGTCTATCTCTATTGTATAAATTCTCAGAAATAAGAAATTCTTGAAGTTTTAGTAAATTATTATAGAACTTTTTCTTATTTTTAACTCGATTTAATACTTCCTTAATATTACCAATGCACTCATTAAAACCTTCAACCAAAATTGGCATTGCAGGTAATGGATTTTTTGACGAGTAGTCTACTGTATTTGATATTAAATCAACAATTTCCTCATTTATTACGCCATTACCATCACCTACACCATATGGAACTAATGCCCACATGCCTTTACGTGTATCAATGCCATCTTCTTGTGGTAAATCGCCAAGAATGTCATCATTACCGTCAGCAAAATTGTACATTTCATATATAGAATACCTCTGTTTTCTATCTGGACTATAGTAAGTATTATATACCTCATCGTTTAGTCCATAATCGGTTAAAACAATTGCTGGTTGACCATCACGAATTACCTCACCATATGTGCTGGGTCTACCGTAATCGCCAACAATTTGATTGTAATTTGCTACAAATTCAAACAATTCTTGTGCAAATTCATTTTCATTCAGCAGTTCAGTAATTTCGGGTTCAAGCGAATATGTCTGAGGTTTACGATGATTTTTATCATATAATATCGATAAATATTTTCGCAAATCCCAAAGGCTTGGTATGCCAGTTATTTCTTTAATTCGTTTTTCAGTAACCTTTTTTGCTTTTTCTGAAATCAGCCAACTATCATCATCGGCACTATCAAATATTATTGCAACAATGTTATGTGTATCAGGATAGAAACCAGCACTTGCTTCTACTTCATTTTGTGCAACACCTTTAGTATTTTTCGCTAATTTTAAAATTTTTTGACCATCAATGTCGTAAACAACTCGACCGCTTCCGCTTCCGATTCTTGGCAAATATTGTTCAGCGTATTTAATTTTACCTGCAAACGACCTGATTTTAAGAAATTCTGGTAAGAATTTCTCTTTGAATTCTTCGTATGTCATATTTGAATATAATATATATTCATAAATACAAAGTTCGTAATAAAAAGGGTAATAAAAAAAGCGCAATTATGATTGCGCTTTTGCTTTATTCTTTTTTTGAATTTCACGTATTGTTTCGTATACAATTGTCCTAATCATTTCACTATTTTCTGTTAGCACCTCTTTTATTCTCTCAACCGCATACATTTCAATTATTGTGCTCTTAATTGCTTCTTCAAATATTGGTTCTAAATTTTCTGTTAGGTAACCGTTAACAATATTCTTTACATTTTCAGTTAGATACGCTTCATTTAACTGCATCGATGAATTAGTTGGTGGCTGATTTACCATTGGTCTACCAGTATTCGGCATACTAATATATCCCTGCATCGACTCACTTAACGTCTGTTTTCTCTTATTTTCAAGGTCTCGATAAAGTAATTCATCCCTTTCTGGAGATATATCCATTGGTATGCCAAGATTTATTCTCTCTGGTTGGTGTGTTGGTGCAGGTGTTTCATTAAGTGGAATTTTAACCCCACCGCCATTTTTATCAACAGCCTTATTATTAACAGTTTTAACTAAATTTGATGATGCATTATCTCTACCACTTTTTAATGATTCGGTTAATTCATATAAAAATTTATCTCTTGGAGATACACCACTATAATCTTGTCCATCACCTGATGGTGACGATACCGTATTTCTCTCTCTTTTACGATTATCAATTTCTACTCTAAGTTTATTTAAATCAGGTTTTGTTGCCATTACAAAAAAAATATAAAATTTTATTATTTTTTATAAATACGTTACTTTTTGAAAAAAGTCTTTCTTTCAAAAGGAATTGACGGTGAATTCTTATCAATTTCTTGTATTGATTGAAATCCACTTTCCATTTCTTTTCCTTTCTTTTGATTTATATTTGCCTGTGTCTTATTTTTTGTATCATTAAAAAATTTGTCATTTTCAGGTGCATTTTTTTTAACTATTGAATCATATAAATATGGTAGACTTCCAACAACAGCACTATCTGGAATACGTTCTCTTTTTATGTCATTTGCAGTAACAAGTTGATAATTATTCTTATCATCAACTACCACAACATACGTATCCATACTTTTTTTATGAAACTTACTAGCCAAATCACGTAGTTTAATAACGTCACTAGAAGTAATTTTCGTTCTAGCTGCGTTTCCCCTCCTAATACCATCCCATTTTTGTCTTATAACGTCCCTATTTGGTGATTCTTTACCATAAAATTCTTTATCATACCTATATTCGAAATTTGGTTGATTTTTTGTCGAAACATATGCATCAATACTGCTCATATCAGCATCACCACCTTCATGATATCCTGCTGGTATCATTACTGCCCCATTTGAATCAACAAATTTCTTACCAATTGGTAGTATTTTTGTTATCTTATCAATACGAAACAAACGCCATCCAGGTTTACTTCCTTCCTCATCAACCCAATAATCATGTTTTTCACTATCACGACGAGTTGGTTTATTATCAAAATGCCAACTATTTTTTGGATTATCCTGCCATGCCCTTAATACTTTATTTCCAGAATTTTTTTGTGTGCCAATAACATAAGGTCTTACTGTACGATATCCACTTGCAGTCTTTTCATCACCAGTATAGTAAAGATACACCCATTCATGATTGTTAATAGCATCAACAATACTGTTTTCACCAACACCTTCAGTTATGAGATGTCGAAAATTTTTAATGTTTTCAAATAATATTTTGACCTCTGATATCATTGATATGTTATTAACAATTTCCTTCTCCATATGGACGTGCCGATACATAGCGTCCAGCATTTTTACTCAATTCTTTAGTTCTTGCATTAATATCAATACTTGTACCGATTGTACCAGAATCTCCTTGTGGGTCTCTTCCCCTACAATCACCATCAGACATAACATCCTTATTCCCAATTGTATATTCATTGCTTGGTGTGTAGCCACAACCATTTTTTGCAATCAAACAATTTCTCATATTAATATCAATGTTTGTACCGATTATACCCGAACTTCCTTGTGGGTCTCTCCCCCTACAATCACCATCAGACATTACATCCTTATTTGTTATATTATATTCATTACTTGGTGTGTAGCCACAGCTATTTTTAACAATTAAGCAATTTCTCATATTAATATCAATATTTGTACCGATTGTACCCGAATCACCAATTGGGTCTCTCCCTCTACAATCACCATCAGACATTACATCTTTACTAGTTGAATTATATTCTTTGCCATCGACATAGCCACAAACATTTTTCACTAAATTACTCGTTCTAAATTGTGCACTATATGCCAATAAATTGCTATTATTTTCGTCTGCCATTTTTTAATTTTTTAGTATTTCTAATTATTTACTATAAATACAAATTATTCGTATTTTTTAAATGCTAATGTAATATATTCCATTAAATGTGGTACAACATCCAAATATTTCATTTCACTTATATCATACCAACCATAATTAGTGTTTTCCTCATTTAATTTAATATCAGTTGGTTCGCCCTTATACCTACAAGCAAATACATGCTCAATGCTGTCAGTATTGCGTTGAATGCTAAATGTTTTAATAAATTTTTTAATTTCTAATCCAGTCTCTTCACTTATCTCACGTTCAATCGCCTTTTGTGGTGTTTCGCCCTTTTCAATACCACCACCAACCAATGACCATTTATTTGGCATCCACATCTTACCATCATCTGCTCTCTTAAGCAGCAATATTTTATTATCCACATCTACGATAATTGCCACAGCATTTTTTTTCAAGTCTCCCTTATCTTCATTAAGCCTAGGTGTTTGATATGGTTTTAATTCTGAATTCGGATTCGTATTCATATCCTGTTTAATTTTTTTACTACTTGCTACAGCATGCCTATCTTGATTCAATGTTGTTTCAACAAATCCTTTCATTAAATCACCACCAGCAAGTTCATATTGTGCATTGTCATTAGATTGAGAATCGTGATGATCAAAAAAATTTTTCAAACGCTTTAGTGCCTGATATGTGATTACACCGTTATTAACTATGAATTTTGCCCTTTTAACGCCAGACCCATTCGGATTGGATATCAACATAGTCTGTATGTATTTAACTACGTTAGATGGCACTTTATATGATTTATTATACAATTCCTGATTTGCCATAATTATTTACGATTTATCTCAAGCAAATTAATTAACTTATCAATATCCTTCTTGTCTAACTTATTGATTAAACCAGCAACCTTTTCGATTTTTTTATCCTTTATTTCGCTATTACTACTTCTCTTAGTAATCTCATCTTCGTTTTTTTTATCAACCATTTTATCTTCAACAACATTACCCTCATCAATATTTTTGGGTTCATCAAATGCTTTTTTAAAATGTTTTTCAATAACGCTAATAATCTTTTTTGCCCACTTAACATTATTTGTTTCAGATTCGTGCGAATATTCACTTTCAGATGCCTTTCTAAAATCAGACTTTAACTTATTTGGATTTCTATAGTAATATTCGAGAGTTTCCATGTAATTGTCTCGCATTAACTCAGTTAATTCATCTAACATTTCGGTTTGTCCTGAATTTTCAACACCTTCCATAAACGGCATGAGTGTAAAACCAAAACGACCCAACATATCATAACGATATGGTTGAGTCCCGATTTTGGCATTGTAATCAGTAGTATTTTTTGCCTGTGTATCTGCGTTAGCATCTACTTCTGGCATATCATTTGCACCAATTAATTCACTATTACTATCAATTATTTCATATAAATCTTTCTTTTTCAACTTCATGATTGCATATTTTCATATAAATACTTATTATTTGTTAATATGCACTATCACTATCGTCAACATCTAAATATTCAACAGCAGCATCCTCAACACTACATTCCAGTTCTTCAACAAAATCATTAAACGCAATGCTAGAATTTTCAATTTCAGCAAATACTTGTTCCATTGTAGCAACCAGTGGAATTCCAAATTTTTGTTTAAATTGTATAAAGTATTTTCTTCTCAATTCTTGCTGTGCTTCGAGAAAAATATCCCTATCTGTTTTAACTGAAAGTTCATTAACCTCTAATTCGCTAATCTTCTTTTGGTTTTCTTCAATAATTCTATCAAGTTCAAGTTCAACACTACTTTTAGGAATGTCCACATTTGATCTAATAATCTGAATATAAACGCCATTATATTTACCAACATGATAGTTGCTGCTATCCTTTACAAGTACCAAATCGCCATCAGAATATTCATCATTTATGGATTTAATCATTGGTTTATTTGTAGCAATCATTTTATCATTTAAATATTTCAATGCATTCTCATATATTTCATAATGAACCTTATAACCATCACGCATTTTAAAACCATTCCAAACTTTATTTGGGTTGTATCCAGTCTTATTCCAGAAGTCAACCTCTAGTTCCTCCAAATACATTGATTCGTTTAAATCATCCGAATTAAAATTTTTCAAATTCAGTTCATCAAGTAATGGGTTAAATTCGCCCTTTATTAAACTGCCCTCCTTATCAATTTTAACTAAAATTTTCTTCTGGACTTCAGGCTGAAATCCAACTAAAATTGTTTCAACTCTTTTATTAAATGCATCCAGATACTTCTCATAGTTATATACACCAGTAATACTAGGATTTTCTTGTAGGTCTTTAGCACTAATTAGTGTTGCACAAAATCTTTCAACACCTGTTTGCTTATCAACAATCTTACTTGAATCACCGTGAGATTTTTTATACCCGCTATTAACATAGTATACAACACCATCTAACTTAGGCTCCTGTGGCATATAGTTAGCAACCAATTTAATCTTATCATCAATACTTAAATTCTTTTTAATTTTTTCAAGATTTAATTCGTGCTTATGTTCCTCGAAAAGTTTTTCACCAATTGCTTCTCGTTGCTCAATCAGCAATTCCATGTGTGCTTGCATGCCCTTTTCCCTACCATTTTTATCTTTGCCTCTCTTTTTATATGCACTTAGGCTTGTTTTTATTTTACTCTTACTTGCAATTTTTTTCAATGGAATTTGCATATAGCGTATATTTTCAGCATATGCGTAATAGTATTCAACAAATTCTTTGCCCTTACCGTGAAGGATTAAATCAAGTCCCTTATCAATAAATTCCTCAATGTATTCGGGCATAACTTTAGATTTAATCGTATTACCTGTTAGCTTAACCTTTTCCTTCATCTTACCCGTTTTCTTATCCTTAGCTAAAGCAAGTGTTGCATAGTTAATACGTGAAAGATTTAAGCAAGAAAGACTTTCACCATCATTATCAACAGCCATATAGGGTGGCAGCATTTCCTCATCATTAAATTTTTCAATAAGTGCTGCAACACCAATCTTATCACCATATTTCCACATGTCCTCAATTAAACCCTCCTCTTCATATTCAACTACCTGTTTATCAATAACCCTAATTTTTGTTTTGTCGGGCACATGGAAGTTAATACCATCAGTAACGGCAAGTAATGCAATGCAACCAAATTTACTAAACCATGTTGTTGCATGTCGAAGTTCAAGACGACCACTACATGTAATACGAGCAGCGCATACATTATCTGACCAGTTAAATGAAATATTTGAACCCAATGCACCAAATAACGAGTTATTTAAAATTTTAATAGGTAACTGCTTAATTTTTGACATAAGAATGTCTGCATTAGTAAGATTACCATTAACATATTTAATATGAATTTCTGGGTCAATTTGTTTCAATAGTTGAACTTCTTCATCATCTAACTTAGTTTCATTTGCAAGTTTTTTATAGATATTACGTGTCGTTGTAAGATATAATAATATCTTTTTCATAACACCAGTAATATCAAACATTGGAAATATACCCCATGTCAACTGAAGCATAGGATAAAGACTGGCGTAGTCGATTTTTACAATTCGCTCAGTATATCCAGTTTTAAAACATCTTGCCAATCCACCACTAAACTTTTCATATTTATCTGATTCTGGAATTGCCAAATCATTCTCATAACTCCATGCAGTTAACAGTAAATTCCAAATTGCTGCAGTACCCATCGTACAAATACGTTGATAGGTAGTTGGAACAATTTTTGCTAACATAAATGATGATTGATTATATAATTCATCTACTTGTTCAGTTTCCCACAAGTCATCAAGCAGATATTGTTTTACTAATTTCTTCCCGCTAATAAATATTGTAAGATTTTTTGGTAATGCATTTACCCTAAACCAATCAACAAATTCTTTACTTTCACTAAGGAATTTAACTTTAATTACTTTATATTGCTCTTCAGTAATATTGTCCTTATTTGCCTGAAGTTTATACAACTTTTTTGCAGCATCTTGATACGCATTTGGTATTTGAATATAATTATTCTTTTCATCAATTAAGAACATTTTATTTTCATGATAATATCTACCAATCGTATTGTCTTCGCCATCAATATATGTTCGATTTGGTTTTGCGAACTTTTCAAACTTTGCTACATATTTTAAACCAGTTTCTTTTAAATCACTATTTACCGCTGCAGTACGTTTTGTTGCATGAAGTATATCAATTACTGAATAACCCCACATTTCAGTTGCAGTATACTTATCAGCAGTATTACCATACTTAACACTTACATTACCCCTTCTTTTTAGGTGATAATTTTTTTTAAGGCTAGTTGGCAGGGTTTGCAAATCCATTTTAAGTATTTTTGCTCTACCTAAAATAAAATCAAAGTCAAACGTCTCAGAGAAATATCCAGAAATGACTGCTGGCCGTATTTCACTAATTAAATTAAAAAAATCTTGAATTAAATGTGCTTCAGATTCATCGTCATCTGTTTTATCAACTTCCAATATTGTTTCAAACCCCTTATTATTTCTAACACCAATTGCAAATACTCTGGACGATTGATATCGTAAACCAGTGGTTTCAATGTCAAACGTAAGTTTATGAACATTTTTATATTCTTCAAACCCTTTATATAGTCTACTTTGTGTTGAAATTAAAAATTGCTCAGTTGTTCTTGGCGAATAAAAATAATCCCGATACAAATAAATTGCTTCACCCTTCTTATCCTTAACTGGTTGCTCATTTTCGTCGAGAAGTTTTGCGTATGGATCAATGCCGCCATCCTTAAGATAACTTAAAATATCGTTATATGACCGACTACTTGTTAGCTTAAAACAATATCCATCAACAAGTCTTTTTTGATTACCAGTTTTTAACTTAGTGATTTTAATCCCATATTTAATTCTCTTACTTTCAATATATTGTTCACTACTACCACCATATAATTTAATATTTTTCTTAGATAAATCTTTCATATACATGAAAGGTTCATATCTAATATTATCTATTCTTGGTTTTTGATTTGGCTCATGTATAATACATTCAGCAATATTTGTCCTTGGGTCGGTTTCAACATTCACCAAATATTTTATATCATTATTGTAGCCTTCAAGAAATCCTTTAATTTCTGTTAATACTGCATGTTTATCCATTATTATTATATTAAATTTATTGGTTTATATATTATTACAATCAATTTTTTTCATACTATTTTTTTACAAATTTATGTGTTAACCTTTTTGATTTTTTATTATACGTATATTGTATATCACCAATTAAAAACGAATCCTTTGTTAATGCATCTTCAATATTTATTGGAAATATACCAGATAACCATAATGCAGTAATTGCATTATTTCCAACCAATTTAACATGATCCTTATCGCCATTAATATCAAAATCCAAATGTATTACATCATTTTCATTATTCAAAACGTTTTGTAAAATAAAAATGAATGCAGCGTAGATATCACCCCTCATTCGTTTATTTGTAACATCAGAATCAGTAATAATTAATTGCAATAAATAATCTTTAAGGGGATTATACCCAAACACATATTTACTTCCCATGTTTACTTTTTATTTTTTTAATAACATCACTTAACACTGATTCACTAACATTTGATTCATAGTTTTCATTATCCATAACCTTTACTATTTCTTTCCGCTTACTTTCGATTGCAGAAAATACGTAATCATCTATTGTATCAGGAAAAATCAAGACATAAATATTAACAGCAGATTTTTGCCCAATCCTATGCAGTCTATCGCTAACTTGATCGTATTCTCCAACGCTATATGGCAATGTCATTATGAATAATTTACTTGCAGCAGTTAATGTTAGTCCATAGTTACAAGTTTGAATTGAACCTAAAAAATCTTTTAGGTCACTATTAGGGTCTTGAAATTTATTTACAATATCTGAACGTTCCTCAACTGTTTGGTCACCAGTATGTAATGCTGCACTGTCACCAATTAGTTTTTTTAAATCATATAAACTGTTTTTATAGTAATCAACGACAACCACCTTCTCACCTGTTTCGTGAATATTCTCAATCAACTCAATGACATGCCTTATTTTAATTTGTGATAGGTATTGTCGCAAACGAATCATAATCGTTAATGCATTATGTGTTGGGTGTTCTACAAATTCATTTGCAACACTATTTTCAATTTCATTATAGATTCTTTGCTCATCATCAGTCATTTCCAGTATGATGCGTTGATATGTTTTATCTGGAAGGTCTTTTAAAACATCGATTTTTCGTTTTCTGTGTGTATATGGCGCAATCTTATAAAACAATTCTTCTAAACGTTGTTCAGCACTATCAATAACATAACCCCAACCATTTTCAATGTCATATGTCATGCCGCAATAATATTCCTGAAAATGACCTTTTGTTGCAAAATCAACTGGAGATATTTCATGCAATACCGTGTATAATTCATGTGCTCGATTCGGTGCGGGTGTTCCACTTAAAAATATTTTACTTATATTACCATTTCTAAAAATCTTATTATCGAACGTTTTCTTAAAATTTTTGTAAGTATTTGATTTTGTGGACTTTAGTTTTTGACACTCGTCTGAAATAACTGCATCAATTTTATCAATATCTAATTTTTTCCACTTTGAAAAAAATCTTTCGCTACTTGATGGATTAAAGTAGTCATAATTTACAATAATATACTTAGCATCCTCCACACTACAATCATTTTTTTTCCAATTTACTATATGGGCATTACTATTTGTAAATTTCTTAACTTCGTTATAGTAATTAAATTTTAATGAATTGGGTGTAATGACAATGACTTTATCAAAATGGTTCATCTCAACATATAATATGCTAGATAAACTCTTACCAGTTCCCATTTCATGTGAAATTAGTGTGCTACGAGTAGCATTCATGAATAGTGCTGCAACAATTTGGTGCGGAAATAGTTTAATATCTTCTTTTAAAAGTGCATGGCACTTATCGGAATATTTTATATATGTTTGTTCTAACTCTTCCTTATACTTAACCCAATTTTCTTTTTTAATGTTAAGATCGGCAATAAACTTACGTTTTTCTGCTTCACTTACCTCAATTTTATTTATTTGTTGAATGAATACATTCTTACTATCATCATTTCCAAAATCAAAATGTATTTTATTTGAACCCTTATATTTTTTAATTAAAAGATATAGAGAATATGTGTTAACTTCCCATACCATCATACCTGCATTCCACTTACGGGTTTCAACTGGAAGTTCTTTTATTCTAGTTGTAAGTTGATCGTTAGGTAAAAATCTTAGATAATATGCCTGTCTTCTTGAGATTCTTTCACAAAATACAAGAAATACTGGTGTTTGCATTGTAAAATACTGTTAATCTCGCAAATATATAAAAAATTTTCGAGATTACAAGTTAAATTACTGTCGTTTTCGTAATACTATCGGAGATAATTATATCTATTTGTCCATCAACAGGTAATTTAATTTTACCACATCCATATTCCGAATTTAAGAAGTCTACGACAAATTCACCTAAATATCTGCCCGCTTTTGATGTTTGTGATTGCTTAAATCTGTATTTAAGCGTATATTTTTCTTCAGCGGGATAGTTTACTCTGTCATTATTAATTACGAGATCAGCACCAACATTTGCAACACGATATATACCAGTATCTGCATTAGTCATTGAAAACGTTACTGCAACATTTTCTAACATATCTTCAGTAATACCATACTGTTCCATTAAACGTTGAGTTAATGGATATTTTAGTTCAGGAAGTGTGCTGTCTTTCTTAATAAAAAAATTATTAATATTAAATGTAGAATAGTTCATTATTTTTAATTGCTAATGTTTGTCATAATTTTTTCCCTATCTGCGCCAACCATTTTTACTCTTTTTTTCACTGTTGCTGCAATACCATCACCAATTAATCCTAATGACACTGCATCAAAATTTCCAAATGGATGTCCACTAATTTCAGTATAAAATTTAAATAAAACATATGAGCATAGTATTGTGGTTAAATATCTTCTCCAGTTGTCTTTAACCCAAAACATCCAATTCCATTTAGTTGGAGTATTTGGACTATTTTTATCCCTACCACTAGTTTCAGTTAAACCGTAAATTAAATATCCAATAGCAAAAAACCATAAATATCCAAATAGTTCAATACTTGTATAGTCTCCAAAAATCACCTTTAATAACTCACCCATGACTAATATTTATTTTATATACTATAATTCTCTCCAATCAATTGATGCATGAAATGTATCGTTAGCACCATAGTTTATAATTTCTAACACTAATACATCGCACACACCGTTAATTTTACTACCAAGTAACAACGAATTTTTAATATCAACAATAATTGAAGACCCACCTTGTGCAGCAGAAATACCATTACTTATTTCAATTCCTTGGCCAACAATCGTAGTGTCTGTCGCTAAAAAATTATTTTTGTATTCAATGGCACTATACGTTAATCCAGTGAATGGAATGTTTGTCCATTGTGTTGGAGTACCATTACGGTTAACTGTTTCATTACCATTATAGTACACCAATGACCAATAAAAATCACCATTAGTTTCATTACTTGCCGAAACTGTTAATGGTATAACCTCTATCATTCTATCTGTTGCTTTTAATCTGATTGCCAATATTGGTTTACTCAATCCATTATTAATCTGTAATCCATCTAATGTAGTTTGAACACTTCGCATAATACCATTAGGATTCACACCACCCTCAGATGATACTGATGAACAAATTTGTGTTAATGTTCCTGCACCGCCATTACTTCTAATTTCATAGCGTATTGGTAGATTAGGGTATGCAATATAAACACCAATGGTATTGTTTGCATTTAACACTTGGTGACAATAGTATGTCACACCATCAATATTAAAGCCATATCGAATTCTTCCCACACCCAACCATTCAAAATCAATAACAAAAATTTGTGATTTAGTCCAATCAATTTTAATACCAGATGGGTTTTGTGTTCCACCACTACCATTAAATTTATCTAAATTCCAATTAGATTGAATTATTCTCGTAATACCAGTAATATTTTTCACGACATTAATACTTACATCATTGCCATCATTTTCAAAATATAACCCATTTTTAGTCGTGTATGGTGTCGTTGTGATACTATCAAACAATCCAATTCTTTTGGTAACATTTGTTTGTTTACTGAATATACCAGTAAAAAAAACTAGCTGACTTTTACCAGATTGATAGTTAAAATATCTTTTTGTTTGTGTGATAACAAAATTATTAGTACCTGCATTTACAGTTAAATTATTGGCAGATTCACCAGATATTCTAGCAAATGTTCCACCACTAACGATAGTATCAAAAAATATTGCTGGAGAACTGTTAATAAATTTAACGTCAAATATTGTATACAAATCTGATATTCTCAGTCTTCCAAATGCATCTAAATTTGCACTGTCTTTATAGGTAAACTCACTATTTGGTAAATATGACATCACTTTTCAGTATAAATAAAATTATTTTTAAATAACATACCAATTCAAACCGCCATCATTATATAATGTAATTGACCCACCATTGACGTTAAGTGATATATTTGAAGACTTTTCAATATAATTTCCAGTCGATGCACTAAAGATAATATTATTATTTTTAGCATTAAATCCCTCATCCTTAAATATCCAATGTATATTATTTCCAACAATTGATATGTTAGGTAAATTAATATATACTGTGCCACCACTAGTGCTTAAGATTCCAATTATTTTATCTGTAGCTAATGGTGTATAACTTAGTGCATTTACTGCAGTTCTCTTATATGTAGAACCTGAATATACGTTAAATTCGGATTTACTTAAAAATGTTGCAGGTACTGTTGTGCCTGAATATGCATTAAATTCTGATTTACTTAAAAATGTTGCAGGTGCAGTAGTGCCAGTATAATTTGCAAATACGGTTTTATCTACTTTTGCATTTAAATCTACCAGATATGCAATCGTACCATCGGCGTTTTGAATAGTTAAATTTCTAAACGTATTTGTTGTAATGCCCGAAATTACAAACATTATGCCTTTACTGGTGTCACTACTATCAATTATCTGAAAATTATTTGACTTAAATCCATCTGGAACATCACCCAAATATTTCCAAATACTACCATTGCTAAAGTAAAGTCCAGCTGGCTTTCTATCCAATACCGTTGTACCACTTCCACTTCTTACAACATATATCTGGTTGCTTGCTGAAGATGCTAACGGCAAACTCGAATAAATATTAACTTCAGAATATGTTGATCCAGTTATTGACGTGCCACCACTACTAGTGAAATCGCCACTAAATAAAAATACCTTACCTGTTAATAAATCAATTGTAAATGTTGCCATTAACTATTCTTTTTAATAAATACTTATTGGATTTGAATTTACTTCCAACTTAGTAAAAATAAAAAAAGGAACTGCAGTAGTTCCTTGGTGTATTGCTTTTACATATTTTCAATTAAATCGAATAGTCATAAGTATCCCTTAAGTCCCAAACATATTTAAAATCTTGATCACCATTTGGAAATCCAAAATGCCAAACACTTCCAACCATCCAAATCCGTCTAATTCTCCAATTTGGTTTGCCCAAATCTTTACTATTTATTGATTGTCCAACATAAAATTCTGTTGATGATATTTCGTCAATTATTAATGGTGTTGTGACATCGAAAGACTGTATATTAAAATCACTACTATCAAACATATTATTATTTTTATATAAATACAAATAATATTGATAAAATGACTATGATTTATCAAATACTATCACAACAAATATTTTAAAAATCCAAATTTTTTTCTTGTTTTCAAATAATTTGGATTATTTTGATTTGCATACGCCTCCCTTTCAAAACTAATATTCATATATGCATTTCCAAATGGTAATCTTAATAACCATTCAACAAAATACCACATATAAAAAAATATACACAGTAGTTCTTTTTGTTGCATCCAATGAATTTCTTCATGATTAATTGTAGATGGGTTTATTGGATATGGTTGTTCTTTTACATAAATTCCGAATGGATATAATGTTATTGCAATTACATCTTCAGAGACAAAGAATTTTAGTAATCCACTTATTTTTTTTATTTTCATAACATTTTATTATTTTTTACATTAGCCTTGTGTAATACTAATATACGCATTGGGATATATAGAAGCAACAGTAATTGTTGCTGTTCTTGGACCGAGAGATGATGTAACTGTTACCGTAAATCCTCCAGTTCCAGTGCCGCTAGAAGAACTAAGTGTACACCATGTTTGATTAGATGTCGCAGCCCAACTAATAGTTGGGTCTGTTGTTACCAACACATCGTTTAAACTAGTTGGAAGTCCATTTAATGCAAAAGTAATGCTTGTGGGTGAAACAGTCAAAGTATTTAATAATACCGTAAATGTCACGCCATCAATTGTATTGATATTGGCGGCTAACACCCCATTTATTGATGCTACGTTAGAATCTGTTACTCCTGCTATACTCGATACTGTATTACTCATTGTTTCAAATATTTATTTTAGTAGTATTACATCAGGTGATGGGTTAAATATGAAATTGTGTGAACTTACTGCAGTTCCTATTGATTGGACATACTGTCCTGCTGTGGTTGGTCTAGTAGTAGTGGGTAACCCAGTTGTTCCTAAGTACACTGGCGCGCCCACTGTAAGGGTAACTGAGTTATAGCTATTACCTCCAAAAAGTAGAAATGAACCAGATGCGCCACTTCCAACACTACTTGTAGAATTATTAACTCCAACTACTCTTGCTTTTGCAGCAGTATCTGCTCTCGCAATACCAACAGTTCCAGATGTTGTAACATAAATTAATGAACCAGCAGTAATTGTTTCTGCTGCCGTAAAGGTAGCATAAATTCCTTTAGAAGAATTACTATAGGAGGAAATTGTCGTAAGATCAAATACTGAGGTAATATCTTGTGTTCCTTTATAATAATTATTAGCAGTTAAGTTATTAGCAGCCCAATCAACAGTTGATAAGTTGCTATTACCAGAATGCCATAATTTATAACCTGTTCCTGCTAAATACCGATAAGTTAATGTTCCTGCTATTCCAGCATCATAAATTCTATGACGTTCAGTTCCATCCCCATCTCTGAATACTATATCACCACTATCTGTACTACCCGAAGCAGCCTGTAAACTAAGATCACCACCATTTTGAACACTTATACTACTAGCAGCCCAAGGAACAGTTGGTAGGTTACTATTGGTTGGGTTGTAGTAATAACTACCATCTTGACCATCTAATTTATCAGCATCCAAACCCGATCCTGCACCATCGTTACCTGCACTCCATAATAATCCACCATTGGCATATATACTACCAGAAGATGAATACATTCTGCTGTCATAATCAGTTGTTGCTGCGTTTGTTTCGTGAAAATCTAGGTATTTACCGACCTCCATAACACCGTCAGGCCCAATATAAGTTATACCATCCCAATTTGAACCAGTTGAAACAGTTCCGTGTCCTCTTAACGTATCAGCATCCAAACCACTGCCTACACCATCATTATTCTCATTCCATATTTTATATCCATTATACTTGGGAGTAGTTCCATCATCTGAGAATAAGCTATTCCCTATTGCAGAAGTTCCAGTAAATTTTGGGAGATTATTGGCAGTTCCAGTACCAGAAATTCCACCAGATACACTTGCATTAATTGCAATATAACTACCATTGCATGTTAGCGTAATATTTGTCCCACCACTTAAAGTCTTAAGCTGTATACTATTGTTATTTAAACCAGTATATATTGTTCCATTTCCAGTTCCTAAATTCGTTGCACCACTAACGCTAATAATAGGTGTTTGCCAACTACCAACACCGTTGGCATCTGAAGTAAAAACCTTACCCAATCCTTTATTATCAACTATTGATATTGTACCACCATTTTCAATGATATATTTGCCATATACTTCAGTACAGCCAGATAGTTTTAAAACATCAGCAATGCTTTGCTCAAATTTGTCGCTATTTAAATTAGGTTTAGTATCAATCACAACATGAATATTTTCATAATATATTATTTAGGTGTATTATTATTACTACTTACTGTAATACATTCCAACTATATGTAAATATACCATAAGTATATTTCCAATCCATGCTCACAATCGAACCTGCTGCAATATCTGTGGCAGCAACATTAGTATAGTACTTATTTATTGTTTCATAATTTGATGGAAATGATATATTACTATCTGAAAATGTAATAATACTTGTACTAGCATTATTTAATATAACATTTCCATACATGCCATCGCCTAATTCAGAAATCAGTAAATTAAATGTATTACTAATTAAATCGCCATTATTGAAAACTTTCGTATAATTTTTACTAATTGGGCAATTAATAATCAAAACACTACCACCAAAATCAGTTAAATTTGCATCATAGTATCTATAATATTCCCTACTCATATTAGTTTTATATATACTACTCGTACCAGTAAGATAGTATGATGTTATTGTTAACTCACAAGTATCGTAAGTTCCAACAACAACAATACCTGGATACAATATCGTATTATAACTAGGCAATTCAACATTTGAAATAACAAAATCTTTACTTTGAGATATAAGATATATCTTATATCCAGAATCGCTATTTGACTGGCCAACAATTCTAATTCTAGTCATGGTAGATTCACTACTACCACTAGTGATTGGTGGTAATGCAATCGCATAATCATTACTTGCACTAATATTTATTGTATTTCCAATATCATTAGGTGATAATACATATGTTGGTATAATAGCATAATTACCAACTCCAAGTGTAATTCCCATACCATTTGATAAAAATAGTTGATTACTGCTATTTCCAGTTATAAATGATGCACGGTATTTATAGTATCCATCATACATTATAACAGTTCTATTTTTATGTTCATCTGTAGTCCAAGTCTGAGTTGTATCTGTATAATTAACAGGTATTGCCATTTTTTTATATTTTATTGTTTAATATTATTATGATGTAAATGTTGATTTAACGTAATACGATGCGCTGCTAGCTAAATTTATTGGCATACTAGATACACTAGCATTAATTGTAATGTAACTACCATTGCATGTTAGTGTAACATTTGTTCCACCACTTAATGTTTTAAATTGTATACTATTGTTACTTATACCAGTATATATCGTTCCATTTCCAGTCCCTAAATTTGTTGCACCAGTAATTCCACCACCAGATGCTGTAGCATATGTTAATTCGTGTGTAGCATTATCATAAAACACCGCATTTGATTTGCTTGCATTGGTTAATCCAGAAATATATGTTTTCCCCCTTATGCAAAGTTTTTCATTATCAAACTCACCGTAAATCAACGATTTGTTTGGGTAATTTGCAACATATAGTTTATTTGAACCCATTTCATTATATCCAGAACCATTACCAATTGCAACATTATTTGTACCACCAGTATTACTGAATAATGCAGTAAAACCAATAGCAATATTATTATTTCCAGTTGTATTATAGTATAGTGCTTGATATCCATTAGCAATATTAAAACATCCAGAAGTATTGTTATATAGTACGCTCGTCCCATTAGCAATATTATTATTTCCAGTTGTATTATAGTATAGTGCTTGATACCCATTAACAATATTATAACTTCCAGAAGTATTGTTATATAGTACGCTCGTCCCATTAGCAATATTATAACTTCCAGTTGTATTGCAGTTTAGTGCACTAAACCCATTAGCAATATTATTATTTCCAGTTGTATTATAGTATAGTGCTTGATATCCATTAGCAATATTAAAACATCCAGAAGTATTGTTATATAGTACGCTCGTCCCATTAGCAATATTATAATATCCAGTTGTATTACTGAATAATGCCCTAGTCCCATTAGCAATATTATTATTTCCAGTTGTATTATAGTATAGTGCTTGACATCCATTAGCAATATTATAACATCCAGAAGTATTGTTATATAGTACGCTCGTCCCATTAGCAATATTATTATTTCCAGTTGTATTATAGTATAGTGCTTGATATCCATTAGCAATATTATAACATCCAGAAGTATTACTGTTTAGTGCTAGATATCCCAAACCAATGTTATTGTAACCACAAGTTGTTTTAGCGAGTGCTTGGTATCCCAAACCAATGTTATAGTAACCACTTATCAGACCACATCCAATTGCACATTGACCAATAGCAATATTATGCCCATCACTACTATTACTAAAATATAGTGCTCGATATCCCAATGCAATATTATTACTACTTGTTGTAATCGATTTACCTGCATCGCATCCAAACAAAATATTATCAGTTGCAGTTGTTAATCCAGTTGGAATATTTTTACAGGTATATACAACATCATTCGGCGTAACCACAACCGAACCGCTAGTATCCGCATTAATTGTAATATAGTTACCATTACATGTTAGATTAATATTAGTTCCACCACTCAATGTTTTTAGTTGAATATTGCAATTACTCAAACCAGTATATATTGCCCCACTTCCCGTTCCTAAGTTTGTTACACCAGTAACTGTGATAGTTGGTGTTGGCGTTAATTCAATTGCACCATTAATCGAATTTCTACAAAGCAATTTGCCACTACCCGTTGGTGTATTTAGTATTGCCAAACTAGGAACTATGACCGAATTACAATACGTATTTGCACCAATTTCAACACCATTTAGACCAACAATTGTTGCATTTGTGTTTCCACTAAAAATTATATTATTATATCCACCAATAATATTAGCACCGCATGAACAACTAGTATTACCACAACCAATTGTAACGCTATTGGTACATAGTGCGACTGCACCATTACCAATACTTATTGATGAATTACCACAACTAAATGAATTTGAACCAATTTGTAGTGTTTTTTCTGTGTGACCTGCATTAAAAATTGTTTCACCACAAATTCGATATCCACTATTTGAATCAATTTCACCGTGAATTCCACAAATAACTGTACAACCACCTAAATGCAACACATCTGTACATCCCGTTTGATTGTATGTTTGTATAAATTGTTCATCCCTTAAATGTGGTCTATTACTATATTTCCAATTTTCCATTACTAATGTTTTTTCATAATAATAAATACTATAAAATTTAAGTTAAAATAAAAAACCTTGTCATATTCGACAAGGTTTTTAACTAACAATTAAATAATGGCCTATTTTTGTTTATTTACTGCTTCAATTATCTTATTTATATCAAAAACATTCACAGTATCATAAGGAAAGGCTTGTATTTGCCCATCAATTGTAAATTTATCTAAATATGAAAATTTATTTAACTCTCTCACATACTCTGCATTTGGTGTAATATTTATGTGTTCTGGATAACCAAAAACTTCTGGTTTATTACCTATCCAAACAACGGTGCTCTGCAAATTCAATGCTGCTGCAACATGCTGTGCAAACGAATCTATAAATAATCTTTTACTACTTAAAGGAAAAACTGCATACAGTTCTCTAAATGGAAGTGTCAACGCCTCAACGCCTTGCAATACAGGTTGTTCTGGTGATTTTATATGCAATATTCTATAGGACTTGCTGTAGTAATTTACGAGTTCTTGTGCTATTTCAATTGGCATATCTCTAAACCAAGATTTCTTGCTATATTGTGTATTTGGACTTCCACCATGTGTTTGCAATAACATTATTGGCTTACCATCTGGTTTAATTTTATCTCTTGCTATTTCTAATTCACGTGGATTTATATATATTTTTGGTTTATACCCATCGTATGGAATGTTATACATATCGCACCAAGACTGCGTAAGATGTTTTCTTTGTAAAATATGATCTTCTGTATGATATACTTCCTGACGAAAAATTTTAGTGTTTTCATTAATATAGTCATCATAAAAGTATTGCATCTGCCCAAAAGTATAAAAACGCCAAACATCTGGGTTATAAAAAAATGGCCCATCCCATGCAGTCACAACAATTAATTTATATTCTGGATATGCTTTTTTTATTGCACGACATACTGCTGTCGCTGAAACTTGCTTACCATGTCCTCCTTCTGAATGAAAAATTACAAATTTATCATTAGGATTTATTGATTTATCGTTTTCCATATGTTTGTTAACTAAAAATAATTATAATTTTTTATATTTTTTTATAAATACGAAGATAATCATGAAAATTCAAATAAATTGAAAAAAAATGAAAAATTTTTAGATTACATTTTTTATTAATGTTTACTTACTATTAGTTAACAAATGCTAAAGTAAACCATTTATCTAATTGTGAATTATATACAAATTCTAATGCACCATAATCGGTATTAATTGTTGCACTACTACCACTATCAATTTGTTTACCATTACCACTAATTGTAATATTATTGGTTAGTGCATCACCACCAGCATCTTTTATTTTATATGCTTGACCATCAACTGGATTACTTGGTAATGTAATTGTGAATGTTCCACCACTACTATTTGCAAGAATAACATAGTGGGTGTTATCTAATGTAATATTACTAGTAACTAATGTAGTTATATATTTGTTTGTCTTAATGTTACTCGTAACGCCTGTTACATAATTAACATCAACCAATGAATGAAGTGCAAATGTCGTGCTATAATTGGTGGCATATTCAATTCCTTTACCAGAATTACCATCACTAAATATTGCACCCGAACTACCTAATGCAAGTGAATATGACTCGCTTCTAACAGTAGTCGATGAAGCAGTAAGGTTGGTTCCAAATATTGACGTATTGGTAGCACCTGTAATTTTGATAAATCCATCTGTTGAAAAATTATGTCCACATAAGTTAATGGCCGTATCGCCAGTAAAATTACCACCAAGCACAATTGTTCCACTACAATTAGTTAAGCCATTTCCAGCAGAAATGGTAGATAATGCACCAATAACGTATTCTTTATCAACCAATGATCTATTTGTATAATTTGCACAATAATTACACTGATAGGTTATACCAGCAAAAGTATTTACTGAATTGCATTGAGCACCAATTAGCATCGAATCTTTTGTCATTGCAACATCGAATACATATGAATTACAATTGTCCAGAATAGAAAAATTAATACACGTTGGTGATATCACAACTGTACTATTTTCACACGTTGATGAATTGCATGTGTTTGAAATAATACTTGAACCATTTATTACTGAATAGCAATTTCCAGAAGCATTAATGACTGTATTACCAGTTAAATTGCCACCAAGACTAATCATGCATCCAGATTTGGTTAATCCATTATTTGCAAGTGAGCACGAAAAATCACTACTATCAACATATAGTATATTTGTACCACCACTATCAATTCTAACGGGAATTTCTAAACCAACTGAAGAGCCAACCGTTGCTCTAACATCAACCTTACCAGTAGTAACGCTACACGTTAAACCTATACGAAATATGTTATAATCAATTTCAAGTGAAGATGAATCAAAACATAGACCAGGATTACTATTTGATAATTTAACCGCAACATTTCTATTTGTACCAATTGATGTTACACAAATACCATTGCCTTGCGTAATACCAAATTGCTGGGCAAATATTGAATATGTTAGTGTATCGCCACTAGTTATCGGATTTGGTGTAACTAAAATCCATTGACTATTAGCGTTTGTATTACCACTACTTACTGGAATAATATCACCATTCGAAATTTCACCTAATGGTGAATAGTTATAGTCTTCAGTTCGAACCCAATTGCCAGTGCTTGCAGAATAAATTCCATTTAATGCACCATTAGTTTGTGATTTAACTAAGATTCTATTATTTGTTGAAATAATATCAACAACATTAATACCATCAATTGTTCCACTATTGCCACTTAATGTAACATTTGTAGTTGTTGCTGCAGCAACTGCTGCATGAACATTTAGTCCAGATGCAACGCTGTCAACGTAGTATTTATCAACAAGTGAATGTTCACAATAGGTATTACTATAATCTGTAGCATATACTAAGCCATGTGGACAGGCAGTATTATCGGTAACCAGCATTGCTGGTATACCATTATAGTCAATTGCTATAATAGCAGCATTTGTTGTATCATTACTTGAGGCAACACTACCACTCTGTGATTTTAAATAAATCGCACCATTAGATTTAGCATTTAATGCAATATCTGTATTATTTGCACTACTTAGACAAATGCCATTTAAATCACCCAAAGTTAATAATTGTGTGCCTGAAATAGTTGTTGGCGTAATTAATGTTCCACCTAAACATATTTTTTGACTAGTATTGCCCAATCCATTTGTTGCACCTGTGATTATAATGCTTAATATTTGACCAGTTTTTCCCGTCACGTATGCTGCATCAACAAGACTACGTAAATTATAACCACCACTGTAATCGCCACCATACTGTAAACCAAGCGTATTTCCAGCACCACGACCATCAATAAAAACCGTAGAACCAGTTATGGTTCCACCTAGTTTTACTGCTGTGCCTACTTTAGTCAAGCCATTATACGCTGAAGTAATGCCAGTATTTGCCAAACCACTATCTTTAATGACCAAGCCACTATCAGTAACGTTTAAATGCCACCAATAATCAATATTGGCAATATTAATTGTTAAACCAATATATCTTAACGCTTGTGGTATTGCAGCAATTGCCTCTGCAATATCAGTATATGGTTGATTACTAGAATTCAAATATTTAATATCAACTGGTTTACCAGCATTGATTTTTAAACCATCGTTTAGTATAATTGCCATTATTCGTTGTTTATATAATTAAACTTTCATGTATAACACTAACTTATTGACATTGTTGATGTTACACTTGATTGATAATTACTAATATATAATTTATAACTTTGTCCTGACCACAATCCATTGGCAACGCCATTTACAGTATCGGGTGCTGGAAATAGATTACCCGCAGCAGATACTACACCACCGATTATACCATTATTAAGTGCACTCACATACCATGTAGTTTTTGTCGCATATGCAATAGGAACTGCAAACCAAATATAATCACTATCACCGCTATTAAAATTAATATTTAATATACCATTGCCACTAGCAACAACTTTAGTACCACCTGTTATTAGTGCAGCAGTACTAGCTGGACGACCCGTACCAGATGCACCAGTAACTGTTAAATTTCCCCAATAATATGGATAAATACCAGTTATTGAGGCATTAGCAAAACCAGTATTTCCAGAAGTCAATGGATTTGGAGATACTGTACTATTACCACCAGCACTATCCTTGACAACTGGACCAGCACTATAGTATACACACGAACTCCACGCATTTGAACCTTCAATAACAATATAGTTTGATGCAATTTCAATATCAACAAGTGCACCACAAATATGATTTCCTGCAACACCTGTACCAACAAAACAATGACTTACAGCACAACCACTTCTATATGGAGTTGCACTACTATATTGTGGAGTAATTGAGCCCATATTAAATGATGAGCATACCTGAAATGTATTACTACTGCCAACTTCCTTATTTCCAGAAATAGATAATGATAAGCTATTTGATGGCTCAACAACAACTGGCTGCAATGTTGGAACTAAAATATCTCTCAATATTTCATTTGAAGTCTTACCAGTTAACTGTGTTCCAGCACAAATTCCACCAACTGTTACTGACGCAGGTGTTGCTAGATTATAAACAATGCCATCAGTAATACCACTCACAACCAACACATCCACATACTTTTTATCAACAAGCTGTGTATCTCCAGTAAAATTTGGATGTATTGCATATTTAGTATTACCACTTAATGTCAAAGTAGTTCCAGCACGTTGCTCAACGTGCTGGTCATCAATTTTAATTTTAGTATTAAATGCCATTATTTTTTAATTAAAATTCATATGCTCATTAGTTAACAAAAGCAATTGCACTCCAAAACATACCATTATATACAAATGTTACTGAACCATAATCGGTGTTAACTACGGATGTGCCAAAACTATTAATACATACACCATTACCATTGATTGTTATTGGGTCATTTAAGGCATTTCCACAAACATCAACAATTGATATTCTCTGACTTCTACCATCACAAACAACTGGTGATGCAGGTAAAAATATTTGAGATGTTGAAACACCCGAAACTAAAATTATTTCATCACAACTAAACGCATAATAACTTCCACCACTATAAAGACCATTAAGTTTTATTTTACTGGTAATTATGCAGGTATTTACCTCATTATCAACATATTGTTTATCTGGAATCCAACGTGGATTATTATTACAATAATTATCACCGTATGTTAAACCACTCGTTGTAAGATAAACAGTTGTAGGTGCACTAGATACCTTATTCGACAATACCAAGCACGTATCGCAAATATCTAAACTACTTCCATTTGATGGGTTTGAACAATGATACGAACTAATGGTATTACTACCACCAGATAATCCCCATTGTGCTGCAGCAGCCGAATATGAGCAAATATTAAACTTTGAATTCGAATATACTGTATTTAATTCAAAACTTGCAAGTCCATAAATATTTGTATTATCCGATTGTAGACGTAATGTATTTCCAGATAAATTAATTACAGTATTGCCAGTTAAATTTCCACCTAATTTAACAATTTGACCACTTTTTGTTAGACCATTCGTTGCACCAGTAATTGCTGAATTAAGAACAGCACCACCGCTAATCGTTTTTACTATTTTATCTGATGAATTCCAAACAAGTATTGAATCACTGTTTAATCCACTAGCGGGTGCTGTGTTAACTTTTATAATACCAACAGTATCAATACAATGACCCGAATTATTTAAAGATACACTTGATGTTCCACCACTGGTAAACAGTCCAATATTATTTGCATTAACACAGTAATTATTCAATGATATGTTTTCACCATACAATAAATTATATGCGCCATCAATGCAAGTATTGTTTGTTAGATTACCACCCAATGCAATATTTCTACCAACACTTGTTAATCCATTTGTAGCACCTGTTATTGCGCTATTTATAACTGCTTGCGATGTGTTATCAAGACAAACATTATGACTATCATATTTACAAATTCCATTTGTTGAACCAGTTACTGCAGAGTTAATGGTTGCTATTGTAGCAGTAGTAAGACAAACATTTCTAGCACTACTACTGATTCCAGTTCCAGTTGCACCTGTAAGCGAACTACTAAGTATTGATTGAACGGAATTTGTTAAGCAAACATTATGACTATCATATTTACAAATTCCATTTGTTGAACCAGTTGTTGAACTATTAACGATATCCTGTGTTGGAACATCAAGATTAATTACACGAACACCACCTAGAGTATTTATTGTAATACCCGTACCAGCGATTATATCAGATATGTGTGAGAATAATATAAATTCCAGTGGTGTAGTATCAACATATATTGGGTCTGGAGTTACTAATACCCATGCAGTATTACCATTTGTAGCACCAGAAAGCACCCACATATATGTGCCACTTACTACCTCACCAGTAGGAACCCCATCAAAATCAGGACTACGACCCCAAGTTCCAGTACTTGCACTATATACGCCATTTGTTACGCCACTAATTTGGTCTTTAACCAATACTCTATCACCACTTATAATAGAAATTCCATCAATGGCAGTTAAACCACTTAACGGTATTGAACCAGTTGTTGCAACTTTTACCGCTGCTTTTGGTCTTAATCCAGTTGCAATAGTATCGGCATATTTTTTTGTAATCAGTGAATTGCTGCTAAAATTTCCACTATAATCACTAGCGTATTGAATACCAATAGGTATTATGCGATTATCTGCTATCGTTAGCGAAGTGCCACTACTAATTGTAATGGTTGTTCCAGTAGTTAGTGCACCACCCAATATAACGGTACTACCACTTAATGTAGTGTGCAACCCATTAGTTGCAAATTCTAGCGTCCCACTTCCACTATTAAATACTTGCCAACCATTGATATTGCCAACATTCGCAACATCTTTAAGTATATAATATTTACTATCACCACTAACATATACAATTGTTGAGTATGCTTTTAACTGACCAGATGCTGCAGGTAAATCAGTCTTACCTGAAAGTGAATATAAATCACTTAATGTTGCAACTGCAGTTCTGAAGCCACCTTTAATAAAATCACTATCAACAACTGCCAAATCTGGGTTGTTATGTATTAATATGTCTGATTGTCTTAATGCCATTTTTTTTTAAATTTTATTTATTTTCAATAATTTTATGAAAATACTAGATTATCTCCCGTATATGCATTAGTAGCATTGGTTTTCCATACTTTATAGTTTAATGATTCACCATATGAATTGATAACGCTTACTTGAGCGAGTTGCGACCATGCCCCAAAATCTTGTGCAATACCATTCTTCAAAATACTCGTTATGTCACCATATGTTGAAGGATATGCGTAATAGGTATAGTTACTACCAGCAGTAATCGCATTCCAAGTTAATGATTGTGATGATAGAAAATTTTTATTAGCCAGTGCTTTTATTTGTGTCGATGTTAGTGTCGTATTAATATTAAATCCATAATATGAAAAATATTTAAACGATATGGATAGTGAGCCACCATTTCCTGTAGTATATTGATCAGTATATGTGATTCTATAATCAATCGATGTGGCACTTGTTGGAATTCCATTATCAAGAGTAGGAGAAATTGTTGCTGTTAGCGTATTTAAACTACTTCCAGAGGCCAATACAACATATGAACCACCATTATATCTTCTTTCTAGCGTCCATGCTGTAATCTTAACCAATATACGATTTGAAGTAATTGAGCCACTCGGACTACTAATTACATTCCCCTTTTCCCTAACTGTTTGTGTTTCTGGCGATGTAATGGTTCCATTAAGTAGAGATGATATTGTAGGTGCAACATATGCTTGTGGCGTAACTGTAATTATTGTACTTCCACTACCACCTGCACTATCAATCACACTATATTTGTATTGAATTGCAGTAGCATTAAATCTATTTGCGCTATCGTCAATATTATGTGTATACGTTGTTGCACCAGTACTAGTTGTTAATACATTCCAACCAGAACCTCTATTATATTGAAGACTTGTACTTGCAACGTGTGCACCGACCGTATTTATTGTATACGAAAAACTTAAATTAACTGTTTTACCTGATTGACCAAAACTAACATCACCAGTACCTAAATCACTTAAATTTATCGTAGGAACTAGTGCTTCGGCTAACGCTAACTTTATCACATCATTTGCAGTTTTTCCACTAGCAGGAATAATATCACCATTAAGATATTTGCCAAATGTTTTACCACTTGCAATACTTACCGTAATATTAGAAGTAAATTTTTCACTAGCACTACAACTTGAATTGATTATTATATTGTTTCCAACCTGTGATATTGAAGTATTTCCACTACCAACAAGAGAATTAAAGCACATATTTCTATTCAAAACACTGCTATAAACGCCAATTCCTGTTCCTAGATTTGTTCCACCTGTTACTGCAACACGACTATCATTTGAACTTGAATATATTATTAAACAGTTACCTCTTTGAGAAATTGTTGTATCTCCACTAGAAATAAGTGTCCTAAATTGTAAAGTGCTACCAGTTTTTTGAGAAAAAATTCCATAACCGCTTCCAACATTTTGTGCAGTAATTACAGCACTTGTACCCGATAAATAAACAAACGCATCATCATATGTAATATTAATATATGAAGGTGTCTTCGATTTTATTGTTCTTAATTGCATTATATTGCTTTCAGTATCCGAATAAATTGGACCACCTATCGTAATTGTATTTCCAGTTAATAAACTGCCAGTAACTATCGAAACAATTGCCGAACCATTGTTATATGGTGACCCAGATATCCAAGTAGTTGCGGTATATGGAAATGTAGTAATACCATTATAATATAATGCATTTCCATATACAGGTGCTGCATTTCCTAAAATTGTTTCTAAATTACCATCAACAAAATTCCAACCATTCTTAGCGTCAATTGTTGTTTCTGACCAAACCCAAGATTTAACAGGTAGGGTAGTTTTTACGTATCCTCTTTTAGGTATGCCATCTGTAGGAGTGCCAATACGTATAATACCATTACTATCTCTATAATAGTTATTATACAATGAGTTATAATTACCACTATAATTGGTTGCATCCAATAAGTTTGTTATAGGTAGTGTTTGAATACCAGTATAACCACTAAAAAATCCAATATTTGTGCCACCTGTAACAAAATTACTTGTTGGTATTGTGGTATCATATATTTTTTCAATCAGTGTATTAATGTCATTTTTAAACCAATATTCTTTATTAACACCAGTGGTTCCACTATCATTAATAACAACTGTTAGTCCGACATATCTCTCACTTGAAGGAATTATATTGAACACTTCGGTATGTGAAGAATAGGGTAATGGAGTACCATTCAACGTTCTTTCACTTAGATATCGTTTATCGGCAGGTGCAGGTGCTGCTATTTTTAAATTTGAATTTAATTGTATTGACATATTCTAAATATTTTAATTTGTAAATGTTAATGAATAACCAACAGTACTTGTTTGATAATTACTAATATAAAACTCATAAGAAATTGCAGACCAACAAGAATTTGGAGAATTTACTAATATTGCCGTAGGAGAATTAAATAATCCACCAGGTATTGATTCAGTATTGGTTGTCGGAGCATTTGAACCATACCATTTAGTCTTAGTATTACCAGCAGGGATAGCAAGCCAAACATATTTTGTTGCCACATTATAGTTAACTGTAACATTTCCGCTACTAATACATACACATTTAGTACCACCTGTCAACAATGTTGAACTTGCAATTGGTTGTGTATTGCTACTACCATAGAAATATGGGTAAATACCACATACTGGAATGTTCACTGTGGGTGAAATTCCTGCAGAACAACAGGTCATTCCACCAATACTTCCATCACTTTTTAATGGATATTGACCTGCGGAATAACTAACATTAAGCGAAATATTATGACATCCAAATTGAATTTGATGTGGCTGCAATGCAATTGAATTGCACAGTGATGATGATACTGCACAACACGTAGAACCATTATCGGCAGTATAATTATATGCCGTTGGTAATCCAGTTCTAACTGAGGTTCCACCACAATACACAGGATTTACGCTGCCTTGATTATATATTGCGCATGTTGTAAATACACAACCAGTTCCAACTTCCAATGGATTTGTCGCAGATGTTATTGATAATGTTACATAGTTTGGAGTACAAATTGGACTTAATGTAGGTGAAACAATCTGTTCAATAATACATGACAAGGATTCACCAACAATTGGAGTACCTGCAGGTAATCCACCAACACTACATGTTGTTGGAGAAGAACCATTATAAATTGTTGAACCGCCAGATACTGACGATAACGCTAAACGAATTTTATTTGATGCATTATCATAGGTTAACACATACCCATCCGTTGCAGGATTTGCACCATCAGCAGTAATTATAACATTACTACCATTTCCATCACTTAACGTTAATCCGCTGGTAGATAAAATTTGAGTTTGACCCGATAATGCCAATTCACTCCCGTCAAGTTGTTTAAATTGTATATTATCAAGATTTGGACGACTAAAGAATGCCATATTAGTTTATATTTATTATCAATAATTTTTGTAACATCACGACCGTATGGTTAGTTACGAAATTCGAGCATTTATGCTCGATTATATTTATAATAAATACAAAAGACTTCAATTAAAAACAAAATAAAACAAAAAACCCCACAAGAAATTTTCTTGTGGGGTTTTTATATTAATTTAAATCTTATAAACTAAATCTATCTTGTTTACGTGCTTTTCTTCGAAGTTCATTTACTTCACGAAGTGCATTAGGATTAAATCTTTCACGCCTAACCACACTAACAAGATGATTAAATTCATTTTCAGTAGCGGGAGAGAAAGTCGAATTCTCACTTGCATTAGATGTCTCAAGGTTATGAGCCTTGCGTGTTAGCCATTTACACCATCCCGCAATATATTTTTTAAACCATTTTCTTCTTTTAATGAACGTTGTCCTAGGACGATACAAACATACAATACATTTTTTAAATATGCAAGCATTTTTTTAAAAAAAATGAAAAATTTTATATTCGGTCTTGGAATAATAAATACGAAGAAATTCTAAAAAAGTTACAATTTTTTATAAAAAATATTATTTATCTTTCATAACGTTCTGATGCATACGCAGTTTCTCAAGATTATCCTTTATGATTTTATTCTCACCATGCTCTTCATCGGGGTCAACCAATAATAAATTTTCAATGTCTTCAGATGTAATTTTTTTATTAATCATCTCATGTAATGGTATCTTATGTGTTGGTTTTATGACATTTTGTGTTATATTATCATCCAAGTCTAATAATGACACATTCGCATCTACAGCAATTTCACCAATAGTATCATTCGCCACTACAATATCTTCAGACTCATCAATTTCAAGAATATTTTGATTATTTTCATCAATGTTTTTAAAATTAGAATCATTCGCTTCTCGAATTTCAGTGTCGAAATTTTTATTCATTTCAATATTATTTACTGCACCAAACATTTCAGGTTCATTATTTCTTCGTATCAGTTCATTTAACGCTTGTGGATTTCTCATTATATCATTCTCGTGCATACTAATTGCTTCATGTATCTTAATATCAGAAGATTTTTCTTTCACATTGTTAGCATGCTCTTCGAATTTATTAATGTCATCATCCCCATAATGTTTTAACCCTTTATATGTTTTTGTATACCTATACCTTGGGTCATCAATAATTATCTGCATTTTATCATTATCAAATATACAATCTTCGAAAGACTGTCCATCTTTTGCAAATCTAGCCTTTATAATTCTAATATTTGCTAAACTTGCTTCCTGTTGTGCGGGTGTCTTAGCGACAGACATAAAGAAATGTGCTTTTTGAATTCTTTTAATGTTTCCACCAATCTGATGCGCTTCAACAAATTCTGCACCAAAACCCGAACGATTAGATTGTATTGCAGTCCAAGCAGGAATATCTAAGTCAGATGATAATGCTTCAAATGCTTTTATAATTGCAAGTTCTGCTTCATTTCTATCAGGAGATTTCTTATGGGATTCTAAACAATCGAGATAGTCAAGCACCAATATATCAAAATTAAATCCAAACTTTTTTTGATATCCAAGCATCCAGTTTTTTACATCCATCATGGTTGTATTTTCCTGACTGAACCTTTTTATGATTAACCTACCATTACCTTCTAAAGATTTTGCCTTTTCATGAACAATTTTTGTAACCCTAGCATTTTCATCTTCATCGTCCAATTTACTTAGTGATGATTTTGACCAAATAGTATAGTGTTTACGTTTAATTTGATCTTTCGTATCCTCAAAAATAATTTGAGCAACATTTTTTTCGTCTTCATATGCAGTATTGGCAATTATAGTAAGTGCGGTAGTATTGTGCGTTAAAATATAATCATTAGTAACATATAAATGATCGTCATTTTCGACATAAATGCACTGTGCATCTTCATTATGAGAATAGGTTATCGATTGAATATATTTATTATACTTATATTTATTTCTGTATATGACACGATTTTGCTTTCTAATTAGTTGAAATGGTTTAATACTTTCGTCCGAAAACGATAATGTTAATATATACGATAACTTACCAATATTTATTTCATCATTATACTTATATTTGGGATATTTTTCTTTCATACTACAAAAGCCACCCAACGATAACACCAATTCTCTAACATCAAATGCCAACTGTTTTGATGTTGTAGTATATTGAACCCTACCAGTCTTAGAGGCAAATCCATCACTATCCATTAATCCCTGTAATAGCAATATTCTATTATCAATTGTATTATATTTATAGTCACGAGGGATGAATTTGGTGTTAGATAATTTATCAAATAATTCATAATTAGTTAGATTTTTTCTACTTCCACACAATCTAACTCTATATACATTATTTAATTTACGCTTATCCCTATTTATCGTTATATTGTCACTAAAATATTTTTTTACGTTATTAATGACATCAATGTCACACGTAGTAAATTCACAACTTTTCATATAGCCATCACCAAGCATAATACCCATAATATATGGATGGATTTCCACGTCCTTTAATAAAAATTGTACTGGAGAAATGATAGGTATTCTATAATTTAATTTTTTTGATTTTTTACCATATATGATGTAATCTTTCATGATCTCATCAAGAGTCATTGTTTTATATGTATTATCTGGAACTTTTATGTGTTTTATTTTGCCATTAATATTATGTGTAGTATTTGCAGTTCGCTGATTTAAAGAATTTACTGCCCATAAATGTTCTCTATCACACATCGCTGACGTACCATCATTAAATTTTACGTTATATATCTCCCTGATACCTTGTGGATATACACCTAAAACTCGTTGTGATTTTCCATCGCTTCCTATAACACTATCATTAATTTTTATTTCCCCATTTTTAATCCACCCATTTGGAGTTAATACTGGTGCAGACATTGGTAATGATTTACCAACACCTGAAGGGGTTAGTATCACACCTATTTCACCTTTACCAAGACCACCACCAGTTAATGAGTCAATTACACCAATACCTGTTGCTATTGGTTGTCTAAACTCTTTACGGAGTGCCTTGTCTATTCCATCAGTAACTTCTTCGCAATCATCCTCAATTTCACCAATACGTGCAATTTTTTGAAATCTATCGTCTATTGCCGTAATAACATACTTACTTCTAATATCACCATTCTTAACACTATCAATAATAGATTCTGCCAACTTGCGATACTCTTGCTGCTTAATGAAATTATTTGTCGATTTTTGAACAACATCTCCATCGTAAAGCATTTGCTTATTAATAACCCTTTCGTTCCAAAGTTCAATTCGTTTTACAACTGCAAATAATGACTCTTCCTCAATAACATTATTTGGGGATTTGTATCTATTAATTGCTTGATGAATACTTTGATTTTGAAGATTGGGAACCTTTTGAAATTCTTTATAATATTCTAAAATAATTATAAATAGTCTTCTAAGATTCGGGTCATCGAAATACTCTATTGCTAAATCAAGAATAATTTTTTCCGAAAATTCTGGTTCAACCAACAACTGCCACATAAGACGTTGCTGAAATTCTGGACCTAGATATGCTGATAATGTATGCTCTGTAGTTTCTGCCATTTAGATGTATGTATGTGAAAAGTTATTGTAGGTTACATAACCTACAATAACGATAATTATATTCGATAATACTTAGTATTTCTTAAGTTTCCTCAACATCTCATCTCTTTTTGCAGGAGAAAGTTCTCTGATTTGACTTATAGACAATCCTCTATAGTTTATTAAATCATAATCATCCCACATATTCTTTACATCACTATTTTTAATTTTTTCAAAAATAGTATCTGCAACTTCAACAACAAGATTAGTTAAATCTAATGACCATCTTGCCATAGGATTGTAGCCATCTACATAAAATAGTCTCTCTACAATTGGATTATCGTTTATATAAAGTCCAATTTTGCATTCTACACCACGAATAGTTTTATCGTCAATTTGCTGAACAATTGGCTGTGGATTGTAACGTAGGTCAGCTCTATGAATCTGAGGATACGATGTAATAACCTCTTGGTTATATTCGTATAAATCATATTCCACACCATTTCCCACTCCTACAACAACATCATAATTTCGTTTTGAAAGAATTTTCTGGAATTTGGTAATTGCACGTGGAAGAATGTCCCTAATATCAATTGAATACCTAGTAAATGGATTAAACTGATCCGCATCAAAAACTTTTTCACATAGCAATACATTCTCCTGTTGTAAAGAAAATTTAAATACATTGTTGTATCCTTTTTCGCTCATTTTTTTAAAATTTAAAATTATTAATAACTATGACAAATATAGTGTGAATTCGCTAAAATTAAAAGACTTTTTATAAATTACTTTGATTATTTTTTAGATACTCAGTAAGTAATTGTTTTTCATTCATTATAATTGTATAAAACGGTTCTACATACTGAACAAACGTGCTACCATAAACAGAGAGAAAATCGTCTTCAATCATCATTCTATATAAATTTTTACTTCCTCTATCTTCAGGCGATAATGGAATTTCCAATTGTAGTAGGTCATCTTCTGCTTGTTCGTTAAGCATTGGTTGTCTTAAATTAACTAATTTATAATTAGTTTTAAGCCTTTCAACACCTTCAGGACTAATTAAATTTTTTAATGCAATAAGTGGCTTTTTTTTATTTAAAATTCTTTCTCGATTAATTTCATCTGCCTTTATACAAATTTCTCTAACACTTACATGTTTATATTTTAGTTCTGGAAAATGTTCCAATAATGTTTTTTCACCAATTCCTTCAATGCCACTAATATTATCTGATGTATCACCAGTTATAATTTTAAGTATTAATGCATTCGAATAGTGATGATTAAAATGCATTATATAGTTAGAACGAGTTACTGGTTGTTCAATATTTGGAAATATTATTGTTATGTTTAAATCAAGTAATTGCGCAAAATCTCTATCGTTTGAATATAGAAAAATTTCTTCTTTGTTGTTGTATTTAAGACAATATGCTGCAATTAAATCGTCCGCTTCAACATCATCCACTTCAATTTGACGTAAAAACAATTCTTCGGCATATGCTTGAATTCTTTTTCTTTGTTTTAAAATTGATTCCTCTTTCTCTTTTTCTCTGCGTATTTCGGCAGCACTCATTTCGATTCTTTTATGCCATTCTTTAGTTTTACGATTAGCCTTATATTCCCTATCAATTCTATGACGCATAATACCACCACCTTCACCATCCCAAACCAATACGACCTTATTAATCTTATGTTCCTTAATTTGCTTACGAACTGTGGTAATAAAAGAATATAGACCGCCAATATGTCCATACTTGGCGGTCTCTACATTCTTTGCACCATGAAACGAACGCTTCAAAAGATAAGATGAATCGATTAATAGTGTTCTAATTTTCATTATTCAATATCTTCAATATTCTGGGTTCTTTCAATCAATTCTTCTGAGCCAATAACATTTCCATCAGCATCCATAGGTTTAGACTGAATTATAATGTCATCTGCAGTTAGACTATCATCTTCAAAAATATTTCGGAAATGAAGAATATGTCGCTTTTTATATTCATCAATACTTGCCTTATCGCCATATACAAATCCATGTGGTGTTGAGGCAATTTTTCCCTCTAATGAAATGCCACCCTTTTCACCGTCAACGTGGTTTTTAGCGATATTAACCTTGTTACTAAAACCAAAGTTAACGTCACGACCCTTACTTGTTGCAGTTTCTCTTGCAGTTCCATGTGTAATAATACCACCAAAATGATAAATAAGTCTTGAACCAAAAAACCAAGTTTCACCACCCTTATGCTTAACAACCTTATTCATTGAATCATACCAAATTTTCTGGACAGCACCAACTGTATTGGTATATGGACTATCAATTCTTCTACTGTTTGGAATAGTATTATTTAACATTGACATGAATGATTTCTCATATGCACCAGCATTCCACATATTATTATCACTATCATTCTTTTCGAGAGCATTTATTGTTTTAATACAATTTAATGTTCCAATAGAATCTATAGCAAAATACAAATCATATGGTAATTCACCTGCAGCCTGTTGGTCTAGGAAATAATACATTGCTTTTGCCAAATCTTCAATGCTTGCCTCTTTCCTATCCTTATCTTGCTGTTTTCCGAAATTATCTAAAAGAAATTTATTTTTAACCAGAATGTAATCACCATTCCAGTCAAAACCCATTAACGTTAACCTCTCATTACCCTCATCAATATTATTTTCAGTATCAATAATAATTGGTAATATACCCATTTTTTGTGCATTCACAATTGAACGCATTAAAGCCGTTGATTTACCAGTATTCGAATATCCACGGAAAAGTGTGACATATCCTTTAGGCATTCCAGGCATTCCAGTTGCTTCTTTCAACGCATCATCAATGGGTATCCATATCAATGGTTTTGATGGGACATCTGAAGCACCAACCTTTTTTTTAAAATTATCGAGACTAAAATTCTTTTTTGGCGTGGGTTTTCTTACCTCGTTTACTGGCACATCAACTTGTGCTATTTTTTTTGCCATAAAATTAAATGTTTTTATTGTAGATTAAAAAGGGGGAAGCGTTCCCCCTTTCATTAAATAATGTTTAACTAAAATGGTAAATCATCAAATTCATCGCCACCTACGACATCATTATCATTGTCATTTACATCGTTTTCATTATCATCATCTTGAATACTTCCAAGTGTTTCTTTTCCCAAATCAGATGCATCATCTTTATATGTACCAACTTTTGATTCTGTGATATTACTAACGGTAACACGTGGATATTCTTCATCGTTAAGGTCAGATGCCTGTTCGAAATTTTCGTCATCATCTGCATCAAGGTTTGCTGTTCGAGTATTGGCGGCCTCTTCTAAATCAGGACGACCTGGAAATACCCAATGCTTGTTATTTGCGTCAGTATCATCCCAATACGGACTAGTACCGTTCGCCACCATTTCAAGAAACTCATGTGGTGTTGTATTGGGTGCTTTCTTAGGCATGAACACGTCTCTCCAAGTAGTGTCATCGGCAAGCCAATTCTCCATAACAAGTCTATCATTACTCAACGGTGATGTAGGACGTGCACTGATCGCCGAAATTGCTTTGTAAGAATGACCATTAAAATCGCTATCAGTCATAACAATACTTAGGTCAGTACCCTTTATTGGGTCAGAAAAATCTGCTTGCTGATTAGACATATAGTCTTCCAAAATTGGGAGCAACTTATCAAGAGTTCCTTGATTTTTATAGTTGTGCTTAAATCTCCAAAATTTAACACCATCCTTTTCAGCACCCTTATCAATTCCACGAACAATATAGAATTTCTTAGCTTCCCACTTAACTGCTTCCTTATAAATTAAGTCATTTTTTTCCTTAACTTTAAGTTGCATGTCATTCATTGCTTCTTTCTTAATACCCTTAATTGATGGGTCTTGCTTTGCAAGTTCTTTCTTGTGCTTTGCACATAAAGGACATGGAGCGGGAATTAGAATTGGAGCACCATTACTGTCAAGAACTGGCTTGCCATCACTACCCAATTTTGGAACTTTAGGGTCGTTATGTGCAGGACAATAAATTACACTTCCATGCTTTTTTGTGCCACCTTTAGCGTTGGTTGTAACCACATGAAAAAACGCTTCTTCAATGTGCTTTTTACCTGCTTTAGGTGGGAGAATTCTGAAGAGTTCTTTAGTTTTTCTTGGAACGAAATACTTTGCAAGAAGGTCTTCACGTGATTTGCGATTTTTGCTTTGACTTTGTTTTTTCTGGTAATCAGAAAACATTTTTTTTAAGTCAGACAAGTTGCCACCTTGGGCATTTGTCATAGAATTTTCATTACTCATTTTTCAATTTTAATTTACAGTTATTTTCGTTTTCAATTATAAAAATTGCAGTACAAATGTATTATACATTTCATATAAATACAAGGATTTTTAAAAATAAATCCGATATTTATAATTAAGCAGTTAAAATATTATCCGACACAATTGTAAATGAAACAGTTTGTTTATTTTCATAATAATTGCCATTTTTCATTCTAATTTGTAAATGATAATCTTGCGGAATTAGCCATGATGTATCAAGATTAAATTCATAACCAGTATTTGTTCGATTAACAGAAGTAAATGGAATCACATCAATTTCATATTTTTTACCAACAGTAGTGAATAATCTATATTCAATATCCAAAGGTAAGAAATTATTTTGATTTGGGTATAGTTCCTTAATTGTTAATTTAATTTTTTTGACAACACCTGCACTAATATTTTCCTTTTCGCCAATACCCCAAAAATAAAAAAAATAATTATTGAAATCAATTATATTTGAATTATCGTAGGTATTATATTTTTCTGGTGATATTAAATAAAATTCATCAGAATGTTCACTAGACCTACCATTAATCGTTAATTTCCATACATCTTTAAATAATACTGCATCGGGATATAATTCCGAATCAATATTTAAGGTTATTTTGTATATTCCTTTACCTACATTAACAATTGAACTACCAGTTAGTGTATCAATAAGATTATCTTCATGATCGTAAATATCAACACCATTTACAGTAATATTCTGTGGAAACCCACCAACATTTACGTATAGATATAAATTATTATCCTTATCTTGATAAAAATAATTACGATCATCGATGATAATATCATCAACAGTTGTTTCAATATATGGCTCATACCAAGTGTTGGTATTTTTTGCATGAAATGCAACTGCTTGCGTTAAACTAGTTATTAATTCCTCATATACATCTGGAAATTTAATGCCCAACCCATAGGAATTTCCAGTATATGTTGAACCACTACCAGTTAATCTTTGATTTATATAATCAGTAACATCAATATTAATATTTTCATTCCCCTTTTCAAATCTTTGTGAACCAATTATTTGTGTAATTCCAGAACTATATGCGCCAGCATTATTCCAAGCAGTCGTAGTTTTTGCAGAATACCAATTAGATGCTTGATTAATTGGATTAAATGTCGTTGTCGTATCATATATGAAATCATAACCACTACCCTCATCCCAATCTTGATTTATATTGAACACGTCCAAATCGAAACTTGATGCCCTATTAATTGCATCAGAATATGATCTTTTGCCTAAATATTGTTGTGCATAACTAATAGTATTGGTCATGTGTAATGTATGTGTAACTACACTAGCGGGATTAATAAATCCATCCGAAATTTTATTACTCAAATTAGTTAAATCAACATCAAATATCAATCGACTAACTCGTTTATTGACTGTACCATATGATATTTCAGTAACAGGATTTTGAGAATTATTTGTTTCGTTAAGACTAATTAATGTATTTGACTTGCTAAAATAACTTCTATATGTTGACATTATTTTGTTTTTTTATTGTATTTATCATAAATACTAAAAAAGATGAAATATACCACAGAAACATTCATAAAAAAAGCAAATGAAATTCATAATAATAAATATGATTATTCATTAATTGAATATATCAATACTCAAACATTAATTAATATTGTTTGTCCTCAACATGGCATTTTTAAACAAATTCCAGCCAATCATATTAGAAATAATAAACCACGTGGATGTCCAAATTGTGCAAAAAATAAAAAATTAACAACAGAAACATTTATAAAAAAAGCAAAAGAAGTTCATAGTGATAAATATGATTACTCGTTGGTTAAATATGTTAATGCCAATACAAAAATTAAAATTATTTGTCCCAAACATGGTGTTTTTGAACAAAAACCATTTCTACATTTACAAAATTATGGTTGTCAAATTTGTGGAAACAACATAAAATTAACAACAGAAACATTTATAAAAAAAGCAAAAGAAGTTCATGGTGATAAATATAATTATTCCTTAGCTAAATATGTTGGTTCTCACTTAAAAATTAAAATCATTTGTCCCAAACATGGTGTTTTTGAACAAAAACCAAATAATCATTTATGTGGACAAGGATGTTATAGGTGTGGAGAAACTATTAGAAGTAACATAAAATTTATAAACGCAAATAATTCTTTTCTAATTAAGGCAAATAAAATTCATTCCAATTTATACGATTATTCATTAGTTCAATACAAAAACAATAGAAGTAAAATTAAAATTATTTGTTCAAAACATGGTGTTTTTGAACAAAAAGTTAATTCACATCTAAGTGGTCATGGATGTCCTGAATGTAATATTTCAAAAGGTGAACTAAAAATAAAAAATATTTTAGATGAAAAAAATATTGAATATGCCTTTCAAAAAACATTTGATGATTGTATCACCCCAAATAATAGAAAACTAAAATTCGACTTTTATTTACCAAATCAAAACATATTAATTGAATATGATGGAAAACAACATTACGTGCCATTAAATTATTTTGGCGGTATTAAATCATTTAATGTTAGAAAAGAATATGATGAAATTAAAAATAAATTTGCAAAAGATAATAACATTACATTGTTAAGAATCCCATATTTTAAATATAAAATAATTGATAAATTAATTCAAAAAATTATAGAAAACAAAAAAGACTACTAAATGTAGTCTTTAATTATTAATTTAACTTTACCATTATTTCTTTGGTCTATATTTTGTCCATAAATCAAAATATTCTTTTTTTTGACTATCACTTAATGTATTAACATCTTTTTTTTCATAGTCTTCAAGTTTAACGTAATCATTATTATCGCTATCTGTTTCTTGTGGTGCAGCCACTGCAGGTACTGCACCAGCAGCACCAACAATTTCATTCATGTTGTCGCCAACATTTATTGGTTTATACCCAAGTAGTTCATCGGTTTTTTCTTCATCGTCCCCATCTTCACTAGCATCACTTGCTGCGCCAAACTGTGCACTTGCTTCTGGAGTATCTTTTTCTGTATAGTATTCACTATCTTCGCTAAGATGATCCATTACAATTTCAATTGCAACTAATGGGTCGTCGGTATGCTCCTTTTCGACTTCAAGTCCCATTAATATTTGTTTTGGATCAAAATCTAATGGCGATTTACCGTCACCCTTACCACCAATGAGCACCTCACCCTCCTCTTCTTTATCTTGCGCCAACTTACTAATTTCATCTGCAGTTTCTTGTGATGCACCTGTATTTTCTTCTTCATTCATTTGAGACATATCGTATTGTAGTCCAATATATCCGATCTTTGGATTCCACGACATTATATATCCATCTTTCTCATAGATATGGTCACTGCTACCATGTCCCAATTCATTGGTGGTTGCATGTTCACCGCTATAATGCCATTGTTTTAAATATTCCAGTGCAGCATCCTCACCCTTTGTTTCAAGAATTTCTAATGGTTGAAACGCAGCATCTCCCTGTAGAAAAACAATATCTTCATATCTATCCCCACCAACACTTTCACTAACACCTGTTTTAACACTAAGTTTTTTCGTTTTATGTTTTTTCTTTGGTTTTGGATATTTTGTGCTTGTTTTTATGTCACTAGCAATTCCCAATTCTTGAGGATAGTCGGTTTCATTTAATTGTTCCATATATCCATGAAATAATTTCATTGCTGTTTGTCTTACCAATTCATAATATTCCTCTTTAGACATTTGATACACCTTAACACCTAAACGCTTCTTAAGCATTTCATCTGCCATGTTTATCAATTTTTGTCTTCTTTCTGGTGTTAATTTATTATAATATGCAGGAGTTATCTTATCCACATCAATAGATGTATCGGATTCAGGTAAAAACTTATCTGCCCAAGCAGGATAAACCCTTTTTTTTCCTTTTGCCATCATATTACCAAGACCAGTAGATTTTTCCGCACTTTGAGATTCTGGCTGTTCAAGATTTTTTAATTTCTCAAATTCCTTATCGATTTCATATCGTGTTGGATAGTAGTATGAATTTCTATTTCTTCTATTGTTGTCATTAATTAAATTTTCAACTGCTTGATTATATAGTTCAACATCCTTTGGATCATCTTCAGTCTCTTCTTCAGGTTCTATTTTAGTATTATATTTATTTTTTTTCATTTCGAGATAATCGGGTGGCATTGCAAGTGGGTCATCTTCAATAGTATCATTTGTATAATCATCATCAACAACATCGTCATTATCATCGTTTTCGCTAACAAATTTCTGTAATTCAGGTGAATTTACCCTAAGTTTAGGATTAACGGGCTTTTCATCAAAATATGCCTTTTGTGTTTGAATTTCTTCACTACCTTTTCTATATGGAATTTTATCGATGAATTTAACTGCTTCTTCATACATCTCATCCATTTCAACGGCAGATTCACCAGCATCCGCATATTTACCAACAACATCAATCATATCTTGACCATATTCTTGGTTCATCTTTGTCAATATGCTTGCACCTTCAGGTATTTCAATATTATAGCCAGATGAATTATATTCAAATCCAATTAATTCTGCATTTCCAACAGTAAAAACACCTTCTTGTTCGCCCTCATTTGAGGTTATTTTAAATCTAAATGTAACCTTTTCATTATCATTACCTGATGCAACAATCGTAATATGACTTTCATTATCAACTGTTTGACTATTGGTCTCATCAATATTCAGATTTCCATCAATTAATTTTGTTAATTCATTTTTGACAACCTCTTCTTGATAATTACCTTGGGTCATATCCTCATTTAGAATTATTTTATTGACTCTTTGAAACATCTCAAGGAATCTTTCTTTACTACCAATTGAACTATATATTTTCATGTTTTCACTATTCAAATATTATTGAATTATTTTTTCCAAAATCTCTTAATAATACACCTGCTAATGAATTTGCCTCATTTTCGTCTGGACTACCAGTTTTATTAGAATCGGATGTTAATTTTCCATCTAAATTTTGCTTATGGTGTATCATTTCGTGTGCTAAAGTTCTTAAAACATCTGCTAAATTTCTATTTGCGATAACAACTCTAATTTCTTTTGATATTGGAGTATATTTTCCAAAAGAATGCATAGTTTCAGCCTCTTTTTCATCATTAGATAAAACAATCTTCGGTAAGTTATCTGTATAACCTAACCTTTTACCAGCATACTTAACAAAATCGTTAATTATCTCAATTTTTTTTTCTTTAGGTAATAATGCCTCATTTAATGGAGCATTACTTACCCTATTAAGCATTTCAAATAATCTTTCTTTCGAACCATATTGATGAAATATTTTCATTACTAATTCATTTCATTAAAACTGTTCTGAACATCTATTTTTGACCTTTGGGGTAATTCATCAAAATCTGCAACAAACGTACCATCAGGTAGTTCGCTAATACCCCTTTCTTTTTCCTTCTCACGATTTGCATTAAACCAATTACCTTGCCAAAAATCATTTAAATTAAAATAATATGGATAACTTACGTTTGTTTTATTCATTAGTTTTTCTGAATTAGTTGGTTCTCTAACTTCTTCCACATCAGCATTAAGTATTTCCAATTTTCCATTTAATCCTTGAACAACGTTATTCAAATTTTCCAATTGGTCATGAATATCTTTCATGGCTTCAAGGTTATGTTTAATAATATCATTTTGAATATCGTTTACTTGATTTTCTGGTTCAGGACTATTACCTATAGGATTGGTGGAAACATTATCAATACCATCAGACATATCATCACCATCATCCACATTGTCACCATTATTATCATCAGATTGGTCAAATGCTGGAACTGGTGATGGTGTTGGATTACCATCAACTGGTTGATCGTTTGATGGTGCTGGCAATTGATTTCCCACTGGTTTTGGTGCATCTTCTTGATCTCCAGCCTCATTAGTTAATTTAGGCATTTCATCAAATTCTTCATTTGCACCAACTAATGGACTATATCTCGCAGTTTCGTTAATCTTATAATTAACACGATATTTAATCTTTCGGATTTCTTCTGAAAGATTAGTTAGGTTTTCATTTTTCATTAAATGAATGTATTAGTATTGTTCTCTCAATAACATGCGTCCAGATTTATCAACAAAAATTTTATCAACTCTTTCGATAAGTCCTTCACGTTCATCAAGAACGGCTTTCTTTGCATCATTAATTTTTGCATCAACTTGAGGTTCATCAACGAAATTATCAAGTGCCTTTTCTACATTTTTTTCCATAGTATCCATAATCATTTCATATAAATACTGTGTTACATTCATTTTGACAAAATGGAAACAAGATATCTTTTAAGTAGAATGAAATTAGGAAATATTTTATAATATTTTAGATATTCATCGCCTTCATTATCAAAATATGAATATTCTGTCCTTTGCTTCAAATATTCAACCATTTTTTCAACATTAAATTGAAAAAATTCATACATTTTTAGATTGATACTTACAATAGTTTCCTTATTCTCGCCAAAATTTTTATTTTCAAATAGTAAATACACCATTTCATTTTTGTAGTGGTATGTCGCTTTAATATTCTTAGGAATAATATCTAAAAAATCTTCCAAATCTTTTATTTGAAAAAAAACTGGGTCTAAGTTTGTAAACATATACTTTGGAATATAGTATAGTGATGGTGCATCATTTACAAAGGAATTTATTCCTTTAACATGTGATGCCTTACCTTCTTCAAAACTACATTCCCAATACAATTCATTTGTAATTATTTTTCTTTTGAGAATATCAGCATTTTGAATTATCTGATTATCTGGGTTACAATTTTTCATGAATGACCATCCAACATATAGTGTTGGGAGTGACATATCCAACTTTTCATACTCAATTGGTTCATTATAATAGTTAACATAATCGACCTTAGTGTGATTAACCAATTCTTTTTCGTAAACAATATTTGCGATTTTCATATACCATTTATTTAAATTATTGTTTGATAATTAGATATTTCTGTTACATGCCAAAGTTTTTCTCTATCAAGACTTCTCTTCCATGTCATGTATGCATCACCATTATGTTCATCATAGCACAAATCATCCGTTAGATGATACGCCAAATTCTTAACCGTAATATACCACGATTTATTTATTTCATGCAATTTATTGCGAATATTACCATCATAATAATATATTGTTTCGAGAATAAATAGGTCTTTCTTTTTCAATGTCATTAGTGCTGGAACTCCAATCCCAACAACACTAATTGGAGACATATTTGCTCTATTGTTCATATAGTCAACATAGTAATTAGTTCCAATACGTCTATTTGGATTTCTCCAGTTACTTAGTGGATATAAATCAACTGACGATATTGCGCAATCGCCATTATTAAATGCCCCAAATATTTCTTGCATTGTTGATTTCATATCATATATGTAATAATCTCCATCAGTAATGGTAATATAATCATACTTTCGCAAAAAATCTCCATATTCTTTTAAAAATATATTAATTGCATTAGCAACAATATTTTTTTCAAACTGAATGTATCCTACTAGATTATTTTTTATTTTTTTTTGTTCAAGAAAATATTTTACAATCTCTTCCGAATAATTTGATTTATTTTCAACAATAAAATAATCTATATTGTCTTGATACATTGAATCAAAAGACATTTTAATGTGTTCTACATTATTAAAACAAAAAAAAACTAATATGTGTGTGTTCATACATCTTTAATTTTAATTGCTGGTGTGCCAACATATACACCAGATTCATTAATATTTTTTATTACTCCAGAATTTAGACCAATAATTATGTCATCACCAATACTAGTTTTTTCTCTCACACATGAATTACACCCCAAGTATACTCGATTACCAATATTACAGTTACCTAAAACATGAACATTAGGTGCGGTAGTAAAAAAATCCCCAATTATTGCATCGTGACTTATATTTGTTGCACGATTTAGTTGAGCATGCTTACCAATTTTAATATTTGTTGTCAATATTGAACCAGCACATATAATCGAACCCTCACCAATTTCAATATTATCAAAAATTTGTACTGATTTATGTATAAATGTAAAAAATTTAGTATTGATTGGCAATGCATTCACTAATTTTTGTCTACCATACATATCACCAATAGCAACTACTACCTCGTAAATATTTGGGTTAAATTTACTAATTGGAAATATTTTAATATTATCATAAGAATATTCATCGCCAACAAAAAACACGATTTCCTCATTAGGATTATTATCTAACATCTGAACATATAGTTCTCTGCCCATACCACCAGCACCAATAATTGCTTTTTTCATGATTTATTATTATGTATTAAATTTCTAATCATTTTGTATACGCTCAAAAATAAAAAAATCTGCTTGAGTATCATCACCTTTATATGGATTATCCAAAAATTTAATTAATTTAAATTCTTGTGGTACGTCAGGCATAAATTTCCTAAATAAATTATGTATGCCACCAAGAACCTCATCTTTATTGGTACTATAAATAATAACATACTTATTACTTAGTCTGAAAAGGTCTTTCATATATTGCAGATACACATCTTGTTCAATCAAATGCAATATAACATCCATTGAAATTGTTAAATCATATGTTGTAAGGTCTGCCATTGACGTAGTAAACTTATGGTTATAATTCATTTTATTTCTATCTATAACAAATTGACTCACATCAAATCCCGTATAGTCAGGAATAGTAAATAATGAAAACAACCAATCACCACAACCAAGTTCACACGCAGTTTGAATATTATTATCTATTACAAAATCATTGATTATTTTTGCTTTATATTCTGCAATAATACCTTGTGAGCCAATTCCAGAATTTCCACCTGATTTGTATCTATTTTCCCAATATTCCTTGCTATTAAAACTATTGCTCATATTTTATTAAAAATGTTATTTATGAATTCCGTTTGAACTTTATCGTCGTATCTATGCTTATCAAAAACATAATTATCTTCTAAAAATTGTTCTTTATGTTTTAAATATCCTTCCCGATGTTCGAGTACAATTCTACGTATGCCCCTTTTCTTCGCAAAATAATTCACATATATATCATCCATTGATGTAGTTCCACAGAAATCATACCATTTATCAAGGTCATCATAAAATTCTCGTTTAAATAATGACCCGCAATTGCTTGCAATATCTACTTCAACATCTTGTTCAACATTTCCTAACGAACGAAAAACGGCTAATGGCTGTCCATAATAACTAATAATATTACCTTTAGGTAGTATTCTGCCATGCAAGGAAACCATAGCATTATACTTTTCACAACCATTTACTAATTTATGGAGATAATTTGATGGATATATTAAATCATCATCGGCCAAGCAAATATAATAATTATGACCAATACCAACAAATCTAAGTTTTTCATTACTTCCCTTTTCATTATTAGTTCTATGAAGACTTATCTTTTCATCATTTAACATTTCATTTACGAACTTCCATTGCTCATCAGTGTAATTGTTACATGAAATTGTAATTGTACCAACTTCTGGATTTAACAACAAAGATTTAACCGTTTTAACAACATGTCCCTGTCGCCATAAGGATGCCATATAAATATCAACAAATTTATCCATACTAATTAATAGGTTTTTGTCCATAATTTGGGCTACCTTGTGTTTGTGTCAACACCAAGTCAATCCATTTTTGCTGTAATCTTTTCGTAAGACTAGATATTACTCTATAGTCTCCAAAATTCCATGAACCCCAATCAACAGGTAAGTGCTTACTATGAAACATAAATCCAATACCTGAAATATTACCAGCAATTATCCTACCAAATCCATCATTGCTTGGAACAATTTGACCATTAATATCCACTCGCCATAATAATATTTGATTTTCATTTTCAATATTATCTACAATAATTTTTAATGAATCTGGATTAATAAATTTATCATCATCGTCTAAATACATTATCCAGCCACCTTTTACATATTTTTGTAATTCATTTAAATGCAAATTCCAAGGTGCTGGATAACTTGCTGGACCATCTGGAATTGTTGTTGAATATTCCTGCAAATCTAATTTAATGTAATCAGAAAAATAGTCACATTTTATATCACTTCCCACAATATGATTAACATTTTTATATGTTTGGGTTAAAATAGAATCCTGACATACTTTAAAATGCTTCGGCCTGTCATGTGTTCGTGTTAATATATTTACCAGTGGATTGTTATTGCTTTCATGATTGTTGTCATTATTTTTTATAAATGATAGCAATCTTTCATAGTCAACCATAAATCGTTGTTCACCACCACTTAATTTATTTCTTGAGATTGATTCATAGTGATATGCGACGGCATCGCTAATTGTAATGTTTTTAAGTCCAGAATATTTACATTTGAGATTCAATTCGACATCCTCTAAACATTCAATATATTCTTCATTAAAACCGCCAAACATTAAAAACAATTCTTTTTTTATTAACAAAAAACCGCCAGTATTTCCTTGTGAATTATAATTAATCTCTGTTTGAAAGCCATCAGTCTTCCTAATATCTTTATGTGATAGTCTTATTTGATTATTATTATCCTTAACTATGGTAATCCCGTTGTGTTGAATACTGCCATCACCATAATGTAAACGAATTCCAATTGTTCCAACATTATTTTTATTTTGATTGTAAACTTCAACACATCTACTTAACGCATCGTTTAGTAACTTTATATCGTCATTACAAAATAAAATTAACTCAGTATCTGCAGATAGATGATTTTTAACAACATCATTATTTATTTTCGCAAAATTATACCAATTGTATTTAATCAATTTAATTCTATCATCAAGAAATTCATCATATTTTTTTATAACGTCTTCATCACTACCAGTATCGGCAATAATTATTTCATAGTTATTATATCTAACAAATTCTTTCCAAGAATTAATATTATTATTAAGATAACTATAATTGTTTTTTGTTGGAATTATAACAGAAACTTTTGGAAATTCCTTTAACTTTACGTTGAGTTCGCTATGTTGTGGAGATACTGACAATGGAAGTTCGTCTGCATATCTCCGAGCAAATTGTAATCTATTGTTTTCCCATTGCTGGTTTGTCATACCTATTGACTTATGTAATATACGGATTACAGTTGTTACCCCAATATTGCAGCCATCTAAATAATTTGGAATACAAAATCCCAAATCATAAAAATGAAAACCAGCAAACGTTTCGTCAAATTTATGAATAATTGTATCTGGATTAAAAGTAATAAATAAACCATCAATTAATACCACTTCTTTGACACCAAGAATCTCTGGTGAATACTGACTTACCCATGTATTATAACCATCTGTATGCTCAACAATACCACACATTTTTGTTCTATCTTCCCACCATTGAGCAGAAGCAGGTAAAAATGTACTACCAGCAACACCAATTATATCATAATCAGAACTATTATATTTAGTTAATAAAAGTCTACCCCAATTTTTTGTCTTAATAATAATATCGTTATGACACATAACAAAAATGCAATCTTTTTCATAATGATGAGTAATTGCATCGTTATATATTTTAGATAGACCATATTGATTAAAATTGGGATAACAAACTACCTTATGCTTAACACCAATGCTACTACTAATGTGTTTAATAAACTCATTATTTTCAAGTTCAGTTAAATGAGAAGAAAATATTACAACAATATTATTTTTCATGTATACAGCTTTTGCAACTGCAAACATAAGTAATTTAATTTAAAATTACAAGTATTATTCGTTTATATAGGTAGTTAATATCGACTCATAATCAGATTTTGCCTTACTTAATGGAAATGCTATTCGAATAAGTGCACCTTCTGGTATGTCAAATTCACTAACATATATATTATTGGCATATAATATTAGAAAATCATAAAAAGGATTACCATAATATTTTTGTGACAATTTATCGAGTCTACTGTTTTCAGGATTCCAAGTTTCATACTTATCACTAGAATTTATTGGTAAATCAACAAATGGCATTGGGTTAATTGTACCGTCCGAATTTCTCAATATTGAATATCTATCGTAGTCTTTATATGGCATATATTCTATTATTTAGTTCCATTATTTTGATTATTCTGCGAATCTCTTATTGCATTAAATGCAGATAATAATGCAGAATTTTTTCCATTTAAAATTCCCTGTGTATAGCTCGACTGATTTTCGGCAACACTTGTTGGAAGTTTATACATACCATCACTAGTATATGTAGAATTTGCATAATAATTGAATGATACAGCATTTTGAAGTGCATCAATTGGTCCCTTAAGCGATTGCCCACCAATTATTTTCATTTGCATTGTGATTTTAGCCATCATTGGCTGCATACCAAAACCTTCTGGGTTCATATCCCATGCACTATCATTATAGTCAATTGTTATGTTATCAATTACAATTTTAGTATAAAAAAAATCACCTATTCTTAATATACATATTGGTTGTTTACCAAATACAGAATTTTTACCCTGTATTTCTCCATTATCATCTATAATATCATATCTTTTTGCAGCACCCTGCCTAACACATTGCTGCAAAAAAGTAAGACGTTTATGAAAATCTTCGGGTGTCTGACTATGATTAGCAGGTGAGTAATAGTTTTCCTTAATATTTTCAAATTGATTTAACACACCCTTTGAATCAAATTTTCTTTGACTATAAATATTATCGGAAATATCACCACTACCATTATTTGAATTTAATCTATCAATTTTTGATTGAAGTGAATCAATTTCTTTTTGTTTTTCAGATATATCGGTAATATCACTACTTGATTGCAAATTACCATTTATTGGAATACTCTTTATTTGTGGTGGAGTTGGAATTCTTGAATTTCTAGCAATAAGTATTGTGGCAGTTCTATCACGTTTAACAATGTCAAGATTAATATTATTTTTATCTGCACCTTCTGAACTACCAACACTACTACCCTGACTTATTGGGTCTTTTAAATCAAAATCATCAAGATTTGATATATTAAGAACCGCTTTTAATCTTGCCTCAAAAAATTTTCTTGCTGCCAATCCTCTTCTAAATCCAAGTTGATAATTATAATCAGCTTCTTCTGATTTATTTTCATACAATTTTGATGCGTTTCCAACAAAATTAACCGAATAATATTGTCTAAATTCCTCATTACCAAAAATATCTTTTAATCTCTGATTAAAATAATTCTGAGAATTACCATCACCAATATCTTGTTGATTAATTTGTCCAATATTATATTGATCAACATTACTATTATCTTTAACATATTTACCACCAGTAGATTCGGTGAGACCAGTGAAATAATATATTTGACTGTTTAATCCTAATGCCCTTCCTTCCTGAGCACTATCAACTTTTGTTGAAATTTCATAATGAAGCGGATTATTATACATGTAGTTCATTGTAGTGTTTACTTGACTATCAGTTGGAACATCATTTTGAAAATATATAATAAAACTTTCACTAACTGTTGGTGGTTCAGAATATGTATTATTAGTACCATTAATGGTATTAATTTCATTTTTTAAAACATTTATTCTTAATTGCAAATCATTAATTGCTGCACTAGGATTTAATGGGTCACCACCGAATGCAAAAAAATCTGCGACCTTCTTCTTATAATCAGGATTTCCTATATAGTTTTTTAGTTGTTCGGGATAATCCATTAACATAACAAAACTAAGCGTTGCACTTCTTTCAGAATTCATGTAATTATACATTGGTTCGTTTCTACCAAGCATAACAGTTGGTTCAAATTTCGCACTAGCTGTTTCGTTTAACTGCATATCATAAGGTGGAAACCACATAATTCTTCCAGAAAATGGTCCAACCTCACTTGATGGAATTGGTGATCCAAATTCGTCATCAATTATGCCATTACCACTTTTTGGGTCTTTAATTACACCAATTGCAAGATTTTCAATACTAAACATTAGATTTTTCGAATCAATGTTGCCCTTATCATCTCGTGTTGGATGAATTCTTGGCATTACTGATTGATGTATAACAGAATTTTCATTTCCACCATAAGCAATATTACCAACGTATCTTAATGTCTTTGCATATCTATCATATTGATCAATTACAGAATGTTGACGAATACCAGTATAGTTTAGATTACCACTAACATTTGCATATTGAGAATTATTTGACTGCCATAAAGGATTACCATTAAACCCAATTACATCGTTACCATTCACAAATGCTTTTTTTGTAATATCTATATAGTGACCAGAAGTAGCATTTAATAAATTCTTTGTATATTCCAATATACCACGCTTTACATTAAAATCGGTATTAAGAACAGAACTCTGAAGTTGTAAATTATCCTGCTCGTATGTGGTATTGCCATGCAAATATGATGACACACTTTTTGCATTATCTGAAACACCATCTCTACCCCAAACAAGTTTATTATTAATACTTTCACTATCAACACTATTAACTACATTGTATAAATCAATACTACCCTTTTGTGGTGTTTTATTTGTTATTCCAAAATCAGAATCAATAATGTCTTGACTTGGCGCATATTCATCTGTGGTTGTATCAGTAGTAAACGAATCAAACATATCGATATTGCTACGATAAACAACATATGATGGAGAATAAATATGATTATAATTATATGGATGAAATTCTTTACTGTCGAAATTAAAATAAATTTTATCCAGCACAACATCAGATTGTCTAGTTAATTTTACTCCTTGATATGCACTATCAGAATTAATCGTACTAATCGTATTACTACTATCAGTACCATCTTGATTTATTGATTTATATACATTTAAATTAATGTTTCTAAAAAATTGAATTAATTGACCCTTACCAGTATTTTTAAGATAGTCATCATTCGTAGGATTTGCACTAAGTGGATTGGCATTAGTAATATAATTAGTGCTATAAAAAGCAGTGCTAATTATTTTTTCAAATAGATTTGCATTAATATCCTTTGTAATACCATAATCGGTTGGAAATGACAACGGATTTTGCCATTTTAATATTTTACTTAAATCAACAGATGGTAAATATTGCTGTGCCAAATGCGCTGCAGAATCATAAGATAACTGCTTAATAAGCATTTGTGATCCAATTTGTTCTAAATTAGTTAAATTTCCACCTCCAGCACTAACAATACCTCTTGAAATTAATGAATTACTAATATTTCCAATGCCGTTAAGTTGTGGAATAACATTAACATAATTACCAACTTGTTTTAATGAAGTTGGCGTATTATCTTGATATGGAACAGATGAATCATAAGGATTTTCTGCAATAATTGCATTTCTAAAATCATTATAATTAGTATAAAATTTACCCTTCCAGCTAATATTTAAATTGCTATCTAATGTTGACATCCACGTATTTTTAAATAAATACTTGCAGAATAAGTTTTTTATATATACTTTTACCTTGCCAAAAACTATGCAATCGACATATTCTTATAACAATATTTTTTCCTAAAAAAAGTTGAGTATGTAATGAAATTAACTATGATTAATTGAAATTATAATATTACTTTTGATTTTTTAATTGATTTCAATTGAAATGAACATAACTATCCCATATTGTCAAATTATTATTAAATTTGTAAAAGTTAATAACAATCTTGTAAATTTGTTCATCAATTCGGAGAAGCGATGAAAGAAGTTTGAATGAGTTAAATAACTGTTTGTCTGAAAGACTCCCAAAAGTTTAATGAAAAACTTCGTCAAAGTTACAATATTTTTTTGACAATATCAAGACATTTTATGTTTTATGGCAAAATTTATTTTTTTCCTGATTTTCCTTGATATGCAGATTGTTGTTTTTCAATAGCAACTACAGTGTCATATACTTTATGCATGAAAACTTCTCCATTCATATTTAATGTAATGTCATTGCTTAATTGAACTTTTCCACCATTTTCAAATTCAACTTTTAGTGGAGATTTTAATAGATTTGCAAGTTCTGCAAACATTCCACCACCTTTAATATTTGCTTTTGAAATTGATTCAACAGCATTTTGAACAGCAATAAAATCATCTTTACTTCCTGACATTACTGATTTTATATTTGCAAATCCATCTCCAACATTTTTTATTGCGTCAGCATGTTTTGCAATGCGACCAATTGCAAATGATAGTCCAATTGCAGCAGGTAATGACATTGTTGAAACTCCAAATGCTGCCGACATCATACCAATCCCCGATGCTACTTTAATAAAATCATCACCAGCACCTTTAATGTTTTTAAACATATCGCCTAATCCAGTGCCCATATATCCAATACCTGCTGCTGCAATACCAACAGCACCACCTATCATCAATAGTGCAGCACCCAATGCTAATAATACTGGTGCTGCAGGAGCAGCAACTGCTGCAACAATACCAATACCCACCGCTGCAGCTGGAAATGTAATTGCAAGTGTCATTGCAATACTTTTTAGATTTTCTGCCTGATCTTTTGTTAACTTACTCATGGAATCTGCAAGTTTTGATATTCCTTCCGCTGCAAGTCCAACTCCAGCACCAAGTCCAATTGCGGCTGCACCAATACCAGCACCAGTTCCTAATGATTTTAAACCCTGTCCTGCTGCAAGTCCACCTGCACCTTTTTTTATATTACCTGCCTTAGTAAACCATTTACTTGCACTCTTACCCATTCCACCACCTTCTTTTGCTATAGAAGATGATTTACCAAACCCAATTGACTTGAATGCACCACCTAGTTTTCCGCTTTCTAAAAATTTATCTGCAACCCTACCCAATCCAAACGTAACTGTTTTCCAAGCAACCGCTGCTCCTGCTAATATTGCAGCAGTTGCTGCCAATCCCCCCCATCCTTTTGTTGCAAGGTCTGCAAGCCATTTAACGGCAGGTAATAAATATTTATTAATTCCATTTAATACAGGTAGTAAGGATGCCTTTAATTCTTGAATAGTTGCCTTAAATGTTTCATCAAATGTTTGTGCGTTTTTTGCACGTTCCTCCAAACTCACCTGTTCTTTAGCAAAAGCTTTTGCTTGATCTTTTGTTAGATTACTAATATCTTCCATTCTACCAGCAAGTTCAACTTGAAATCTACCCGATTTTGCATTAAACACTGCAGCACCTTGAACTAATTCTTTTTCTCTATCAGTTAAACCCAATCCCTGTAATTGCTGTGCCATTTTACTAATATCAAATGCACGTTCTGCCATTTCAGTCATTTTTTCGGTGGTAATGCCCAACGCTTTACCAGCAAATGCTAATCTATCACGGTCTGCAGGACTAATAAATTTTTCAAACGTTCCATCACTAGTTTTTCTTAATGTAACTAAATTTTTAGTTAATCCAGCAATTTTTTCTTGTAATTTTTTGGGGTCATTACGTGCAAAATATAGTGTTTGAAACATATCAAGTTTTGCAAATTCACCTCCCATTACTTGTAGTTTAGCAACCATATTAATTGCGCCATCCAAGGTTCTTGCAGTATCTGCTGCATTTAATGCATCGCTAATATCAATTTTAAATTTTTCGGCATATTGTGCCATTTCAGCAAAACCCTTAACTCCTTGCTGAAAATTATATGTATTTAATTTTTTAAAATTATCATTTATGTTTTTTAATACTTTGGTTGTATTAACGCCCATTCTTTCCGATGAATCTACAACCCCCTGTACGTAATTCATTGTACTTTTTGCATCAAATCCCATTAATTCAAATTGCGCACCTAGTTTTGTTGCTTGCTCAATACCTAATCCAGTACCCTTTCCAATCATAGTAATGTCACTAAGCATTTCAGATGTCATTGCACGTGCCCTACCAGTTTCATCCGCATATCCTTCTTGAATCTTTTGTAAATCTTCAAGGTTTGCACCAAGTCTTGCAGCAAAAATCGCACTATTTTCAAATGAACTTCGCATCATTTCTGCCTTAGTACCTGACATGCCAAGGTTAAGAACTGTTGATCTAATTATTTTATCTTGTGATTGTAAATATGTCCAAAGTCCTTTTACTGCACCACCTAGTTGTCTGGTTAAGTCAACTGCTGTTTGTCTAGCTTTATTTCCTTCCCTAATTGTCTTATTAAATTCCTTTTCTTTATCAATAAGACTTTTTTGTTCATTTCTTAGTTGTTCTACTAATTTAAGTGCATCCTTTTCACCAGCAAGATACGATTTAGTTGCTTCAGCAAGTAATTTTTGATTATTTGCAATTTGTTCAGAAAGAAGTCTGCTTTGTTCTTGCTGACTAACAACACCCTTTTTACCATTAATTTCGTCTTGAATTAATTTATTTAGTGCTGATTGTTGCTCACGCATTTTTTCTAACTCACTTAAACTTTTATGTGTATCTGCCATAATATTTTGGTGTTTGTATATAAATACAATAGACCAAGAATTTTACCTTCTTGGTCTATTGCTACTTTTATTTCTTTCGTTATCGGCAATTCTTTCTATTTCATCTCTTTCCTTTTTGAGTAAGTGTAGAAAGTGTCGTCTACGATAAATCGGAATATTTTCAATATAATTCGCCTGAAATCTACCATGCTTTGTTAAAATGTAAATTTCTTCATTAACCATTTTCTTATACTCACCTGCTAGGTGCTTGGGAAAAAAAAATCCAGACCAATTGTTAAATTAGCTTCAAATGTATACCCATCCTTTGTTTTAAATTCATATGCCATATCAACATCAGGTGCAACATCAATGATTTTTCTACGAATTGCGTATGCATCTAGTGCTGGCATTGCATCTACAAATTTATCAACATATGTTCTGTCCATATTTCCACCAATTGAAATAATATGTGACTTTAATTTCATTGTATTATATTCACTAAATTCTTGGTTATATACATCTTTTAATGCTTCGGCTTTTTTAAATATGATATCTTCTTCACCTGAAGTGAGCAATCTAATTATAGCAGTTTTTTTACGCATGGGTAATTCAACACTAAAATATCCCCTTTCATCTGGAAGTTCCTTAATTTCCCTATACTTTAATTTTAATAGGTTAACTGATGCCTTAAATGGTGTATTTGTTCTAGGGTCATTAACTTGAACAGTGTATTCTGAACCATAACTTGAGCTGCGTAAAAACAAAATTATTGCATTACGGTCACCTGCCAACAGATTTTCAGGATTAACACCTGCGGTTTTTATTTTTCTTTTTAATAGTAAATTTAATACAGTACCAGAATCAATTAGTGATGGAGTTGTAAGTAAGTCCTCATCTTTTGATGTCATATACTCAACATTTACTTCAGAAATTCCATTAGAATAAAATAAACCCTTTGATGGTAATTTAATTATTTCATATGCAATCATCAAATCAGGGTCAGTTTCAGTTGACATCGTTCTTTCAAAATTACTTTGATTAAATTCTGGGGTCTTTGGTGCTAAATTTATTGGACTACCAATTTGTTGGTTATTTGAGTCTTCTTTGTATTTTTTTAATACATCTCCAATTTGTTCCTTTTGTGGTAATTGTGCTCCGTCTTCCATTTTATATTTTTTTATTGTTTTTGATAAATACTGTGATTTAAAAAAATAATAAAAAAATTCAAGATTTTTATTTTATACTCGTATTACTACATGTATGTCAGATTATAAAATGATAATAATTAAAGTAAATTTTTAACTCAAATTATATGGGTAGGGATAGAATAAAGGAAAATGAAGATTACAATTCAATGCTTTTTACTAATAATAGTAATCAAATTTCAAAATTTAAGGAAGAAATTGGTAAACTTTTACCTAATGACATAAAAATTAAAGCAAAAAATGAAAGTCAGGTTAAGTTAATCAATTCAATAAAAAATAATGAAATTACTATTTGTGCTGGTCCTGCAGGAACTGGAAAAGCACAACCATTAGATTCATTAATTTTATCTGAAAATGGTTTTATTAGAATGGGTGATATTACATTAAAAGATAAAATTTTTTCAAAATCTGGAAATTTAACAAATGTTATTGGTATTTTTCCACAAGGAGAAAAAGATATATATAAAATAACTTTTAGTGATAATAGTGTAGTTGAATGTTGTGATGAGCATTTATGGTTGGTTAAATCAGCAAAAGACAGAGAAAATAAAAAAAACTTTAATGTTAAAGAATTGGTCGATATTAAAAAGGATTTCATTCTAAAAGGAAATGGTCGTAAAAATTATTCAATACCAATAACAAAACCAATTAATTTTTCTAGTAAAGAAGTTACCATTAATCCCTATTTAATGGGAATTTTAATTGGTGATGGTTGTTTTGTATCACCCAATGTTAGATTAACAACAGTTGATAATGAAATTTTAAATAAATTTAATGATTTATTAGATGATAATTATATTCTAAGTCAACAAAATTCTGATTTAATTAGTTATAATATAATATTTAAAAATTCTAAAGATTCTAAAAATAGATTTAATGATAATTTAATTCCATTTACCACATTAATAGCGAATTATGATTTATTGGGATTAAAATCTAATGAAAAATTTATTCCTAATGATTATAAATTTAATTCGGTTGAAAATAGAATTGAATTATTGCAAGGATTAATGGATAGTGATGGTACGATTGAAAATAAAAGTAGGAGTTTATCGTTTTCAACATCATCAAAAAAATTAATTGATGATTTTAAATTTATTGTTGAATCTTTAGGTGGTGTTGTTAACAAGCTACGTATAAAAAAGGGTGGGTATAAAAAAAATAGCATTTACATCGCATGTAAGGAAAGTTATACTTATTCATTTAGATTACCCAATAATATTATACCATTTAAATTATCAAGGAAATTAATTCTCTTTAAAGAAAAAACCAAATATCTTCCAATAAGATATATTAAAAATATTGAATATGTTGGAAAAAAGGAGGCACAATGTATAATGGTCGATGATGAGTCACATACTTATTTAACAAATGATTTAATTGTGACACATAATACTTTCGTGGCAATTGCATATGCATTAAGTTTATTAAGAAAGCCAAGTAATCACTATAAGAAAATATATTTGGTTAAGTCGGTTACGACACTAAAAGGTGAAGAAATTGGTTTTCTAAAGGGTGATTTGAAAGAAAAAATCGAACCATTTATGTGGAGTTTTACAATAAATATGGAAAAAATTTTAAATGATACAATAATTAAGGAATTGGTTAATCGAGATGTTATCAGATATTTTCCACTAGCATATATGCGTGGTGCGAGTCTTGATGATTGCATCATTATTGCAGATGAAATGCAAAACGTTACGCTTGATAATTCACGAACACTTCTTACTCGTATTGGAAGTAACAGTAAATTAATTTTACTTGGAGATATTAATCAGATTGATATGAAAAATAAGCGTGAAAGTTCTTTAGAAATCATACTAAATATATTTGATAATACAGATAGTATTGGTGTAATTAAAATGTCTGAAGATGATACTAATGTTAGAAATCCACTTATAACAATAGTTGAAGATAAATATAAAGAATATTTTACTTTAAATAAAATTAGTGGTCACAAAAAAATGTTATTGATTGAAGATAATGGAAGAGAATAAAATAATTGTAATATATGTTGGTATTGCAGGTCTTCGCAGTGAAGATATTGAACAATATGTAATGAAATTAAAAAATAAAATTTCTCCAACATCGGTAAATGGTGAGGTCATATTCATACCAACACAATCGTATGATACTAGGATTGATTGTATTAATCCAAAATATATAACTGATAGAGAATTGATTCAAGAACATACAAATATGATGCATAAATTAGAAAATGAGTTGAAAATTCAGCTCGATATATTAAAAACAAAAAATCATGAGTAAATTAAAAATAGGTATTGTTATTGACGAAATACTTAGAGCCAAATGGCTTCAATTTGATAGATTTTATGCACAAGAATTTGGTGAAGAACAGCACGAACCAAATTATGTATATGATTTATTTAATGGGTATAAATGGGATGATACTTTGGAAGAAGTTAAAGAAATGCGAGAACCAGAAGAAATTCCAGAAAATATTAACCCACTCGACTATCAACCAAATGAAAATGGAGAAGTACCAGCAGATTTTTTATTGTTTAGAAAATCTGAAAAGGTAAATGTTACTGCAAAAGAAATGTATAATCGTTTTATGTATGAAGACTATTTGTTTGAAATACATGGTGCTGCAACTGTAATGTATAAGGGAATGGATTTGCATGTAAATAATTTTTTGCAAAAATATGAAGGTAATGTAGACTTTACTGTAATGAATGTTGAAAATCGTTTTAGCATTCCACCAACACTTTTCTTTCTTAGTAAAATGTCGTGCAGATTTAAGAATTATAAATTTGTTAATAATTCTGTGGATATGTGGAACGATGTTGATATTTTAATCACAACCGACCCATATATACTAAAATTGGGAGCACCTTGGGGTAAGAAAATTATAAAATTAAAACGACCATATAATGAAGAAATTTCTACAGGTTCTATGGAAGTATTACAAATTGCAGACTTAATCGATAATTCTGATTTTGAAAAAATAATTAAATATAAAAAAAGTAAATAAAATGAGTGAAGAATTACGTAGTGCAGCACAACAAGCTGAATTAGAAAAAACTGAAAAAATTAGGGTGTCTTTAGATAAACTTGTTAATAAAACATCAAAATTTTTATTCATTATACCAGAATCACCAAGTCCTGCTGCAAGTGTGTATGAAATATACTTTCATGCAAGTGTTGTTAAAAATATGGGATATGAGGTTATTATTATGGTTGAAAAGGGTGATTATGTAATACCTGCATGGATTGAAAAGGAACTTACTGATCATAAGCATATGTCAATGTCAGACCCAAAACTTTCTGTTGGTCCTGAAGATATTATGATTATCCCAGAAGTGTATACAAACGTTATGGAACAAACTAAGAATTTACCTTGTGTTAGAATTGGATTACTACAATCTGTCGATTATATGGTTAATTCGTTAATTCCTGGCACTGATTGGGAATCATTTGGAATTCACGATATTATTACAACATCGCAGTCACTCAAGGAATGGGTTGATGTATACTATGGTAATAAATTTAATATTAAGGTATATGATATTGGAATTCCAGAATATTTTGAGAAATCAAATACACCACAAAAACCAATTATATCTATTATGGGTAGAAATGCAAATGAAATTAGCAAGTTTGTTAAATTGTTTTATGCTAAAAATCCACAATATAATTGGGTAACATTTGACCCTATGCTTACAAAGTCAAAGCCACCACAACCAATGCGCAGGGTTGATTTTGCAAAGAGATTGCGTGAAAATTTTGCAGCAGTATGGATTGATAGAATTTCATCGTTTGGAACGTTCCCGCTTGAGTGCATGAAATCTGGCGTAATTCCAATTGCATTAAAGCCAGATATTATGCCAGAATATATGATCGAAAGAGATGAAAATGGTGTTGGTGTTAGGGCGGTTGATGGTGCAGGGGTTTGGACAAATAATTATTACGATCTTCCAGTTATGACTGGTGAGGTATTAATTAAATTTCTGGATGATAGTATTACTTCAGAACTATATGAATCAATGGATAAGGTTGTGAGTAAATATACACAGAAAGCAAGTGAAAATATGCTAATCGAAATTTATTCTGAATATGTTAATGACAGAATTAATTTATTGCGTTCTGCAATAGAACCAGTTGCTGAATCAGAATCAAAACAATCTACAATAGAATCAGTTGTTGAATCAGAATTAAAACAATCTATTGAATAAAAATAATTATAACATTATAATATAAAAATATGAATATTACTGCAATAATTCCAGTCCATGAATACAATGACAAAATTTCAAGTTATTTAGATAAGGCTGTTGAATCTATAATGAAACAAGAGGGTGTTGAGTTACCAGAAATTATCTTGGTATATGCTGCATCAATTGAACCCGAAATCAATGATTTTAATAATCAAATGATTAGTAAATATCAGGATACGATTAAATTAGTTTTACTAAAAAATAGTGATAATACTGAATATCAGTCACAAGTTAATCTTGCTGTCGATATGGTCAAAACAGACTATTTTACAGTAATTGAACTTGATGATGAATACAGTGTGTCTTATTTTAAGAATTCAAGTAAGTATATCGAAAGTTATCCAGAAATTGACATATTTCTTACGATGATGGTTGAGGTTAATGATAATAATCAAGGAATTAAATTGACAAATGAAACTGTTTGGGCACAACAATTTGTTGGTGAAAACGGTGAAATGGGTTATTTAAACATTAATTCATTAAAGCAATATTCTGATTTTAAACTCAGTGGTGCAATCATTAAAAAATCAGAATTTATTAATTTAGGTAGATATAAAGTAAATATTAAATTGGCATTTATGTATGAGTTCTTACTCAGAGCATTAAATAATGCAAGTAAAGTATTTTCAATGCCTAAAATTGGATATAAACATCTTGCAACTAGAGAGGGTAGTTTATTTGATGGTTATTTGAAAAATATGCCTGTCGAGGAAAGAAAGTTTTGGTTTGAAACTGCAACAAAAGAATCTAATTTTATTGGTGATAGAGTTATAGATACATCAAAACTTAATAAAACTGTTGCTCAAAAATAATCAATATTCTTGAATTTGTTGTAAATGAAAGAAGTTGAAAATGGTGCACAATATTTTGCTGAAAGGGAAGAACAAGCAGTTATTGATTATATAAATTCAAATTCTCTGGAAGAGAAAAATAAAATTTATAATGAAATACTGATTGAGCCATTCAGAAAAATGATACAATCTATTTTAAGAAGATACCCCATCCATATCGGTAATTACGATATGGTTGAGGTTGAATCTAATGCTCTGACACATCTTATTGAGCATATGGTCAAATTTAATCCAGATAAAATAACTAAATCTGGAAATAGAACAAAAGCATTTAGTTATTGTCAAACAATTATTAGAAATTATTATAAAGACCATAGCAAGAAAAGTTATACTGAAAAAAAAATTAATTTATCATATGATGATTATGCCGATGAAATTAATGAAAATAGCGATTATTCATATGAAATTGAAATTGAAACACAACATCAACTTGAAAAATTAATCGATTCAGTAATCATGAAAATCGAAAACATGATTACTGAAGAATCGACATTAAAAAGAAATGAAATTATTGTTGGTGATGCAATTATTAATGTATTGAAAAATTGGCATATTTTATTTATGGAGGAAACACCAGAAGGAAAATATTCAAAAAGGGTTACCAATAAATTTGCTAAAAATAAAATATTGCTATTTTTAAAGGAACAAACAGGACTAACAACAAAAGAAATTAGAATTGGCATTAAACCATTTAAGGAAATATATTTTGTTGAAAAGATGGACTATTTGGATGACTAATAAATGTTGAATTTATGGTATTGGTTGAACAAAAATGTCTATTTTAATTAAAAAAATGAAATATCATTAAATAGAATAAATTAAATAACTAGTATTTATATGTACTAAAACCTACATGTCATGCCAAGACCACAGAGACGAAAATTAGAATTTAATGAAGATAGTGTTAATAAACTGCTTCAAGAAATTTATGATGATACCCATAACATAAGAGCAAAAATTACTAGGCTATTTACTAAGTGGGAAACTAAAGTAAAAGAAAATGGTGAAGTTGCTGCAATTGGTGACCAAATTGTTAAACTTATTGCTGCGGAAGCAAAAAATCAAGATCAAAAAATCATGTTGCTCCGTTATTTAAAAGAAGTTGTGTTTGATAATAAAATTGGTATTACCAGCAGTGCAAATGATAAAAAAACTGATGAGAAAAGTAATGTAACCACTGATAGAAGAAATGAGTTACTCAATTTTGTTGCAGATGAAATTGAGAAAAAGGAAAGAGAAAAGGGTAGATAATGAGTAGAGCAAGCGATAAATCTGCAACATTCAGTAAAATTCGTGCAATGAATTCTGCTAACATGCAAGGTAAAATGCCTAAGCAGTTAAATTCATTGCCATCAATCAATAATAAAACCGAGCCAATACCATATTTGCTCGATATGTTAAAGGTTGTTGCAGGTTCAGAAGCATTGAAAATGTTGGTTGGTGGCCTTCTAACTAAAGTTGTTGGAAGTGCAGAGCCAAAAGTAAAGTCTGTAATTAAAAAACAATTTACTCAATCAAATTCAAGCAATTCATTACCAGCATCATTTAAAACAAACGGTGTTAACATACCCATGAAAACACTTGATCCACAAAAAAAATTGCAAGTTAGTCCCACATCAACAAATACTGGTGGTAAAATATTGTATGGTTCGCCAAGCAATAATAACTTTGATTATCGGGTTCGTGATTCGTTGAGACTTTCTGGACAACCAGTTCAAACAAATAATATGCAAATTATGCATAATGCAGGAATTGATAGTCTTAATATAAAACCTGCTATAAGTAGTTCAAGTTTAAATGTTGGTACATATTTTAGTCAATTTGTTGATAATAGCCAACTTATAAATACAAATGAAATTGTTGGTAGTACAATGGATAGAATTTTTGGCACAATGTCCAAAAGTCAAAATAAATCTGCCGAACAAATATTGGATGAGTTACAAACAGAAAAGATGTTAGAACAGGTAATTAATGGTGATGATTCATTTGTAATTTCACCTGAAGATAATGCTGCATTACAGAAGCAAGCGTTAGAAACTGCACAAGGTGTATTAAATTATGATATGGGTTGTGGAATAATGCCATCTTCACTATCAATGAATGCGCTCAATACAATGATAAATACCATATCTGGGTCAACTGATCCCAATGCTGTTTCAAATGCAATTGAGGATGCGCTAGATGCAAGTCTTTCAGGAAATACTGATGTTTCTGCAGAAAATAAACAAACAATAAAAGATGGTTTTTTCACTAAGTTGATTAATACCCTTACTGTTAAACTATTGGCAGCAGTAACGACAGCACCACAAATACGTGCATTGATGGGAATTATGAGTAGTATTCAAAATAATGGATTGATGCTTCTTACTAGCGTAAAGGATGATATTAAAAAATGGAAAATCTACATAAAATGCCTAGCAAAAGAAATTTTAACAATGGTTGCTGAATTTATATTTGCATTGGTTGTTGCATATTTAATTAAGTTGATAAAACCAATTGTAGTAAAAATTGTAAAAGAAAAGGTTAATCAATTTGTTAGAATAATAAAAAGTTTAGTTTCAGCAAAAGCCGCAGCACTTTCTAGTGCTGTTGCAGGAAGTGCCGATACTTCAGCAGGACCACCAACATAAACATAGAATTTAATACTTAATTATATGATAGTAGACCAAAAATTAAACAAACAATTTGTCGGAGTTTATCTTATCGATGGTGAGATAGATGGCACACAACTTGCAACGACAATAAAACCAAATTTGTTTAGAAGATTAATGACAAGTTGGTTTTTGGGTTGGAAATGGATTAGCATTAAACAGTTAAAAACCAAGAAATAGAAATGGCAATTGATTTTACTAGTATTGATTCAATTATTGGTGGGTTTGATAAAGTATTGAGTCTATCGACTGTTGGTGGTCCACCACCTGTGCCCACACCATTAATACTAATTGGTGTTCCACAACGTGCTGGATTATCACCAACAAAAATCGCAACCAACATTATCGCCAGAAAAAGCGAAGCTGGGTTGCCAGTAGGTGTTTTACCTAATGGTAATACAAATCCTGATGAAATTATGGAACGAATTAGAATTGAAGAAATTGTTAAAGCACTTCAGGAAGATGCAATTATTAGCGTGGGCGTACCACCAGGTATAACACTTACGGCAGCAGGTATTTCACCATCTGGTCCAGTTTCAGTTTTTGGTTCAACGATAACATTTATTAAGGGATATGGAGTAATACAATAATGGAAAATTTGAGTGGATATACTTCAACGCAGTTACTTAAAATTGGAAATGATATTAAGAAACAATATGATGAATTAAAAGTTGACATTGTTAACGAAACGTATTTGCTTCAGGAAGTTGAAAATAGATTAAATGAAAAACTTTCTAAGTTTGAACTGCTCGAAAAACATTATACAACAGTTATTAATGAAATTAATAAAAGATAGTTATGTATAATAAACCATATCTACAAAGAAGTAGGCCAAATGAACAGGTACAATCTACGATTAATGTAAATAGAACAATATATTATGGCAGGGTTGTTAGTATTGATGACAATACTGATGGTGGTGCTATTAAGGTATTTATACCAGATTTGGATAATTTTACATCCGATTCTGATTTGCCTTGGTGTTATCCATTACTGCCAAAATTTTTTCATATATATCCTCAAATTAATGAAGTTGTGCGTATTTTACTTGAAGACAATAAATTTCCACAAAGAAGTAGGTATTGGTTAGGTAGTGTTATATCACAACCGCATAAAATTGGTTTTGATTCATGTAAAACTGCGTTATCTACAACTAATTATGGTGCTGTTCAGCCAGATAGAGCACCCAGCACATATCCAGATGCACAAGGTGTATATCCACTAAAAACAGATGTGGCACTTGTTGGTAAAGTTAATACTGACATTATTTTGAGAGATAGTGAGGTTCATATTCGAGCAGGTAAGCATGAAAATGGTAGTGTTTTAAAATTAAATACCACAAATCCTGCAGATATTAGCATGACATACGAAATAAAACCAAGCATTTCTGACACTAAAACAGTAACATACTATAGTAATACCGTTATTATGAGTGATAAAATTGCCATAATTTCCCATACTGGTGATCCCCAATATAGGGCAGCAAGAGTAACTGCTGCAGATAGAACCGATATGTTTAATACTGGACATCCTATGGTGCGTGGCGATGTGCTTATTGAAGCACTAAATGTAATTAAGGACGCACTAATAAATCATATTCACGGATATTCGGCAATATCTGCAGAAAAAACAGAAGTAATTACAAAATTAGAAAAACTTGAGTTGGAATTAATGTTACAACCAAATATTGTAATTAATTAATTTTTTTGTAGATTTGTCCATGATTGATCTTCAAATACCGAATGAACTATATACATCATTTAATGATGTTACGTATTATGATGAACCGCATAAGTATTACCTTAATGGAAATGAATTAATTTCAGTAACAACTATTATTCATAGGTATCAAGAAGAATTTGATGTAGAATTTTGGTCTTATAGTAAGGGAATTGAGTTTAATCTAAGCCCAGAAATTATTAAGAGGGCATGGAATTTCATAAATAAAAAGGGAACAATTAAGGGTTCTGCAATACATAATTATAGTGAAAACTTATTTCAAAATAAAATATTCGAATATCCAAAACAATTGATATTAAATGAATTTGGTTTTGATCCAATATTACCTGAATTTAATATTACAAAAAAACACGTAGATAAATTTTATTCTGATGTTCATGGTAAGTTAATACCAATTAGAACTGAAATGATTATATATGACCGTGAGTCATTTATTGGAGGGATGGTCGATATGTTGTTTTATAATGTAAAATGGAAGTGTTTTCAGATTTTCGATTGGAAAACTAATAAAAAATTTACTACTGAAAATAAGTCAAAATATTTATTAAATGATTTATTTGTGCTGGAAGATACCGATTTAACTATATACTCATTACAACTTAGTTTATATAAATATATTATAGAAAAAAATACTGGAATTAAACTTGGAAAATCATATGTTGTTTGGTTTTCACACAATAATTCGTCATATAAAATTATTGAAACCATAGATATGACATATTACATAAAAAAAATTATTGAGAATAGGATATCTGAATTATCTATACGTAGTTAATAAAAAAGCCACCTAAAATGAGTGGCTTTTTTAATAAAATCGTATAACTTTTACAAGTTAAGTATACATTTGTAAGGTTGTAGTTCAAGTGTAATATTAGTTAATTCATCTGAGCCATAATCGTTTTCACCGAAATCAATGCTAACAATTTGACATTTTTCTAGTGTCCATTTTTCGATTTCAACACCTGTTGGGTCTAATGAAGTCAAAATAATGTTTTTTTGATATCCTGCTGCATAACCCATACGACCAGTAAGCGATTCTGCACCCAAACGAACCCATTCCATTAAAATTTGTGATGTTGATGGACCTATTGGGTCAAGAAATGTAACTGACACGGTATCCCACGTATATCTACCCATAACGTATGTTTGTTCATTCATGTATGGAATAGCAACGCTATTTATTTTCATTGATGGTCTTTTAAATTTTTGAACTGCCCACACTTCAACACCTATTGTACTATCAAATTTTGCGAAAAATCGATTTACACGTTTTGGTTCATATTCGAAGGGCATACCCCTCATCATTTCTCCTGCCATTTTATTTTATTGTTTAATTTTGTTTAACTTATTTTTATGCGTTTTTTATAAATACTTGTGTATTTCAAAACAAATTATAAATTATTCTGGTAATTTACCTGTTCTTTGATATGACCTAAATTCTTCGGTGGTTAAACTTTCAATGCTTCTTTTAGGCTTTAATTGTATCTGAGATTCGTTAATGATTTTATTATTGTCATCAATATTGTTAACGAATTTCTGTTCATCAATGATTACTTCGCTATCGTTGATTTCATGATTATCTACAATTTTTTCTTCATCAATAGTTTTTTCTTCATTAATAACTTCTTGTTCATCAAAAGAATTAACTTCAATTGGAATTTTAATGTGAACTGCTTCTGGTTGTGTTTCTATAATAACGTTATCTACTGATTCGTTAATACCTTCTTCATTTTTTTTATCTTTTGCCATTTTATGATATTTTAATGTTTTATTATTTATGATAAATACTGTTAAATTAATAATGAAAATGAGAGGAATTTCCCCTCATTTTCATTATTTGGAATTATGCCCCAACATCAGCAAATGATGCTCCTGATGGTGTGATTGTAAATGTAATACCAATATACTCTAAAGAACGTGTTGGTTTTAAGAAAATTTCGCCATATAATTCATTTCTATCACGGCTTTCGGGTGTGTTATTAGTATCATCCATCGTGATCCTGAAATCAGTTAAACCTCTTTCTCTCTTAATTGCTTCAAGAATTGGATTTGCCTGTGCTAAGAACTGGTCAACTGTTGCTTGGTCATTTTGCTCAAACAACAATCTGACTGCGATGTTTGAAATAAGAACCTTGATTTGAAGCAATAGTCTTCGAACATTAATTCTGTCAAGTGCTGTTTCGGCAACCTGTAATGTTTTTTGACCAAAAATTGCAGTTCCTACATCAGTGAAGAATGCCATTGGGTTAATTTTTGCTTTATATAAAATATCTCTTGCATCAAGCGACATGTTATACTTAGGTTTAATTGCGTTTGTTACACCACGATTAAGACCTGCAGGTGCGAACCAAGGATATGCAATATTATCTGTAAATGCCATTGCCCTAACAACTTCAGATGTTGGTGAGATATATACATTAACATTATTCTGTGTATCTCTCATCTGAATCCAAGGAAAATATGTGCACGAAAAACTACTATCAATTCCAGTATTTGCCATTAAATCTGCAATACCTTGTGCAGCCAATACATCTGTACTTGTGCCATCACTTACTGAAATTGGTGGTATGTAATCAGGCGAATCAATAATATATAAACTATCTGTTCTCTTTTGCTCTATCATATCGATAGTGTCTTGAACTAAAATTGTATTGTTAGTCCAATCAATACCAGGTGTTGAAAACAAATTAATTGTTACTTGTTCAGGGTTTGAAAATGTATCAATTGCTGTTTGCCATGCCTGAAAATCATTACTTGGAACAATATTTGGATTTGATGGGTAGCCGCTAAATAATCCACCTTGCTGAAATCCATCAGTATTTGATCTTGATGTTCTGTTAACATCCCATGCATCAAAACCACCTGCAGGAACAAATGTGAATTTTCTAGTCTTAATATCATAGTAAGGATTTGTTGTTCTATCCGTGTCCTTATATGTTTGAATTTGACCGCTACCTACTTCGAATTGACCGATTTCTTCAGTGCCCTCATAGTATGTTCCAGTTGCACCGCTATCTAAGTGAAAACCTTTAGTCTTTGTAAAGCCACCTTGACCGTAATAGTTGAAAAAGTTTTGGTTAATACCATCACCAGTTGAACTAGTTGAATCATATCCGTGTTCTGAAATACCTAAGTATGTTTTAGATACCTTATCGGTAGTTAGATAACTTGTTTTATAGAAAATTTTTGGTGCAATACCATATGTTGCATTACCAGTATTTCCAGTACTATAATCGGTAAATTCATATCCTTCGAAACCTGCTGGGAACATATTTGCTGGAATATTGTCAGCAAGTTCTACCATAACATAGCTACTAAGTAATGAATATTCACCATCAGACGTACCAATGCGCTGTGCAATATAACTAGACAATCCTTTGAATAGTGTACATCTTGTATAAGTTTCCAATACAATTGGACTATCATCAGTATCGTAGAAATCACGAACCACCACATCGAATTCATATGTTGATGGGTTAATGTTTGCAATAGTTACTTTAATCTCTTGATTTGCAGCATCACCATCAGAAATGCTAATAAACTTAAATAGTCTGTTAACGTGGCTACCCATTAATTGCGATACAACCCAAGGCGTTTCTGGTGTTTGATATTTTATTTTATAGTCACTAAAATTCTCAGAAGAGCCAGTAATTACATTGCAGTTAACGCCATACGCATAACCCTCAGCATCAATCTTATTAATGAGGTCAGGATAAATTGCTTGTGTCCAAATTTTTAATTTTTTGTCCTTTGCTGTTCTACCAATAACGTTTGGCAAAAATGCAGTGCTTGTTGGGTCTAATGAAACTGTGTATAATTCGGTGCTACCAGAATCAGATGCAATCATATTAAATTTACCAAATAGGTCTCCAGAGCCAACAATTGTGGTGTTACCACTAGCTGGAATTTCAAAATTTGTTGCCCAGAATGTTGTTTGCTGTACATCGTTGGTTGGTATTGTAGAATCTGCTCTACTTCTAATAACGGCAACTACCATATTTTCATACTCACTTAATGATGTACCAGTATATGATACAACAGTATCTGTAACAGTGCCACTACTTGTTATTGCACTATAGGTTGTTGCAGTAAATTGGTGCACTTGCTTTGTGAAAACACCAGTATTAATATTTTTTGTGTATCCAGTATCGGTAATACCAGTTGCACCACTACCAACTAATGCTACACCAAGATATGCATTATTAGTGTATGGAATGCCAGTTGTAACCACAGGTGAACCCGTAGTTCCTTCTGTGCTACTATCAATACCTGCTGATATGGTTAATGCCCATGCTTTACCTGCATCATACCCACTTAAACCCAGCACTCTGGTTACCCAAAGTTGATTGGTTTGACTTAAATATGAATTTGCAACATATGGTAACTGAAATTGCAATTGATTTGCATTATTTGGAAATCTTGCAATGCTTTGTGCACCAAATCTGTTTAAGAATTGAGTTTTATCCTGTATGTATACTGGTTCGAAAGCGGGACCCTTTAGCGTTTCACCAACTAAACCCAAAGTTGTTACGCCTACATTACGTGTTACGTATGTTATGTCTCGTTCCTTAAATTTTACACCTGGAGAGGTGAATACGAAATCTGCCATGTTATTTATTGTTTAAATTTTATAATTTTTCTCTATGATAAGCAATGTTTTATCTTTTCAAATAAATACTAAAAAAATATTGAAAAGGTGTTTAATTCTAATTATTATGGTGCTGTCATTCTTCTCAATAAACCCAAATTTTCATAGATTTTATGTTTTTTGATTCAAATTTTTAAAAATTTCGGTTTTTATTGCCCAGATTTCGCCAAATTTTCTTAAATATTTTTTTTATTAAAATAGAAAATAATTTTCATTAATGTGGATTTCATTATATTAGTATTTATGTTAAATATTTATTTATGAATAAATCACAACGAATTTATTTAACTACAGGCAACACAGGTAATTTCATAAATGATAAGTATGTTAAGGTAAAGCTTGAGCAAAATGTTGAAACACTTGAACTTCTTACGCTAAGTCTAACTACCGAGGATGCATATCAAAATTTCAATTCTGATTATGGAGTAATTGTTGGAAGAGTATACGCTAATGGTGGAGTTGCGGTTCCCAATGCTAAAATAAGCGTTTTTATACCATTATCTGATACCGATGCATTTAATGGTGATATCTATAGCATCTATCCATATACTAGTCCTAGAGATAAGAATAATGATGGAAAACGATATAATCTACTACCACGTGTTGCGCTACTTGAGGCAAGCACTGGAATATATAAACCTAAACAACCTTTCGGTAGTTTTCCAATAAAACCAGAATTAATAATAAATGAACCATATTTAAATGTATATAAAAAATATTATAAATATACTTCAGTAACAAATGATTATGGTGATTATATGATATTTGGTGTACCAATTGGAACACAAACTGTCCATATGAGCGTTGACATAACTGATATTGGAAAATATAGTATGACACCTGCATCAATGATAAAAGCAGGTTATCCAGCAAATTTATTTACTAAATCAGGTAATGCGATTAAACCTAGTGACGATTTAAATGATTTACCTAATATTGAAACGCAAGAAATTAGTGTAGATATTCTTCCATTTTGGGGTGATACAACCAATTTTGAAATTGGAATTACTAGACAAGATTTTAGAGTTAAAGCAAATCTTAGTTCAGATTTTGTTGTATTCGGAACATCAATGACAATGGGTGTGTATGGTATATTTGGTAATGCTGCATATAGTGGTGATGATAGGGCATACTATTCAATTGATACTGATAATGGTGGCATGACGACAAATAATATATTTTCTGACGGTAATACTGTTGGCCGATATAACAACCTTGATATAAGAACATTTAGAGTAGCAAAACCAACAATTAGCGTATTTACTTATACCAATGATATTCCTGTTGTTAATGGAGAAATTCAACTTCCTGCAGATAATGACATTGACTTCGATAGCCAGATACGCCAGCTATCAGATACGGAATATTTCGAATATAATGAAAATGGTAATTTTTTTCTAACCATACCCTGCAATAGAGCCAAGGTAATTACTGATGAAAATGGTCAAGACGTGTATATTGACGAGAATTCGCCAAGTGGTGTATTTACCAAATTTTTTGGTATGATACTTATTGAATATCCAGATTTAAATGACATGCCACAAAATTCTGGTTGGTCACATAAATTTTTTGGTCGTGATAATGAATATAAGGCACGTGGTTGGTTTAAAATACCACAAAGTGTTGGTTTATTGAGTGATATCAATCAAGACGATCCTAATGGTATTTATCCTCCAGAATACATTACTGCAAACAATAATGCATGGAGAAGAGAGTATCAGGAATTCAGCGGTGGTAGCATTTATAGTGTTGCACAATTCTATCCAACCAAATGGGGTGCTAGTGGTGCTGGTGGTCAGAATTTTGAAAACAGTTTCACCAATAGTAGCAATGTTGGTTATAACTATGCTGAAATTGCAGGTGCTTGGTTTAAAACTGCAGGATTGGATTGGGTAGTTCAATCAGAACAAACCGATAGCCAAAACTATCTTGTACAGCCATATAGTGGTAGCAGCACAACTCCAACATACTATAAATATAATTTCTCGCCCAATGTTGTTAATTTTAATTCCAGTCTTCCAGCATATAGTGCAGATACATTCTTTGGTGGTCAATGGCTAAATTTCTGCCTAATGTTTCCACAATACGGTTGGTCGTATGGTAATCATCTTAACTTTGCCGATGTTTACCATAACGATTTTGAAGGTGGTTCACCTAACTTTGTTACCGATAACCAGCAGAAAATATTTGCAGGTTTAGTTAATACCAAGTTCCTATTGAAGGGTGATGCGTTTCAAACCGCATTTATTAACCTGCCTAAGCTAGAACTTTCTAAGCTGCTTCAAGTAGATTTAAAGGGTATTAATGTTACTAGATGGAATAATGGACAAGAAAAGGATATAAATGAAAATTATAATTATCATGACATTCAACTTACGCCAAACTACTACAAGTATGCAAAAGTAAAGGAAAGAAGTTCATACTTTTCGAGCAATACTGATGGACGAACCTACAATGCCTTTGGCTGGGATGAGTGGGATAGGTCACCAAATGCCTATACATATCCATACAATGCATATATTTCTAGTACAGATAATAGAAGTGCCTACCTATTTAAGGGCATGTATGGAAATGATTGTATAAAAATGCTATCGGACTTTGGTGTGATTTAAAATAAAAAACCTCGAAAATACTTCGAGGTTTTTTGTAGCACAATGGGTGGTTACTGTTGCTTGCTTAATACATATCGAAATGTATCTTCCCCACCACTTACTTCTAACGTCATCATATTGTAATTTGGTTCTAATGGCAATATTGCAATAGTAAGTATTGTGGGCGAATCACCTGTCTTAGTTAATGTTATTGTGGAATTATCTGAACTCAAAGTCCAAGTATTAAATACGGTATGAACTCCAGAATTAATTCTGTCTGTCATAATAGCACTACCATTCAAAATAAATTCGTATTGTCTTTGCCCCACCGCATTATTGAGCTGTCCATTTAAGTAGGTAGCGGTATTAATCCACTTGCCCACGATGTGAGCAACCATAGGGTTGGTGAGTTGAACTGAAGGAGTTGGATTAACCGCATCATCCTTCTTAGAGCAGCTTGCACTCATCAGTGCAACCATTAACATCAGCGTAAATAAGTAAGTTAGTTTCTTCATTTTGTTTAAAGTTTTAAAGTTATATCATATAATACGAAAAGAAATTTAAATTGTTACAGAAACAAGTATTTATTTTTACGGTATTTATATGATATGGATAAAACGATTGAAATACTACTTGGGAGTTATAAGAATATTGATTCAGTTAATGTAGATAACCAAGATAAAATTGAACTATTTAACAGAACTTCAGAATTAACTGATTATGACGTTAATGATGCACTGAGTGCTACGGATGTATTCGACGTTGAAAGAGAAGCAAATCCTATTTATAGAATTTATGGCAAAATTGAATATATGTCACTATTAAATGGATTAAAAAATAATTATACCAACATTAGCGATTTTTTTACATACGAAACCAATGGTTCATATAATATAACCAATTCATTTAATTTTTATTTAGTTAAGGCATCTACGGGTTTTACTAAAATCAGTGGACAAACAACAATTGATGCAGTACCAGATGAAATAATTCTTAATGAAAACTTTAATACTTGGATATCTAGTTCACCAAGTAACTATCCTACTGGTTGGACGGTTACGGTTACCCCAAATAGTTATGTCCAAAAAACTGTGGGAAATCAGGCACAATTTGTACTTAGCACTGGTGCTACAAATATTGTTACGCTATCAAAAGAAATGTTGTCCGACTATGGTAATATGGTTATTCAAACAAATATTAGCTTATTACCAAATTTTATTGCAAATACTGATTCGCTAAACGTTTCGTTATGGTCTGACGATACGATAATTGGTAGCCATAATCTCTTGGCTGGTGGAATTGTTCATAATCAAATTTTAATTAACGTGACTGAAAATTTGCCAATGACTAAGTTAACGATTGAAGCGGGTGGTAATGGTAAGAGCATAATTATGGATTATGTCAAGTTGATTAAAACAGGCACAACAACATCTAGCGTAATACCAAATGTTGAATATATTAGGTATTTTGATGTAGTTGCAACACCAAATGATTTCGAAATATTTCCTGTTGGTTTTAATAAAAACGTGTATAACGAACAGGCGTATGCATTTAGCTTTAGAAAAGATTTTGATGTTTCTACATATTTTGATGATTTTAAGTTTCCAGCAACAGAACTTTTTTTATATGCACAGTACATTCCCAAAACAAATGGTAATGGAATACTTGAAACAGTTTCTGGAACTACATGGGGAATTAGCGATGGAATTGCAAGTAAGTTCAATTTACAATTCGCTGTTTTGAATGTTGGTGATATGGTAAAGTCAAATACCAATATCAAAATTGGGGATTTAATTCAGTATGATCGTGAAAATTTTTTACAAACGCAAATATCTGGACAAACAATTTATGTTACAACCGAATGCCATAATGTTAACGATATTAGCATTAACTTGGTTTGGAAATACAATCCATTTATTGGATTGAGATTAAGGTATTTTTCTGACACATTAAATGCAGTTAATACTGGAAGTACATCGTATGATGATGTTTCGTCAATACCAGAATATGCGACATATTTAGACGATAATGGTAATTGTGTTTGGAGAGATATATTACCTCAAGGATATACCGACCCATCAACTGGCGTTGGCGTTAACTATCCATTCATTAATATGAGAAGATACTTATTTACACCAATAATATTTTCAATATCGCCAGATTTAACCAACGATGAAACATTAAATGCATTTACTAATATCTGGTTTAGCAGAAATATTACAAATCTTTCAACAAATCTGCAAAGTAATGATGATCTAACAAATAAACTTGGAAAACCATGTCAGTAATTAATAAAACAGTTAAATATAATGCCTTGGATGTTAATCTAAAATTTAGTTTAGGTTCCGATATTCAACCAAGTGGTTATCAACAAGAAATTGATAATATTACAGTGAAAACTGAATACGATTTACTTAATCCTGTTAGTGATGTTGAGGTGCGTAGGTTCAAATATATGCCAACGATTCAGGCAAGTAATTTAGTTTTTAATTTTTATGATATCACTGGAAATACTCATGTAAATTCATTTATTGCTGCAGGATTCGCTTCAAATGAAATATCAATAAATAATAATAGTATTCTCAATAGTTTTTTTATATTGGATTTTTATGATAGTTTTGATCCAAATATTCAAACTAAAATATTTTCGACATATTTAACTAAAGTAATTATGGGACAGCAAGATTCCATAACTAAACTTCAAATACCTAAATATAGAATTTATTCTGATACTTCAAATCAATTATATTATTGGCACATACCCCAATCATTTATTAATGAACAAACTAGCAATATAATAAATGCATACGTGAAATTTAGTTTCTATAATGCAAAAAAAGGTATTATTACGCTATTCTATAATAAAGATAATGAGCAGTTGACAACACCAGAGCATATGTATTTTAAGGTGGAGGTAAATCTAGCAAATATGACTTGGAGAATACTAACAAGTTCGTTTCCAACATTGGTTGCATATGAAGTAATTCCAAATGAATATGTGGCTAGAATAAATAATACGATTAATACAACTGACAATAAAAAACAAAATTATCCTAATGGAAATGCATTTCAACGTGAGAGTGGGACATATACTACTGAATAGATAATCCAATTCTTGGTTTTCTGATAGTTTTAACTATCTCAAATTCCTTTTCATCTTGAATGAAACCTAAGACCTTTAGTGCATATTTTGATACAAAAAATCTATCACCATCAATATTTTCAATAGGATTTGATTCAGCAAAACCTTCGAAAAGCATGGGTATTGGATTACCATTAATTAAAATGTAATCTTGACGACTTGCAAAATTTTTAAGTACTTGCTCATCATATTTATTAACATCGACCCTATATTTAGTAAATAGTGCTACCTCATAAATCATATCAACATTTGTAGGTTCTGGCATTTTAAATTGTAGAAATATGACTTCACCTTCGTCAAGAATTGGAATTTGCATATATCTAAATTTACGGGGCTGTGGAATACGAAATTTTGTTCCAAGTCTGGTTCCAGGTTGTTTATCAATACGTCTTACTGTAATATATGGGGTAGGCACATTTTTATCATTGTCCACGAACTTCCAAGTTTTGCTAAATTCACCCCAGCGGTCGTTATCAAGATAAAAGGTTGGAACCAATTTATTATCTAATGTTAGCTGCATGCCATCATTGTTAACATAGTCAAATAATGCTTGGTCAATATGCTCAAGTAAAATTGTTCTTGGAAGATATTTTGTTTTAGTATCGGTTAAACGCATGAGTTCTTCAATTCTATCCATACCATACTTAAGATATTCGTTACCTATCTTTGGTGGATTAGTATCAAGTGTTAATTTTATTTTTTTTGGAAGTGACATTATTATTTCTTTTTATATAAATACTTGTATATATAACATATTTTTCATAACCTTGCATGTATTTATGTAAAGCAAATGATATACCAAATGAAAAAAAAGAAAAATTTAATCGAATCTAAAATGATTAATATTAGAATAAATCCCATAGTATTGGATAATTATAGAGTATTTTGTGAAAAAAATGGTTATTCTGTTTCAAAAAGAATTAGAATTTTGATTGAAAACGATATGAAACTATGATTAATATATTGACGAATAATTTTGGGCACTGTATTAAAGAATCTAAATTATGTGCAATAGATATTAATTTATACAATAAAATTATTGAATATAATGTAAGTAAACTACCTTGGAATCAAATGGTGTATAACTATTTGAATTCAATGGCTAAATTACCTAAATGTGCTTGTGGTGGTGAATTAAAGTTTATATCATTTAAAGAAGGGTATAGAAAATACTGCTCCATTAGATGTGCAACCAATTCTCTTGAATATAAAGAAAAAAAAGAAAACACTTTAATTGAGAAATATGGTGTAAAAAATATATCACAATCAGAATTAATCAAGAAAAAAAAAGAATTGACATTATTAAATAATTATGGTGTATCACATCCACTAAAATCAATGGTGATTAAGAAGCGGGTCGTTATTACAAACAATTGCCGTTGGGGGGTAGATAATGTCTCACAATCAAGCATTGTTGCAGAAAAAAAAAGAAATACCACCAATAAAAATTTTGGAGTTGATTATAATTTTCAATCAAATGAAATTAAAAAAAACATTAAATCAACAATAAAAAATAAATATGGCGTGGATTATTATGTACAATCAATTGAAAATAAACAACGTATAACGGAAACAAATAATGAAAAAAAAATAAAATTCTGGACGAATCGGTTAAAGATAGACAGTAATGATATTGAAGTCGAGAATGATAAATTCATTATAAAAAATTTATGTAAAATACATAATCAATTTGAAATCGATAAGTATAATTTATATAATCGTTCTGCTATACAACAAATTGAAAATATTTGCACAATATGTAATCCGATATCTAAAAGTATATCAATTAAAGAAAATGAAATTAGGGACTTTATTGAGAATGAATTAAACATTAATACAGAAAAAATTCGAATAAGCAATAAAGAAATTGATATATTTTTACCAAAACATAATTTAGGAATTGAATTTGATGGATTGTATTGGCACTCGAACATATATAAAAATAAAAATTATCATTTAAATAAAACAGAACTATGTGAATCACAAAATATTCAACTACTACATGTATTTGAAGATGAATGGATGTTTAAAAAGAGTATCGTAAAATCAATAATTAAATCTAAATTAGGAATAGTTGATAATAAAATATTTGCAAGAAAATGTGAAATTATTGAAATTAATTCAAAATTATGCTCAAATTTTCTTAACGTTAATCATATTCAAGGTAGTGTTAATTCTAAAATAAAAATTGGTTTATTTTATAATAATGAGTTGGTTTCTGTTATGACTTTTGGTAAAAAAAGATTATCTATGGGTAATAAGCAACAAGTAGATAATAATTACGAAATATTGAGATTTTGTAATAAATTAAATACTGTTGTTATTGGTGGTGCGAGTAAAATGCTAAAATTTTTCATAAAAAAATATCGACCTGATTCAATTACAACTTTTGCAGATAGAAGATATTCACAAGGTGATCTTTATGTGCAGTTGAAATTTACCTTTTGCAAAAATACTGTTCCAAATTATTATTATTTTCATCCTAATAATATGATTAGATATCATCGATTCAAATTTAGAAAGGATGTGTTAGTTAGAGAAGGTTTTGATTCAACCAAAACTGAACATCAGATAATGGCCGAAAGGGGTTATAGTCGAATTTATGATTCAGGACACATGAAATTTGAAATACTCTTTGATTTTAATATTTAAATCATTATATTTGCCCAAACAATTAAAAATCAATGTTAGTTAAACGAAACGAATATCTTGACACAGATGGTACATTAGGATATATTGAATCAGTTTTTAATTCTGATAATGTATTAAAAACCACATATTTTCCAAAGTCAGAACGACTATATATTGCATTTGGTAGAGGACACACATATTCCTATGGAAATATTAGTTCTGAAAAATATGAAGAATTTGAAGAAGCAGAATCCCAGGGAAAATTTTTTCACCAAAAGATAAATAATAATAAACAACATCCCATGCGTAAAGAATTTACACTTTACCCTAACGAAATAAAGGAACTTAAACAAGTTGTTGAAAATAATAAGCTTGAGGAAGAAGATGAATAGTATCGAAGAATATCAAAATCTTGTTAGTTTGCTTGAACAGGCATTAAAATTTTATGCAAATAAGCAAAATTATGTTAGTAATACAAGCAGTAATTCGTTAATTGCTTCCGATGATTATGGTTCACAAGCACGTTTTGCATTGAGAAAAATTGAGGAATTGAATAATATCAATACTCAAATGGAAAACGATTTTATTAAACTATCTGAATCCACTGATGGTGATACAACAAATAGTGAATTGCTTAGGGCAATTAATGGTATTAATAATATTGGAAAATAAATTTTAATATATGAAGATTAAATTTAAAAAATTATCACCTAACGCCACTACGCCGTTAAAGTTAATTGATATTGATGCAGGATTTGATTTATTTGCTACATCAATGGTAGAAACAAATAGTTTTGTCGAGTATGGAACTGATATTTCGTTTGAAATACCAGAAGGATTTGTTGGATTATTATTTCCACGTAGTTCAATCACAAAATATGATTTAATGTTGAAGAATTCAATTGGATTAATTGATGCATCATATCGAGGTGAAATTCGTTGTAGATTTTTTGGAACAAATAATACATACTATTCTGTTGGTAGTCAAAAAACAATTATATATAGTAAAAACAGCTATAAAGTTGGTGACAGAATTGCACAAATCGTGTTCATGGAATTACCAAAAATTGAATTAGAAGAATCCGAAGAATTAAGTAATACCGAAAGAGGAACTGGTGGTTTTGGACATACTGGTGAATAAATAATATTAATTAAAATAAATAATATGAAAACAGGAGCAATTACTTCAAGAAGAGAAACAGCAAAAAAATTACTTGAAACTCAACTAAAAAGAGGGACAAAACCAGAAAAAATTGATGGTAAAACCACCAATAAAATGGTACAATTGAGTCCATCAGATATTACTCGAATTACCAAAGAACTCGATAGACTAAATAATCCAAAGGGTAGTATAAAATAAACTTATTTTAATTATACATTATGAAGCAATATTTAGAATTGTTAGAGAATATTCTTACCAATGGTGTTGAAAAGGAAAGTGGTAGAATTAATATGCCAAATACTATTGGTATATCAAACGCCATGATTAAAATGGATTTAACAGAAGGTTTTCCATTACTTACCACAAAAAAAATGTATTGGAAAGGTATTGTTCATGAATTGTTGTGGTTTCTGAGAGGTGAAACAAATATCAAATATTTGGTTGATAATAATGTAAATATTTGGAATGACGATGCATTTAGATTTTTTCAAGAACGTCTTTGGTTATTGCCTAATATTAAAAATATAACAATGGAAGAATTTCTTAATAGAGTTAAGAACGAACAATTCGAAGAAAAATTTCATTATAAATATGGTGATTTGGGTCCAGTTTATGGACATAATTGGAGAAATTATAATGGTAAAGTGAACTACTATCATATTAGTAAAAAACCTAAGTTTGAATTGGATGATTCGTATGTGTTTGGTGTTGGGATCATTGAAACTTGGAGAGGCATTAAAAAACGTCCGTTATTTAATACTTGGTATAATATGATTAGTAGATGTTATAACTACTATGATCCCAATTTTTCAGTATATGGTGGTAGGGGCGTATATGTTTCAGATGATTGGTTAAATTTTAAATTATTTGATGAAGAGGTAAAGACAATTTTAAATTATAGCAATAAATTAAACGATCCACATAAATATCAATTAGATAAAGATTATCTGGGTGGTAAATGTTATTCAAAAGAAAATTGTATTTGGTTTAGTACTGAAAATAATTCAAGATTAACGACTAAAAATTTTGAATATATCATATCTAATGGTGAAAAAACAATAACGACAACTAATATTCAAGGAACTGCAAATGAATTGGGAATCGAACCAACAAATTTGAATAGGGTTTGTAGTGGTGTTAGAAAAAGTGTTGGCGATTGGTATTTGGTAAGTAAAACAGATTTTAGAATTGGTGAAGACCAAATTGCTAATATTTTAAATCAATTGAAAGAAAATCCATATTCGAGATATCATATCTTGGATGGTTGGAATCCAATACAAAGAAAAATAAGTGCACTTGCTCCATGTCATCTACTATATCAATTCATTGTAAGACCTTTGAGTTTTCATGAGAGAGAATCAATTGCAATGCAAAGAAATATTATTACTAAAGATGAGTATGGACATCTAGTTGGAGTTGATGTTGCAAATGCAGAATATGAAGAAAGAATACTTGGTGAAAATAATATTCCAAAATTTTATCTTGATTTAAATATGTATCAGAGGAGCGTTGATTCTGCACTTGGATTGGGATTTAATTTAGCTTCTATGTCATTATTGTTAATGCTATTTGCAAAGGTAAGTAATATGATTGCAGGTGTGGCAACATGGATTGGTGGTGATACACACATTTATGTTAATCATATTGATGGTATTAAAAAGCAACTGGAAAGAGAGCCATATCAATTACCTCAAATGATAATAGATAAAAAAATAAATTCACTGGATGACATTCTAGCATTAACCATTAATGATTTTGAATTAGTTGATTATGTATCACACCCAAAAATTGATTTTGAATTATTTACTGGTTTGAAAAAATAGATGAATGATAATACTATACATATTAATAGTATTATTGGTGCTAATAATTTTGTTATTAGCACTGGCATTGTTTTATTTTTCGAAGAAAAGTGTATACTTTTCAAATAAAGAAAATGAATTCATTACATTTGTTATTGACATATTTGAACAATATGGAGATGATTTAGGTATTCAGTCTAAAGAACAGCATGAAAAATTGACAAATGAACTCGATAAAATTAAAAAAAAACTAAATAAAAGAGGAGAGTAAATTACTCTCCCTTTTTTATTCATATAATACGTTTTAGTCTACAATGTATATATATCGTCTTCATTTGAATCAATATTGTACCAATTATTATAATCATAAGGGTTAATTCCCTTTCTTTCCAAATATTTTCCAGTAACAATATTTACTAATTTAGGATTTATTTGCATGTCTCTAATATCATTAAAAAAGTAATGATTTTTATCTAAACGCAATTCTTCTGGGTCATATCCCTTATACTCCCAACCATTTACAATTTTGCCACCATTTTTTAGTATTGCAAAATGCGTATATTTGGGATTAACATTAAACATTCGTCTAGTTTCATCCATAGGTTGTTCGTCATTAATGCCATCATATAAATTACTAACAATTAATTTGAATTCTTCTTTAGCTGGTTCAATATCGCTTTCATTGGTAATCCAATAGAAATCTTCATTTTGATTACCGTCATAATCCATTTGAATACCATTTTTTTTCAAATCTTGAATGATTTCTTGTTTTAGACTATCGTTTCTACCAATCTTAGTGACACCATTTTTACTAAACAATTCATTATACATCGTATCTGTAATTTGTTTAATTTGTGTTGCTTCTTGTTTGCTCACATAAACTTTATTTGTTGGTTTATTATAATATCCACCATCAGAAGCAACTGCAAGTTCTTCATTAAGTTTTGGTTTAAAATCGGAATTAACTTTACTCATGACCTCAAAAAGCCTTTGTTTATTACTATTTTTCATCATACTTAAATTTACTATAAATACATATTAATTTCTTTTTGTTTCACTACCTATTACTATTTTTCATCATATTTAAATATGAGAATCCCCCTTTTCACCATCATCAAAATTAAAAACATCAGATTTTACGGGAACACCAGTAATGCGTTTCCAGTATGACTTAAATCCACCAATGGTTTTGCTCGTTTCGTCTGTTACGTTGTTGGCACTTTCAACTTCATAATATCTATTTTTCTGACCACTCATGTTGTATTCAATTATATCACCTCTATCTATTTCTAAGTGTTTATCTTCAAGTTCTTTTAAATACACTCCAAATGATATGTTACCAGTGTCATCACGAGCAATTCCACCTGGATTGTCACCATAATTTACTTGTTTACCTTCCTCAATATTAATCATCACACTGATTTTAACTGGCGACATAAATTTTTTATCTTTAGTTTTTGTTTGTCCATAAAGATTATGTGATTTTGTCTCAATTATATTTATTTTATGAATAATAACTTCTTGTGCATTGTCTGTTTGTAAGAAATTTCTACCATACATGACATCCAATTCAAATGAATTGTTTGTCATGAATAATCCCATTCTTTGACTTTCAATATCAATAATTTGTTTTTTCTTTTTCATTTATAAATAATGATTTAATATAAATACTTTTTTTATTGAAATTTTTATTATCTTTACGACGATTTTGGTGAAACAGAATAGGATGTATGGGTATTTATAAAAAATTAAAATATTATGAAGAGTGAAATTATTAATGATTTATCTATAGACAATAAATCTGGTAATAAAACTAGGGAAAATTATATTAAAAATCATTATTTGATTGATTATGAAAATATCATAAAAATTAATTTTGTTAATAATTGGAACGAAAAATTGTATTGTTATGTTAATAACGTAAATGAAGTGCCCACATGTAGCAATAAAAATTGTAGTAATCACGTTAAATTTAAAAAATACTCTGAAGGATACCGTGATTATTGTTCAATTCAATGCAGAAATTCTGATTCAAAATTTAAATTATTTGGTGAAAGTAATCCAATGAAAATTAGTGAAAATGTTGTAAAAGCGAAACAAACAAAAAAAAATAGATATGATGATGAAAATTTTGTTAATTCAGATAAGGCGAAATTAACAAAGAAAAAAAAATATTTGGATGAAAACTATAATAATCGAAATAAATTTAAACGTACTACCTTCGAAAAATATGGTGTCGAAGGATTTACTAATAGAGAGAAGGCAAAGAATACGTCGCTAATTAAATACAAGAATGAATTTTATAATAATAGAAAAAAACACGTTGAAACAAATTTAACCAAATATGGTGTTAAATATTATAATAACAGAGAGAAGGCAAAAAATACGTGCCAAAATAAATATGGTTGTGAATCGTTTGTTTTGAGCAATGAGTATAGGCAGATAATTTTTAATAAAACCAAAAAAAAATATGCGGATATTTTAAATATTGATGTTAATAATATTGATTATGATGGTGAAAATTTTACAATTAAAATGTATTGTAAAATACACGAAATATTTAAAATAAATCGATATATATTAAAAAATAGAATTGCATATGGAATTGAAGAGTTGTGCACTGCATGTAATCCAATTTCTGATAATTGTTCAATAAAAGAATTGGAGGTTAATAATTTTATTTCAAATGAATTAGGCATTGAGACAATAAAACATAAAATATCCAATAAAGAAATTGACATTTTTTTACCAAAATATAATTTAGGTATTGAATTTGATGGATTGTATTGGCATTCTAGTTTAATGATTAAACCAAATCAGCATCAAATTAAAACTGATTTATGTGAAAAAAATGGTATTCACCTATTACATATTTTTGAAAATGAGTGGATAATGAAAAAAAATATTGTTAAATCAATAATTAAATCTAAACTTGGAATTATTGATAATAAAATCTATGCTAGAAAAACCGAAATAATGGAAATTTTTGATAATCAATTAGTCAAAAATTTTCTTAAAACAAATCATATTCAAGGATTTGTTGAAAGTAAAATAAAAATTGGTTTATTTTATAATAATGAGTTAGTATCACTAATGACTTTTGGTAAAAAAAGATTATCTCTTGGAAATAGTATCAATAATAACGATGAGTATGAAATGTTAAGATTTTGTAATAAACTTAATACAAGTGTTGTTGGGGGTGCAAGTAAAATGTTAAAATATTTTATAAAAAAATATCAACCTAATTCAATAATGACGTTTGCAGACAGAAGGTATTCACAAGGTAATTTATATAAACAACTTGGATTTCTTTTCATAAAAAATACAATACCAAATTATTGGTATTTTAAACCACACGAATATATGCTACAACATCGCTTCAAATTTAGAAAAGATGTGCTAATAAAAGAAGGTTTTGATCCTACCAAAACTGAACACCAAATAATGGCCGAAAGAGGTTATAGTCGAATTTATGATTCTGGCTCCATGAAATTTGAACTTAAATTGCGATAATTGGAAACATTGGTGGCTGAAATCCCCTCTCTTTATTAACATTTTCAGCAATTTTTGCTCGTTCCTCAGTTAGATTAACCTGACTTAATTTAGCAAGCTGTTCTAGTATTAATTTTTCCGTATCTTCTTTTAACTTTGTTCCTTCATCAAGTAAATGACGATAATCCATTGTTAATTGTTTTTCAGTTACGCCTAATTCTCCACTATAAAATCCTCTAACTGTTCCCAAAACAATCTTAACTTGTGCAATTAATAAATTTCTGATTTGCTGCTGTGCTACATCATTCATATTACCCCATTGTAATACTTTTGTTGGTGGGTCTGATGGTAACTTAACAATATCATTATTTTCTTCTAAGCATTTGTCTCTACCCGTTTTATTTGTATCATAATACCAATACCATACCTTTCTACCTGCATAGTGTTTGCCCCATGCGGGAGCAATTTCATATCTATCGCTTGGTATTGGATATAAATGCAATACTTTTTCGCCACTAGCCAAACCAGTAATTCGATATGTTAATATTGATTGCAAAATTCTTTGTTTCATTCTTCGGTCCTGTGCAGAAAGTAGCGTTGAAAATGTTGGTTGAACATAAAGTGCGGGACGGCCTAGATATGACATTCCCATCATACCTGCACTCCAAGCATTCAATGCAAATGGGTCAACCAATCCACCATCAATTTCTGGTGGTGTTTCCCATAACACTTCATTTACTTCACGACCTGCAGGAATGATGTAATGTTGAGTATATTCTTCCGTTGTAATGAAGTCTCGTTTTAATTCCCAGCCAGTTGCTGCAGGTGCATTTGTTCCCAACCCAACTTGTTTTGAATAGGCGTATGTAAATGATTCCATGTAACTATTTGGCTTAGTTGTAAATGCACTAAGAAAATCACTACTTTCTTTATTCAGTCCTTCCAATCCAATCCATTGCTGTTGAATCAACCAATTGTTTAATAGCGAAGAATAATCCTCAATAACCATTTCTAAATAAGAATCCATCATTTCATCATTGATTTCAAATGGTCTTAATGGAAATCCTAGAGTATGCTTAACTTTAAGATATAATTTATTTTTATCTGCAGTTGTTATTAATGCCATAATAGCGTTTTGATATAAATACTAAAAATTTTTTTTAAAAAAACGATTTATTATCAAATAAATAGTTATATTTGCTGAAATAATGAATAACGATAATTATGTATAACATAGATTACGATATATTATTAAATGAACAGGGTAGACCATATATACATTTACCTGACGATTATGAACAAAGACCCGAAGATAGGTTTTTTGTTGTTGAACTAACGAGATATATATTACAAAGTGTTTATAATGCGAAAAGTGTGGAATTCGATAAAAATGCCGCTAAAGTAATTGAATCTGGTATTAGCCTTTTAGGACAAGTTAGTGATGAAATCGCAGAAATTTTATGGAATCAAATGAAAGTTATGGGTGATGTTGATCTTTTATTAGCAAAAAGATATCACATTACGCTCAACACTGTAGAGGAGATGAATATGTTGGACGATAAATATATTCATCATAATAATAAAATTTATACAAGACAAGAGGGATTGAGGGTTTTTATTATCGAAAACAATAGCATTTACGAATTAACTGGTGGAATTACCAATGATTGTTGGACAAAAATTGAATAATTTTTTTAGACATTTATTTCCAGTAGTTTTATTGTTATTACCATTTGGAACATTATTATTATTAATTCTGTTTATAAAACATCCAAAATTTTTAAAGAATAAAAATGATTAATAAACCAACTTCTGAACAAGACCGAGTATTTCTTTTTACAAAAAAAAGACCCGAAAATATTTTAATTAAGGCATTTGCAGGTGCTGGTAAATGTCTAGGTATTAATACACCAATATTGATGTATAATGGTGAAATTAAATCAGTTCAGAATATTAACATTGGTGATTTATTAATGGGTGATGATTCTACACCAAGAAAAGTAATTAACGTTAACAATGGGACTGGTGAATTATATAAAATAATTCCAAACAAAGGAGAATCATGGATTTGTAATGATGTTCATATGATGACATTATTTCATGAATATAAACATGAAATAATTGACATGCCGTTGAATGAAATCAATTATCCGAAATACAGTGGTGGTTGTTATAGATATGTTCGATTAATGAGAACTGGTGTTGATTTTGTTGAGAATGATGTAACAATAGACCCTTATTTGCTTGGTCTTTGGCTTGGTGATGGAAAAAAGGAAAATGGAGCACCCACAATATTTGTAAACAAAACAGAAAAACCAATATTAGAATATTTAAAAAATATTAATTATTCTAACATTACACCTAAATTCAATGAATATCAAAAAAATTTAATTAATGTCGATTTAACTACTAAAAATTTTAATGGACGTAAAATTAATAATGTATTAAGGGATGAATTTAAACGATGTTTAAATGCTGATGGTAGTTTCTCAATACCAAAAAATTATTTAATTAATTCAAAAGAGAATAGATTAAAATTATTGGCAGGTATTATTGATACTGATGGATATTGTTATGATAAATGTTATGAGGTAACTACTAAATATAAATCATTTGCTGATGATTTATTATATTTGGGTAGAAGTTTAGGTTTCGCAACATATATAACACCAATAAAAAAAGGTATAAAATCGATTAATTTTATTGGTGATTATTGGAAAATATCTATTTCTGGTTCGTTTGAAGATTTACCATGTTTATTAATCAGAAAACAATCTACATGTAGACTACAAATCAAATCTGTTCTGAGAACTGGATTTAAGAAAGAGTATCAAGGTATTGGTAATTATTATGGATTTACGTTAGATGGTAATGGACGATTCTTACTAGGTGATTTTACTATTACACATAACACATCAACAATTGTTGAAGCAGTTAAACTATTACCCAACGATAAGTCAATCATGTTTTTGGCATTTAATAAGCATATTCAGGAAGAATTAAAAGCAAAATTACCTGAATATGTTAGATGTTATACTACCTATGGTTTAGGCGTTGCAGCAATTAAAAGAAAATATGGGGATAAAATTCAATTTGATGAATTTAAAGCAGATAAAATAATTCAAAAAAAGTCAAAATCTTGGGATTTACATGATGAACTAAAAAGTGAAGAAGAGATTAATTTTTATTTAGGTAATATAAAAAAATTGGTTAATTTATGTAGGTTAACACTTACATTAAAATCAGAATATATTCCATATATTTCTGAAAGATACGACATTCCATTAGGTAAACCCAAAGATATTAAACGGGTTCTGAAAGTTCTCGATGAAATGACCACAGATAGAAAGACATACGATTATACAGATATGATATTTCTACCAGCAATTGATAGTAGTATATGGATGTTTCAGCAGGATTACGTATTTGTTGATGAAATACAAGATTTGAATAAGTGCCAAATAAGAATTATTGAAAAAATTCTGAAGAGAAACAAATCAACCAATAAATATACAGGTAGACTAATTGGTGTTGGTGATTTTTTTCAGGGAATTTATGGTTTTAATGCTGCAGATGAAAAATCATTCGAGTGGTTTGAAAAGTTTCCTAACACTAAAGTATTACCACTTTCAACATCATTTAGATGTTCCAAGGCAGTAATTAGAAAAGCACAAGAAATTGTTCCAGATATTAAAGCACTTGATGATGCACCAGAGGGCGTTGTACGAGATGGAAGTGTATTAACTGAAGCACAAAGTGGTGATTTTGTATTGTGTCGAACTACGATGCCACTAGTTAAACTATTTTTTGAATTTCTAACGCAAAATAGAAAAGCAGTAATTAAGGGTTCTGATATTGGCCTACATCTTATTGAATTAATTGGTAGTATTAATAATATTGATCTGTTGGTGAGTTTTTGGGATGGCGAATTGTTGAAATTTAGAAAAGATTTAAAATCAGAGGGAATATTAAATCCTAGTGAACATAGTGGATATGCAGTACTTGAAGATAAGGTTACGACATTACTGTTTTTAGCAAGACTTTCAGAAAGTATTGTTGATTTAAAATATAAAATAAAAACTATATTTACTGATGAGATTCAAGGAATCGTACTAAGCACAGTTCACAAAATAAAAGGATTGGAAGCCAATAGAGTTTTTATTATTAGACCAGACCTATTGCCCATGCAAAATGTAAAGCCTTGGCAATTTCTTCAAGAAAAAAACTTAGAGTATGTTGCAATAACAAGGGCAAAATTAGAATTAATATATGACAGAGAATGGAAAGACGAATAAAATATTGTATATTTGTCTTAAATAAATAACTATATTAAATACATAAATTTATGAATGAAGGTAATACACAAACAAGGACATTAATGAGTTCTTTGGAGATTTTAAATGAAAATGTAAGACAACTTGAAAAATTATTAAATTTAAGTGAAAAATTAGTCGATAAATTTGAAAGAACAGAAAATGATCTCAAAAAGGGATCAGCTGAAATTGATTCTGGTTATGAAAAGCAACAAAATATTGTTGGTTTATTTTATGGGGCAAATGAGCGCATTGTTGTGCTGATGAATAAAATTGAAACTAATGTTGAAAAAGTTATTTCAATGATTGACTAACATAATTATTTGGATAATGACATATGATGCAAAATAACTGAAAATTTGGGAGACAGATGAACCAGATATCGATTATTCACAAAGCAAAATGCCATTAATTTTAGATGCATGTTGTGGTGGTCGTCAATTTTGGTTTGATAAAGAAAATCCAGATGTATTATTTGCAGATAATCGTGTAATGCAACCTAAAATGGTTGGAAGTGGAAAAGATGGTCGTATTCGAAAATGTTTGCCAGATAGAGTTATGGATTTTCGAAATATGGACGTAGCAGATCAAACTTTTAAACTTGTTGTATTTGATCCACCACACCTATTTTTAGGTGAAAATAGTTATATGGCTCAAAGTTATGGCAGTTTAGATAGACAAACATGAAAAGAAGATATCACTAAGGGATTTTCAGAATGTTTTAGAGTAATTAAAGATGATGGCATTTTAATATTTAAATGGAACGAATCTGATATTTTATTAAAAGAAATATTAAAATTAACTACATATAAGCCATTATTTGGTCATCCTTCAGGAAAAGCGCAAAAAACGCATTGAGTATGTTTTATGAAACATTAGTTTAAATATGTCTGATTATGATATGGATAGTAAAAATAGAAAATAAAATAAATCAAAGAATTAAAGTGGTTTTTGACCCAATGTCTGAACAATTAACATTTACGGGTCAATTTAAACCACATAATGAAATGTGGACAGATTTTAGTGAAGAAACACATTCAATAAATATTGATTTAACAACAATCAGTAATTTATTATTTGATGTGCAGCAAAAAATGGAAGAAAGATTATCCACATACAAAAATGTTGAAGAAGTGTTTAGTAAAATAAAAATTGTTGAGATTAATGGGAAATAAATAGATTGGAGATAACATATCTCCAATTTTTAATACTTCCATCGAAAATTATTTACAATTTTTTCGTTTTTACACCATCTTGATATTGTTGATTGATTTACATTTTCGTGTATACTTGCAATTTGTGTTGAATCGTATTCTATTATATTATTTGTTATAGTGTTAATCTTATATACTTTTTTACATAACACAGTTTTTTGTTTATCCGATAATCCAAGCAGTTTTTTTGTTTTACTTATTTTTTTCTTAGTGTCATCATCACGATTTTTTCCAAGCCAATATTTTGGTGAGTTTGCGGATAAATATTCCCTTTCTTCTTCGGTTTTTATTTTACCATATTTTTTAGCTTCATCCGTACCCGATTTAGCAATTCTTCTGTCAATCCAAACATTAGTTTGTTTTATTCCAATATGTGACCTAGACATTCTCTCAAGTGTTTCTGTATTGGGAATCGCATTTCTACCTCCCAATTCAATATTATAGCCGAATTCTTTTTGATTTGATTTATATTGTTGGATGTAATTAATTTCTTTTTCATTTAATTCATTTATATCTTTGGCAGTATCAATAACCTCAAATTTAAAATTATAAAATTCATATTTTTTAAATGAATTATATAGATGTTGATTAGAATTGATATTATTATATAATAAAGATTTTTTGTATTCACCAATTCTTTTACTCAATTCTCTTGTTGTTTGGCCAATATAAACCTTGTTGTTTGTTAGATTAGTAATCTTATAAATAAAACCAAATATGACATGTTGTGTTGAATCAAGAAATAATTGATATTTATATTTCCCACAGTCCCAAATTCTAACGTATCCAAGTTCTTTAGCCAATTCAGATTCAGTCTTATTTTCATTAAAAATATTTGGAAATTTTAATTTAATTTGAGATTTACCTAAGTTAAATTTATGTAATAATTTACCGTTTTTATAGTAGAGATAGTCTTGTGGTAGTGTTTTTGTTAATTTAAAGCCATTTTTTGAATATATATTATCTTTACTTAACGTCCATCTTTTATTTGCAAATGTGGTAATTTTAGTTGGCTTATATTGAACAATAAATTTATTTAACATCTTCGGGAAGATGCCAATAACAACATAATTATTGTCAGTTGCAAACCTAGATAATTCATACTCATTATCTATTTTCCCCCCATTAAAAGTTCTTTTATCATCAAAAGTTAATACTGCAATTAATTTATTTTCATAATATGCACCATAACATATATTTGACCTATCAGTTCCTTGTATATGATTCAGATTTAAAAATTTATTTTTATTTATATTATCTATTTCAGATATAATACATTTTCTGGCAAAGATTTTTTCGGAAATTTCATTATTATGATATTTAATCGATTTTTTTATAATTTTCTTTTTTGATAATTCTGCTGAATAATAAACATATGTTTTTTTATTGTTCTCTTGTAAAATTTTAACTGATTTTCTATTGGAGAGAATGTTAATATCTTTTTCTTCATGAAGAAAAAGAAAAATTGAATCAAAAGTTTCTATCTTTTTCATATGGACATTATTTACTTATGTATAAATACGCACAAACATAAAAAAAGGTTGCAATATTTGCAACCCTTTTTAAAATTATATTTCGATATTATCGATTATTGTAAATCACCGATTCCGAAAGTCTGAAGACCGTCGCAATATACTCTACCGTAATAACGGTTAAGAACCATTTTCTTTGCATACCTTGTCATAATACCACGAATTGGTGTAAAGTCAAAAGGATTGTACATGACTGGTGTTAATTGCATTGGAACGTATGGAGCGTATATGTATCCGGTCTCTAAGATGCTAGTTCCCTTATGTCCAATAAGCATTGTGTTTGCTGGAGCATATGGGTCACGATAGATTATGTAACGTCCACCAAGAGTACCGATTTTCTCAATACCCATGTTATACTTGTCCTGTTCTGGAGCAGCATTACTTACGTGGAAATATTCTAAGTCATCAAATACAGCAGAAATTTCAGGAGAAACTACTACCCATGATGCACCACCACGAAGGGTTGATTTATGGATTTGTGCAGAAATTTGGTTGATCTTTGTTAACAAAGTCTGATTCCAGTCTTTCTGTACACCATAGTAAGTGTTAGTACCCTTACGTAGTCCATTATAGTCCCATCTTGCGGTCCAAGCTGCACCACGTCTAAGGTCACGAAGAATTTCACGGTCAATTTCTGCAGCCATTTGCTCAGAAAGTAGGGCAGTTAATTCAGCCTCAGCATCAATGTTATGGAAAGCACTTACGTCTTGTGCAAGTTCAGGTGTCCACATAGCACGCATTTTACGTGTTTCTACAGATACGGTAACTTGGTCAAGCACGAATGTAACTTCAGCCATTCTTGAATCTTCTTCAATATCACTGTAACTTCTGTAAGTTGCTGTGAAAGTAGTAGCACCAGTTGCACCACTAAGTGCCTGATAACCGTTAGCACCTGGATACTGTACGTCAACAACAAGAGTAATTTTACCTGTTGTATCTACAATACCTTGTCCATATTTCTGAACCTTTACGTTGAAAGGAATTACACTACCTGCGGTAATGGTTTCACTTGCGTATGGTGCAGGAGCAGTCAAGTCTTTATTTGCGAAAATTTGTAAACCAGCAAGGAATGACTCGGTATCAATTTGAACACCTTGTGGGCCAATCAATTTACCATCATTAGTTGTGCTGAAACCAGTAAGACTAATTGTTGCAAATTTGTCAGTTCCTAAAGTAAATCCTGCAGCAGTTAAACCAGATACAGAGTGTGCTGTGATAGAACCTTTTGAACGGTCAAATAATGAAGTACCTTCAGTATTGTATTCAGATGCATAAAATGCGTCATACAATGAACGTGTTTCGAATTGAGTTTTTACGTTTGCAGCCTTAGTTGCAGCGTTTCCATATGCGCCATCTGGTGATGTTTGCATACCTGTCGAACCATCGGTCCCAACATTAGGATTAGCTGTATTATCAACAACTCTAACGCTAGTTTTTGGGTTGATAAAATACAATTTACCAATTGGTAAGTTAAGTGCCTGTACTGACACGATATCATTTGCTAAAAGTTTAGCAAATACTCTACGGATTACAGGGAATGCAACTGTTTCAAACTGTCCACTTGAAGAAGAATCTGACGACTCATTAATCATGTGTGATAGTTGGTTTTCAAATAACTGCGCACAGTTTTCTCTTACATTACCTTCCAAACCTTCTAGCAGACCAATTTTTTCCCATCTGTTAGTGGTTATTTCTCTTTGCTCACGAAGTTGTTTTAATCCAATATTACCAACTTCAGCAGATTCCATTAAAAATCCCATTTTATTGTTTTTATTATTTATTTAATTATTTTTTTTTGCCCCTATTTTCTACGTAATTAATGACATTTTTCATTCTATTAAGATGTTCATTATTTGCGTATGCCGTTTTTTCAACAACCTCATCAAGTTTTTGCTTTGAGGATGGTTGTATTGAGGCAGATACTTTATTCTCAATATTTTCAGTTAAAGTTTTTTTACTACCTTTCATTTCTGTAAGGATTGTTTTATACTTTTTCTGTGATTCAGAAATGCTATCAACTCGTTTAAATTCGTTGATAATCCTAATCTTATCCTCTTGTGTTAAAGCAAGACTTTCATTCACCAATAGGTTATTAACATGTGCCAAATTGGTGTTGAATGTGGCCATTTCTTTCAATTGATTGCGATACTTTTCAAGTGCAGATTTGTATTGTTCAATCAATGTGCTTGCTGATTGTTTGTATTTCTTGGTTTCATTTAATTTTTTTGTTAATTTTTTGTTCTCTTCAATTAAACTACCAATCTTCATGTTTGATTCTCTCATTTCTGGACGTTTCTTATTTACAGCACCAGAAGGTTTATATTCATTACCTGGTATTTGTGCCGTTTGGTGTCTCATATTTGAAAGATTACTAGCAATAGTTTCGTCAACTGGTTGCTCACTTCCTAATACAGAATTAACGTCATCAATAGAAATTTCGTCATCATCTTCTTCATCAATCAGCGGATTTCCCTGATGTAACTTAGCAACTTGGTCATGTGAACCAAATCTCTGTTCATCTCCCTTAGCATGCATTTCGTCCATGCCAATTTCATCAATTAATTTATTGTCAATATGTGGTGAACTGTCTGCGTGTTGTCTCGAAATTTGACTTTTGGTTCCATATCTTTCACCACCAGCAGCATGCATTTCTTCCATGTTCATGCCATTAAGTATTTCATCTAGTTGATTTTTTAAACCAACAAGTTGATTAAATGCAATTCCTTTATTATCTTTTTCCATATATGATGGTGAATCTTGGTTAATATCTCTAAGTTCTTCCATTTCTGAAATTTCTTTTTCAATGTCTTCCATGCCAATTACGTCATCATCGCCATCATCGTCGATAAAAATTTCATCATCGTCCTCAACACCTTCTAATGCCATACCCGCATCATGTACGTTAAGTTCTGTTATGTCAAATTCTTCGGTCACCTTTTGAAGAGGTTTTTTAGTTTTTTCGTTAAATGGTTTGCCTTCACCTGCAGTTTCTTCTACCTTTTTATTACCCTTTGCTTTTTCTGTAAATGGGTCTGGCTTACCAACAGTATCAGTGATTTTTACATCTTCTTCTACTTTTGCAACTTTTTGCGCTGCTTTTTCAAAGGGTTTGCCCTTTCCTGCAGTTTCTTCAACCTTCTTGGTCTCTTTTTCTTGATTTTTCATAACAGATTCTTCATTATTTAGGTTTGATTCATCTTCCTCAGATTCTTCAACATTGTCCAATTTTTTATAGGACTCTTTTGTTTTTTTATTTTTATTTTGTAGTTCTTCCTTTAACAGACTATTAAATTTCTCTGGAAATTCGTCTGCCAATTTTTTTTTGGCATTTGCATCCGCAGCCTCTTTGATTGCGTTATAATCTGTTAATGCATCTTTTAGTATTGATGGTTTTTTATCGTCTTTCATATTATTAAATATCGTATCTAATACAATAATTTTTATATAAATACATTCTTATTATAAAAAAGTATTATTTAAACCCAAATTTATTGGTTCTTTGAAAAATTATATTTATATTGCAAAACACCTATAGTATGAATTTATCTAAAGCAGTTATTAACTTATTGTTATCTTCCCTAAGATAAATACCGTTTTTATTAACATAATTCTCAGAAAAATTTGCATCATTATGCTTATCAAAGAATAAATAAGCACCAGGAGTACTAGGTGTTGCAACTAAGTCAAAACCAATTAATTCAAAATCATTTTGAACTAGATTTTCCCCATTTACTTCCTTAAGTGTACCAACACCACGACTTGAAATACCTAACTTGATTTTGTTTTGTAGGTATAATACAATCTTATCCCCAATCACTGAAACAATGCCATATTTAATGTAACCTGGACTGACAATTAATTTTAATTGACCATATAAAATATTTTCTTTATTACCCTCACCCCACCACATTTTAGTAATCATATGTGAAATGTTTTGTAATGAGATAATGCTTGAATCTGGATGATCAGCTTCTGATACGGCACTATTTGTTTTTACCAATTCCTCGTATACTTGAACCTGTGGCACTAGAACATCTTTTGGATATATCCGACCATTTTTGTTTTTAACTCCCCATTTTTGCAAAATACAGTTAACTAAAACTGGTTCATTTGGTTTGAGTTCAAAGTTTTCATTGAGAATATCTCTATTAGTTTCTGAACTAATAAATCCAGCATCATGTTCAATTAAAATCATTTTCTCTCCAAATCTATTTTCAGAATAGAAATCAATATATTTTGTCATAAGTTTATTCTTTATATTTCCATTTATATCCACCAGCAGTTTTTTTTCTATTATTACAAACATCTGTGATGGTACATCTATTAATTTTTAATTCTTTTGAGGCAACAACAATTCCTTTCCAAGTACTTATATAATTATCATATAAGTCATATTGAATTATACATCTATAATGTTTAGAACTTTCAGGTCTTTTTTTACCATACATTGGGTTTCCAATACCAGTGCGATGAATTGATAAACTAATTCTACCTTCTAAACTAATTTTTCGCTGTTTAGCACTCGTTTTCATTTTTTCCTTACTTTCATTGGTGAAGGTTCTATTTTTTAATGCATCTGATATTTTTTTATTTATAATGGGTCCTTGATTACCACCACGACCACCATTTGCAATATTGGTTAAATTAAATCCCCACATTTTCATTGTCTCAATCCAATAAGTTTCCCAAAAACCCCAATCATTATTATTGACTTCATCAAGTACTTCAATAACTGGTTTTAAATTTTTAGATAATAACGATTTAATCCAATTGTTTTTATGTGTTTTAGCATATTTACATTTTCTTATATGTTCACCTAATCTTAATTTTAAATTATCTGATTTACCAACATATCTAATTTCATTAGTAATTGGGTCAGATAGTGTATATATAAATGTTGTTTCAGTATCACCTGCTTGTAATATTCTACTCATTTTAAATATATTTTATATAAATAGTTTTAATTACTATTTTGTCTCAGTAATTGGTTTTGGTTTTTCGTTGTTGATAAATTTTTCATTAACGATATAGATATTTTCTATAAATGCCTTTGTTTCCAACTTATTGATTATGTTCACAAGTGTTGTGTTAACTTCTCTGAGTTTATCGAGTTTTTTTGACATAATTATTTTAATAATTATTCGATCTTTGTTATTTTTTCAACCTTTGTTTGGATTTCATCAAGTTTCTTTAATATTTTTTCTGATTCGACTCTTCCAATTTTTTCACTTAAATCTAATAGTGTTGAGACACCATTTAATACATGTAGAGTTTCCTTTTCTGATTCAATCCACTGACGGCTTCTTTCTTCTTCACGCTTTAGCATTTCCACTCTTATTTTTTCAAGTGTGTCTGAATGTTCTTTTCTAATAATATCAATCTTTGCTGAGTGTTGCTGCTGCATTGTCTTTATGCCATTATTTTTCCTTTTCAATTCTTTCATCATGATTGTTGTAATAATAATAATTACCAGAATAAGTGAGAGAAACAAATAGAAATATTCATTCTGCCACACAGGGTGCAAACTGTGTTGGATGGCTTGTTGTAGCTGTAATAATATTAGTTGAAATTGCATAATTTTTGGTTTACTAATAAATAGTATTAATATGTCGATTATCATATTAATAATTTATATTTTTTGTTATTTAGTATTTATGTGAAAATCAAATAAAAATGTCAAGTCAACCTACGAATAAATATAGTTCAACTGTCAGAAATGGTAATGTAATACTTGTTGAACCAAATTCAATAAATATTAATACAACAAATATTGGTAATATTCCATTTGTAAATGGTGTTCCAGAATATCAGGATATGTATATATTCGCAGAATTAAGTGCTGAAAGTAGGGGCAGAACGCTTATTATTAATAATAATGGAAGCAGTAGCAATGGAACTAAGGTTAATTTAATGGGTGTTAATCAAGACAGTAGTGTTGGAAATCCAGATTTGAATAAATTTACTACAAACTATTACGATGGTAGTATGGGCACTCGTGAAGTGCTTGAAAGTTTTGGTATTAGTAGTATTAAGGTCACAGTAAATTCATCTTATGTGCCACAAGTAAATATTCAATTTATTGACATTAGAGGTTTGTCATTTTTTAATCAAGAAAAATCACCATATAGAATATTATTTGATTTTCCACCCCCAATATTTACACTAACAATTAAAGGTTATTATGGAAGGGCGTTAAGATATCAATTACATTTGGTGAAATATACATCTGAATTTCAAGCCCATAGCGGTAATTTTGTGATTGATGCTGATTTTGTTGCAATGACATTTGCACCATTATCAGACATACTATTTAGATATATTGTAAATGTGCCGTTAATTATTAGTCATGCTGCAAGTCCAAATCCTGCTTCTCCACCTGTAAACACAAATGATTTAATCATTAAATTACGTGGATTGTATTCAAGAATACGTGATAAAATAAATACTCAAACAGAAACAAAATCATATGATGAAATACTCAACCAGCAAAAGACTATTGCAAATGTATTGGATATAATCAATGGCTTTGGAAATAATAGTAGGTTAACGCAAGGTGGTGCAGTTCCATATATGATGGTAAAAACTGTTGAAACTAATGCGAATTGGATTATAAAAAATTCCCCACCAACTCAACCAGATGAATATGCAGTATTACAGAGAATAAAAACAAGTAGTGATTATGACACAATAATTAAGCAGCAAGAAACTGATGGTACGACAACAACTTTTGTAAATAGATTACTTATTGGATATGTTGCAGAAACAAACTTATCGTCGTCTGATACTGGTGATACAAAACCAACATTTCCTTCATATACTGGAAATACATTACATTTTAGTGATTTATCTGATAATTTAAATTACTACGCTAAACTATTAATGGATAATCAGCCAACTAGTAATAGATTAACTGTTAATAGTGCTGATAAAAATATATACAACGGTAAAAATATTAGTAATGATGGTAACAGTAGAACTAGATATGTAGTAATTGATATTACTGATTATTATAATGCAATATATAAAATAAGTGATAAGTTAGAGAAACAAAGGATTGAACTTGGTAATCAGATTAACGTAAAAGTTAATGCAATTACTATTGGGGAATTAGGTATGTTGCCAACAATTTATAATGTATTTAAAATAATATTGGATGATGTTGATGACTTCTTTTCTCAACTCAGGACAGTATCGTTGAATGCAGAAACAGAACATAATAAAAGTACAGCCAAGGCAATAATTTTAGGTGAAGATAAGAGTGTTAACCCCAAGGATAATTATGTATATTCATTTCCATTGATTGTTAGACGTTCAGATAATGGCAGCGAAGAAAGAATAGCACCTGTTGAATTAAGTAAAAGAACTGCATTTCCCGAATTAGACTTTGTTCAAAATTTTATAGATACTTTTCAGCAACAACACGCATTAAATATTCAAAATGATTTAAGAAATCAACAAAACGCTGATGGCTCATTCAAATGGATTCCAATATCACCACTAGATTCAACAATTGGTGGTGGAACAGCACAAAGTCCATATATTGGATTAGATACATCAGGTTCTTCCGACGATAAAATCACACAAGTATATAAAATATTGTTGAGAAGATATTATATTCTAAGTCAGGCAATAATGCCAGATGAATTTGGTGGAATCGACGATAATGGAAAAAGAAGCGATGCATTTCGTACATTGTATGCAAATGCCGAGGCAAGTAATTTAGCAGAAGCACTTTCCGCATCACTAAACACAGATTTTTTGAGTAAAATGAAAGATGAATCGTTACAATATAATTCTGCAACTAAAATTAGTAAGTTCTATAATAATATTAAAGATATAACCGATATTGATGCCCAAGGAAATACAATCAAATTAACTAATTTCCCAAATAATACAGTAAAAGGTTTTAAGTTAAATCCAAACGATGATATTATTTCATATGTTGATAAAGGTAATATTGATTTTCATGGTGTTAATTTAAATGTTGGACTTATTGAAATACGTGATAAAACAAGTGATCCAAGTGAATCAACAGACCCTGTTGAAAAATTCTTTTCTGATGCTCAAGGTAGTTGGTGGAAAACAATATTTATTGGTGAACCAAATGTATATTGGTATGATTTTTCACTTCAGAATGTGTTTTATATTAGGGATGGACAAGATGAAGAAAGTAAAAAGGATTCTACTGTGGATGGAATTGTACTTAAGTCAATATATTTGGCATCACCTAATGTTATGTCAACTGTATATTATTATCAGGACTATTATAAAGCATTGGCTAAAGGTAATAATATATGGGAAAGTGCTGGTGCAAAAAGTAGTACAAATTTAAATAGTTCAACTGATATTACCAAAGTTTGGAGTTCATTTCTGGGTGATTTTGGTAGTATTGTGTATAGTGACATAATTGCTCCTGACAATAGTGATGCATCAAAACTTTTGAGTGCAATGTATATTCTTTCTAATTTTGGTAATACATACGGACCATTCAATGTTGTTGGAAACGATTTAAATTATAATGTATTTAGTCAACCCGCTGCAGTTGAAGTTCCAACATTTTTTCCTGCATATATTGGTGCACTCGTTCATGCACTTGAGGGAGATGGTGATATTCTACCTTGGGTTGACAATATTGCAATATTTTTTGATAAGTATGTCAACTCAGTGGCAGCGACAAACAGTAACATAAAATTTAATAATGGTAGTTTAATTGCTGCAGATTTGCATGACATTAAAAATTATATGTCGGTTAATGATAAGGAATTATTCAAAAAAGAGTTTATTAACTTTTATAGCGGTAGTGGTTCATTTAACTATGCAAGTATCTTGGTGCAATTACAGGCAATGTGGAGTGATGCAACATCGCTTGCATCAAATACTTCTTTTAGTGGAACCTTAACTGATGCAATTAATGCATATATTAATCCTAAAGCAGATTCAATTGAAAATGGCCCATCTACTTCAACATATTATAGTGAATTGATTAAACCATTAATTGAAAGAACTAATATTCTGGTTTATAGTCAAATAACATTTAAAATGCCAAGCATTGACAAACCAAAAAATCCTACATATATGTCAGGTGGAACTGGCTGCTATAAATCAATTGGGACGGGTAATGCAACAAGTAATGCATTTTTCTCGACATTTTTCTTAAAATTGGGTCAAAATATTACTGATAAAAATAAACAACTTAAGGATGAGCAGGATGCTCAGGATAAATTAAAGGGTGATATAGATATTTTAACACAAACATACTATTCGTTTAAAAATATTAACGATAAGTGGCTAACTGGTCCAACAACAAAAACAAATAATACTGGATATCCATTTAATCGTAAGGGTTCAAAATTAATTGATTCGTTTGCTTTTGTTGATAGGGCAATGAACCCTATTGGAGATACAATAATTAATGCCGAACTATTATTACAAATATTTGACGATCCTAATATTTCGGTGTTCAGCGCATTATCACAATTGCTATCATCAAACGGATTTGAATTTTTTCCATTACAAAATTTTATGAATTTTGGACAAAAAACTGATGGGTCTGATGAAAAGGCATGGGAAGAATCATTTAAAATTGATATGAGCGGTCTAGTTAAAAGCGATACTGCCTTTGTGTGTATGTATATTGGTGGTGCATCAAGTTATCCGTCAGTATCTAGTAATGGATTTCAAAACGATGGTATAATAAATATTGCTGCTCCAGGAGTTGGTGGTTTTTCTACAAATAGTGATGCCATAGAAACACAAGAAACTAATTTTTCTGAATTTCCTTGGAAAGCAGTACGTGCGTTTAGAGTTAGATTTGGCGAACAAAATCAGAGCATGTTTACTGACGTTAAGATAGAAAGTAAAGAATATCCAGAAACTAATGAAAGCATTCAAATACTTTCAAGACTTGCTGGGGATAATAAAATAAATGCGCCGACACCTAAAGGTCAAAATTTATATAATTTATATGAAAATAGATCATACAATGCAACAGTCACTTCATTTGGAAATGTAATGATTCAACCAACCCAATATTTTCAATTAGAAAATGTGCCAATGTATAATGGTGCATACATTATTTTAAGTGTTGAGCATAACATTACACCAAATAAAATGACAACAACATTTAGTGGAACTAAAATGCTTAAATATCCTTCACCACGAGTATTGAGTCCTGTTGCATTTGTGGGTTTTTCTGATATATCTAACTTAAGTGCTGGTCAATTTACACAGGCAGCATTAACATCAAACATTGATAAAACAAAATTTAATTCAATGTATACATTTAAAATTGAATAATATGGCATATACTGCAATAACACAAGAAGGCAAAAGTTTTATACTAAACGCTTGTAAAACGCCATCATCACGGGTATCAAAGTTAGGCTATGATGTGTTTCATGGCAAAAGTCCTGATAGAATAAACGACCCAAAAGATAGTAATTATAATACTGATGGTCATTTACCATATTGTAGTCCACAAATTAGTGGTGATAAAATTTGGTATTCTAGTCCAAAAGATGATGCAGGAAATTTGATTACAACAACAGATATGTTGGCAGAAAATTTAATTAAATGGTTTGACTTATACGCAAATCAATATCAAATTGATGCGAATATTGTTGCAGCACAAGCGTATCAAGAATCTGGATATTTATTATGGAACTATCCATTAACTAGTACTGCATCTGGTATAAATCAATTTACTGCAGATACAATATTTGGTTTTTTTGGTAATGGTCAGCAATTTAGTTCAGAATTTACCGTAGGTGAAAGAAATTTAATTACTGCAAATTTATCTGGAAATCTCGGTATTAAAGATACGTTTAGTGTTTCAGCACAACTCGGTAAAGAAAATAGAGCAACATTGCATCAAAATATAATAAATAACCCCAAAGTGATGATTAAAGCACAATGCATCTACTTAAAATATATTTCAGGTAGATGTGGTGGTTTAGCAAGTAGTACGTTGTTTGGATATAGTAGAGGCCCAGGTCTTGCTAAATCATCCTACACAAAAAGTATACAGGCAGCCTCAACATCCAAATATGGTGCTAATTATTATTTAGAGGGTGTTAACTATGTGTATGGAATATTTAATTTTCTTGGAAATCCTAAGTATAGTAAATTAGGATATTTTGGATACGATAAAGAACCACACGATCTTAAACTAAATCAGCCATATGACACATATGCTGCAGAGGTTGAAGAAGGAAAACACATACTATCAAACTAAAGTAATTCCCTTTTTAGTTCATGTAAATTGATAATGTTGTCTTCAACATTATCAATTTTATATGCCATTTCCTTAATTTTCTGTATTGCAATTGCAACTTTATCTTTTGTATTTTCTTTGTTTATATTCTCTAGTATAGAGATTGTTTCAGATTTATATGATTCAAGTAATGATTTTTTTTCTTCGTTGCTTGACTTAATGAGAATTTTTAATAGGTTCTTATCGTCCTCATTTAACATATCATATTTTTCATTAAATTTATCTACAGCAATTTCTATAACATCTTCATTTATGTCGTTAATATTAATGTCTTCAAGCATTACGCCTCGCTTTGGTTGTTTAATATGATTTAGAACAACTTCAAATGACTCATGAATACTATCCACATCAATTTCGTCATAATTTGTAAGTGATTCCATAATCAGATCATCGATTGCATTATATAGTTTCACCTTATTCTCATCGAGAGAAATATTGTTTTCTGAAATTATTGATGCAACTCTTTTACGTTCTTCAATAATCTCATCTATTGTATATACTTCAAATAGTTTAATGTTATTATCAATATAACGAGTAGCAGCCAAATCGTTTTCAATATGCTTATTTTCCATATTATTAAACACTTTGAATTCCAATTGAAGTATTGGGGAATTTTTTATAATATCAAAAAAATTAAATGCTAATTTCTTGGATTCTTCTAGCAGTGCATCATTAAAATATGATTCCTTTAATCTATTGGAAATTATCAAATTAACAATTCCTATATTAGTGTTTTTCATATGGTATGTTTCGATTTAATATAAATACTATAATTAGTTATAAATGTTATCTTAATGTCATATTAATGTGCAATATATTAACTATTCGTTTAACTCGAAGTTCTCAATATTCTCAATATCAATATCTTCTGACTCATCAATTTTTTGCAACATGTTGATACTTTTGTTGTTTTCTAAAAAACCACTAATTTCATTAATCATATCAAGTGCTTTATTGTTTAGTGAATCATTAATTTCAGTATTTTCTCGAATTATTTCTTTATGTCGAATTTCATTTTTTACGTCAGATTCGTTACTGCTGCCATAAACTAATTGTTCCACATGTTGATTATATTCTTCAGCAGTTAACCTACGATTATTTTCCATCATTGGTTCACCACCAACGCCTCCAATAGGGGCATTTGTAGTGGTTGGACCACCCATTGGAGTACCTGCTCCACCAGTGGGTGCAGCACCTGCTTCGGGTGGCATTCCAGTTGCTGGAGTACCAGTTGCAGCACCTGCTTCAGGTGGCATTCCAGTTGCTTCGGTTCCACCACTAGATGGCATGTTGTTTGTAGGTTCACCAAATTTTTTATCGATATCAGCAAATAATCCAGATTTTTTTATTGTGACTGGAGCATCTGCAAGTTCTTGCATAACAACCTTTTCCATTTTTTGTTGTTTCAAGTCTTCAACAATTTCCCTATCTGACATATTGAATATCATGCGTTTTGCTGAAGTATGTGACATTGCAGCAATACCACCATCATTACGTGTTAATTCGGCATATGTTTGTGCCTTATCTCGCATTAATTCTGATTTCAATAATTCTGCTTGTGTACTTGGATTCGTAAGTGTTAGCGTAAAACTATTAAGGTCTTCAGTATTATAGCCTAGCAAAAATAGGTGAACCATTGCCATTTTATTTAATTCCTGAATTATTGCCTGTTGAATACGATTAATTTTTTTTGCAAATCTTATGTCGTATTGTGCCATATTTTTACCAGCACCTGCAGCATCTTGAAAACTTAAAAATGGTTTAGGGATACCTAATCCAATAAATAAATTATCTCTAAGATATTCAATATCTTGAATTGCATCCAAATTTGAATTATATGTAAAAATACCATTTGTTAATGCAAACGTGTGATGATTATGTAATTTTTCTTGTCCATCAATAGTAATTGTACCCGTATCTTGTTTTTCTGTTAAATGTTCAATAGACACAATCTTATGATTATAACAAGGAACTTTGTGTTTAAAGTCGTTCCAATTAGTATATCCAAAATGTTTTAATAATTTATCAATATTATTTCGAGTAATTTCAGTCATTTTATTCAACTGTTTATTATTCGGATTTAATATGTTAAATTCATTTAGCCATTCAGAATTATCAGTATTTATTTTCTTTTCAAGAATTAAATCAATTCTGCCCAACTCATTATAATAATCAACAATTAAATCAAGTAGTTTTTCAGAATATTTAATTGATTGTTTTTCTTTAATAATGTTTCCCAAATTAGTATTTTTCCATTGTAATTTAGTGTTATTTGAATATCTTAACTTATTTTCTGGTTTATTTTTTGTTTCAGCAGATTTTAATCTAATATTTTCAATAATTACGTTTTTATTTGGATTATTACTAAAAGTATTTGCTGATTTAGTTCTTGATTTTAATGAATTATTAATGGCCGTTTTTCTTTTTATTGTAAGATTTTCAACTGAAATATTATTCCAATATGTGTTAAGTCCCAGTTTTCTTAAATTTTTATGTAGAATTTTTGTATCATTATCATATAAATCATACATTTCTTTAGCAGTATTATTATGATAATAAAAATGATCCTTAGAATTCATAAAACATAAATTTTCTGGATTATTATTATGTCTATTATAATCTTTATGATGAATTGTTTGTAAATTATCTGTATTAATTTTATGTATTAAAATTTCATGTTTATTTTTTTCTTTCATATAATTGGCAACTACTCGATGCGTATATAACCAATCATTTATTGAATGATCATAAACCATTTCATAAGTATTTCTCACGCCAGAACCACCCTTTATAATATTTTCTTTTTTATTAAACGACCACATGGATTCACCAACTAACAAATCTTTAGCTTCCTTTTTACCGTTAAATTTTGTTGGGAATTTATGGTCAGGAGTACAAATAATTGATTTTCCACTATCTAATGTAATTTTAATAACATCGGTATTTTTTCTTGTAATACCTGCCCACGTAATTTTACCTGGAACAATTGATCCAGTATTTGGATTAATAGAATATGTCCAAAGTTCTTTTCCATTATTAAATTCATTAATTATTTCATTTAATTCTAAACTTCTACCATTAAGTAAATCAATCTTAGTATCTAAAGCTAAACATGCACCAGGTAGAGTATCAATTCCAGTTTGCGTATTTGCATTTCTTACTGGAAGAAAATAGTCTTCATCATTTCCAAGTATATTAAAACGATAGTCAATTTGGCCATCATTTGGATTTATTTGTGCAGTTTTTTTAAATTTTGTCGCTACCTTATAGATATATTCTTCAATATCGTCTTCATCAATATTTCCTACGTCAATTTTAAATACCTTCTTTTCACCTGCTCTAATTATACGATAGGTTAACATGGCATCTTCTGCCATTACTAATTGGCGAAATACTCTTCGTACCTTATTTAAAACCGAACTACCGTATGGAAGATACTTATCGTCACCAAGTAGTCTAAAATGGGCAATTTCAAATACATTAAATTCGTCACCCGTCATCCTTTCTTTAAATTTAACTACTGGTTTACCGTTTTGAATTCTTTCATATCTTTCGATTTCATAATTAACCAATTGTTTTACGTGTGTTATACCCTTTTTACGCTCACCGTATAGTAAGACAAAATTATCACCATACTTTACAGTATTTCTTACCCAAAATGGTAGATTAACATTAACATTTACAATATCATAAAAAAATTCTTCTAGCAACAACTTTATTCGTTCCTTGTTAGAATAAATATTTAACATTTTGCCATTCAATCCAATTGTTGTTGCCTCTTCCATAAATAAATCCAATGCACTTGAAATGATTGGATAATATTCCATTCCTTCATAATCAATATATGCTGGAAGCCTTGCTGCTTCATACTGTAATGCCTTTTGAAATCCCCTATCTGTTGTTCTAAAAAACTTGCTTTCTAGTTCACGTTTCTGTTCTAACTCTAAACCCTTCCTATGTATTTCTTCTGGACTATTACCCTTAATTATAATCTTTGCTTTTTCTTGTGTTGTTGTTGATTGTGAAACCAATGGTTGTGCATCCTGAAAACCAAACCCATCAAGATTTAGCATTTTATTTAATTGCTGATATATTGTCCCGTTTTTTTGTTCTTCGTTAGCCATTTTTATAATTTTTTATATTTTTTTATAAATACTATTAATTTTTTGAAAAGTCTGTTAGATATAAATACAAATCAAATCTACTTTCTTTCTTTTATCCCATTAAACAACCATGCATTTACTCCGTATGGATTTAATGGCGATACGCTGTTGGGTGAAATCATTGGTCTATTATTTACATCATGTTTTTTTCCTATTTCACCAATATCATTATTTGTTATGATTGCATTAAGCATTTTTTCTGTAATTCCCTTACTTTGCTTATATCTTGCCATATCAAAATTTAATACGTATAGGCCAATTGATAGTCCCATAATACTATCATCGTGAAAACTACGTTTATGGTCTGCAACACGATTACCTGCTACAGTTACAAATGTTTTCAATTCATTTAATAACCTTATTGATCTAATAATAACATCCTCTAAATGAATTGCTCTTTGCATTTCTAATACAACTGACGGTCGATTGTTGCCAATAAAAAATCCAGGAATTAAGTCTACATTTAATACTGCGCCATCTGGCATAATTTTTTGTCCTTTTTTTATGTAGCCTTGTAATCTATCACGACTTGGCTTATGAGTAACTTCTGCATAGTGAACATTTTCGTATCCGACTTCAAGTAATTTTTCAACAGTTTGTACACCATATCCACCTGTGATATCTACAACACCATATGCATTGTTATATCTTTTACCAAATTGATATGCAATTTCAGCAAGCATTTGGGGAGTTACCTTACCATAATATTCTGCAACTTGTTCAACTTTATGTCTCTTAATTTTAATTTTCTTGGTTTTATCACCCTTTTTTATTATTTTTTCCTCAATAATTTCAACGGTTTTTAACATATTAAGTGTTGAATTGTCTTCACCGTGACCAGGGGATGCATCCAATGCCATTATATAGTCTTCTCCAGCAATAGGGTCTTCCCAAATCCACATGCCATTGTCAGTATATTCTTGACGTATTGGTGTCAATATTTCATTTTCTTCGATACGTTTAAGATATTCTTCTGCAATAAAATTGTCACCTGAACCTAAAAATGAACATAGTAATTCTTGAGCAATTTTACGCATATCACCATTGGCATTACGAACCTGCTCTTCAAACCACGGAGAACTGGCTTCCCAGCCATCATCCATTAATTGAATTCTTTTCTCGCTATCCCAATTTTCATCAACAATTCTTATTTCGTTCTGCTTACCTTTATTTTTTAACCAAACCAATTCTTTATTATAGCGTGGGTCATTATACCACCATAGTTCAACCGCTTTAAAGTTATTTGTTTGGTTTCTTGCACCTTGGAATGTTTTATAGAATACTGCATCGAGACCAGATGGTGTACTTACCATAATTGCAGCACCACCTGTTTGTAATGTGGGTTGTGCAGAAGTCCAGAATTTGTCACCTTTCTCTGCCCATGCAGTTTCATCCCAAAATAGTAGTGTAGGTGTCATACCACGCAAACTCTTTGATGCAAATGCACCTAATTTTGAATCGTTATCATAGTATTTTAATTTTTGGGTGTCTTTTAAATTTTTTTCTGTATCTCTACCCGTTTTGGGTTTAAGCCATGTTGGACAGTTTTCAATAAAATCAACAACATCGCTCATCAATTCATCACGTGCTGTTTCAAGTTTATCTGCAACAATTGCTACCTGTCTATTTCTATTAAACATAACGTACCAAGCAATGTAGGCACATGTCGTTGTGGAAATACCTGCTTGACGATACTTGTTTGCAACAACAAATCGATTTCCGAGATATGCCCTAATTAATTCTTTTTGATATTCAAATAGTTTAAATGATACAATTAAACCCGATTTACCTTGCGTTTGATCAAAAATTGTTAAATATGTTTCAATAAAATAAATTGGATTTGATGCACAACGTATAATTTCATCTTCTTGCTCTTCGTAATTTAGTTCACTTGCTCTTTTAACCCCATTCGATTTTGTAATAATAATGGCTTCAACACTACCAGATTTTTTACGTAACTCTTTTGCTAATTTTCTTTGTTCTTCCTTTTCTCTTTCTTTTTGCACATCAAATGGAACCACAGGAACGTGATCTGGAAATATTTCTTCTTCCTTATCATTTATTTTGTTAATATCTTCGGACATTTATAAATATTTATAAATAAATACTATTCCATACAAAAAATAATAATGCACGTATAAAACTATACGTGCATTATTGTATATTGTATTGGTAGTATTAAAATTTTATTGATGATGTTTCAACAAATTCATTGTTTTTTAGAATAATCTTTCTGGTATTTAACATGTCCATAACCTTTGTTAATGTCATACCGTAATGAAACACTAATAATGGAATATCGTCATTTTCACTCTCAAACATTTTTTCATAATCACCAAAACCACCATTTTCATTTGATTGTTTTTCTGTCTCATATGCCAAGCAATGTATTGTATGATACCCGTGCATATATTCTCTATCAACGGATTCGTGTAAACAAAATAAATCAAATGAACTTGTTTTTAGATTATATGTCGCATCAATGTAGTCTTCACTTGGTGGAAGTGCATTATCACAAGCAGGAGAAATGTCCCACATCCAACCTTCAACATCAATATTTGTTGAGTCTAACGAAAAAATGAATTCGTATAGTCCATCACCCTTTGCATTATAGCCAATTTTATTAATGTATATTAATTTTAATTTATCTTCATCATTTTTCATATGAATATGATTTTACAATAAATACTGTAAAAATAAAAACCCGAATTTCTTCGGGTTTTTATTTAATTATTAATTAATTTTTTTTCGAATTACAGTTTCATATAAATTATATTGCTTATCAATAATAGCATCAAGTTTTTTTAAATTTTCAGATTTCTTACTTTCAGTAAGAACTGGCTTTCTTAGACCTGCATGTTCTTCAAGCCTATTGCGAATATATTTTCTTAGTTTTGCTTCACCTTCGGACATTTCCTTACCTTCATTCCAATGATTTTTTGCTCTTTTTGCAAAATTTAGTTGGTGTTCCTTTTTCTTTATGTCTTCAGGCACTTTTTCGCCCCTATCTTGAATTGCCTTACTTTTCTTTTCAATTCCGCTGAGTTCTTTATCTATTTGCCCAACACTTTTTTTTGAGTTTTCTCCAGTTTTATTGATTTTAACATTGCTATCCCATTTTTCTTCTACTTTTGCCTTTGCTTCACCTTTGGACATTTCCTTACCTTCATTCCAATGATTTTTTGCTCTTTTTGCAAAATTTAGTTGGTGCTCTTTCTTCTTCATATCTTCAGGCACCTTTTCACCCTTATTTTGAATCGCACTGCTTTTCTTTTCAATTCCGCTAAGTTCTTTATCTATTTGTCCAACAGATTTTTTTGAGTTTTCTCCAGTTTTATTGATTTTAACATTACCATCCCATTTTTCTTCTACTTTTGCCTTTGTTGTTAATTTTGTTGAAATTTCATCAAGTGCTTCACGTAGTTTATTAACCACTTCATTTACTGCAATATTAATTGTTTTGTTCTCACCATCAACGTTTATGTCAATGCCCGTTGTAGGAGCACCGTTTGGTTTTACAACTCCACCGCCCATAGATTGGCCTTCAGGTGCAAAATTAATTTCATCGTTTTCTTCTTCGTTACCATCACCTAATTCAACATTTTCATCGTCTTCAAATTCTTCCTCTTCTTTAATTGATTTCACGGGTACATTTGTTCCAAGTTTTTTACCAGTTTTTGGTTCAGGAATTGTAATTTCTTCGATAGGTTGTGTTTCAACATTTGCTGGGTCCATACTCTCTGCAGTTCGAAACTTATTTAAATTTGCAGCGTTACCGTTTTTGACTTGATTTGCAATTGTTTGCAATATACTTTGAACGTTAACTGGTTCCTGACCAGCCTTAACTGCATTAGCGTTTACCGCAGCAACTTGTTTGCCTAAATCAGATGCAAGTGTTTGGAGTTTTTGAATTGCAGCATTTTTTTCACCTGCATAATATCCTTGCTTAATATTCTGTGCTGCTTGACCAACTGCATGTTTTACTTGACCAGCCTTTTCTACACCAGAATTGTATGCGTTCTGTGCTGTTCGGCCAAGTGCATTTGCACCATTTTTAATCGCACCACCCACTGCATTGCTTGCTTTCTTACCCAAATAGTTTAATCCACCGAATAATTCACTGATTTGTGTTTTAACATCTTCTTCAGTAGATTCATCCATTGAATTAACTTCTGGTTCTAGTTCATCTGCATATTCCTCATGTCCATATTCATTTCTTAAGATATCCAATACTTGTGGCATAAGTTTAATAAATAATGAAACAACTTCTTTATCACCATCATTTTGCCCTTCGCTGTGTGCTGTTGCATAACCACCAATCAAATTCCCCATTTCTTCTTCACCACATTCCATTAATGATTCTGGTGTATATCCTCTTGATTCAGCATATCTTGCAAAACCACCACATTCTGAGCATTCTTCTTCTAATCCATTATCATTATTTGTGTCTTCTGTTCCTGCAGTATCTTCAACATTTTGGCCTAAATCTTGAATTTCTTCTGGTGACACAACATTAAGAATCATATCAGAAATTTCGTGTCTATCATCATCATCGATTTTTGCCATTTTATTTGCATTAGAATTTTCATCCTCATCTTTATTTGGTAAAAATCCCTTTACAAATGTTTTAAGTAGCCAAGTTAATTCACTGCCATCTAAGTTGGAATTTTTGATTTCGCTTGCTAATTTACCAACTTTACTTTGCATGTCAGATAAAACTTCATCATCATCTCCGTTATCACCTTCTGCATCCATTTCATCATCAGCAGCCATCTCATCATCACTTGCTGCATCCATTTCATCATCAGCGGCCATCTCATCATCACCTTCTGCACTCATTTCGTCATCAGCAGCAGCCATCTCATCATCACCCACAGTATTGCCCAAATCACCAGTTGGCATTGCTGGTGTTGCATCTGCAGCATCACTTGCAGCGTCCAAATCATCGAGTTTACTTTCGGCTTTATCTATTTCATCACTTGCCTTGTCTTCATTTAATTTCTTTTTTTTACTTCCAGTTAGACTTGGTTTAAATGTGTTTGCTTCATTAATTGTATGAAACATCATATTTCTTTGTTTATCTGCCTCGCCTAATGATTTATATTGAAATTCTGTAATATTTTCTAAACCACCAATATATGCAAAATCAGAAATGTTTGGGTCTTGTTTTAGTCCACTTTTTTTAATATAGTAGTTATGGTTTTCCTTAATTATACCATATGCAACACCATCTGCTGCTCTTTTATAGTCAATTAAAGTGCCAGCTGTACGATTATTAGATTCTCTTATCGAATCCTTATTGGGATTTGCTAATGTTCTCATTCTTTCGTAGTATGCTGCTTCCGATGTACGTTTTTTCATTTGAATATGTTTTATATTGTGTATTATTTACGTTATATTTTTTTATAAATACTTAAATGTGAACAAAAAAATGAACATTTTAGATTATTTCATTTTTTTCATCAATGACTTTGTATTTAATAAGCATTTCATTTACTCTTGGTGTTATTAAATTTTTTCTTTTATAGTTATTAATAACAGATTGATTTGCCTTTTTTTGTGAAATCTCCTCATTCAAAAATTTCACATTTTTGTGCAAACTCTCCAATATGTCATAAAAAATCTTTTCAGTTTTCTTTGTTTCGACATATTCAACTAACTGCTCTTTTGTTACAACAATTCTTTTCATAAACTATTTAATGAATTCATTTAGACTTAATTCTTTAGTCAAATAATCATTTTTACTTGTAATCATTTTTTCGAGATAACCAGTATTTCTTAAAATTTTAAATACCAAATTTTCTACAGAAAATTCACCACCAGCACTATCAAGTCCAGATTGTCTATATTTTTTTATTTTGTTCTTTAAGGCTTCATGTTTTTTTAGAAAATCTGCCTTATTTTTATTACTTTGTAAATCATCGATTGTATTCATAATATCTGCTGCTTTTAATTGTACATCAGCACTATCGATATTTACAATTTTCTTTGTTGGTTTTCTAATCCATTCGTTATTTATTAATGAATATGTGCCTGATGAATGATGTGGTTCAGCACTATCTTGAAAATACATTTCAACATCATGTCCTTTAACTTGAATAGGCAATTTATCTGCCCATAATTGTTTCTTTAATTTAAAATAGTCACCAACAAATTCTTTATTTTCTGAAATTTGATTAAAATCGAGAATTATATGAACATCAAGATCAGAATTTTCATTATAATTATAATTTGCAAGACTACCAGTTAAAATAATGTCGTTAAATTTAAGATTTTCAGCATCACAAAACTCGATAAATCTTTTAGCATTAAGTAATAATATTTTTCGAATATCTGGTTTTATTGTTTCCTCGTCTTTCCAAATAAAAGGATTTAATGTATCGTGCATTTGTATAGACGATACATCAACACCATCTGGTTCAACAACTTCTTTTAATGTGTCAGAAATGTTATGACCTTTCCAGTATCTGCTAGACCAAGAACGTGGCGTTTTTTTTTCTTCAATCATGATTATTTACCTACTTTTGCAATGGGTGTAATTCGAATATTATTGCTTTTATTTTCATAAACATTTTCTTCAGGTTTATCGTCATCTTCATCATCTTCATCATCGTCGTCATCTTCATCTGTCTCACCTTCCAAATCTTCTTCTTTTTTTTCGAATTCCTCTTCTTCTTCTTCATTGCCATGAACCATAGCATATAGACTATCAATTTTTGCTGTCAATGCCGCAATTTTTTCATCTGGTGTTAATTCTTTTGGCTGTTCATCATTTGTTTCTGTAGGTAGTTCATTGTCAGTTTCTGTCGATATTTCTTCAAAATCTTCATTTAATTTTGGTTTAAATGTTTTATCGAGTCTACCCATAACTTCGAAAAGTCTTTGCTTGTTGTCTTTTTTCATGTTTTTAATTTTTATATAAATACTACTGTTTATTCATTATGATAATAAAACATTATCAAACAAAAAAATCACAAAATGTTATTTATGTCGATAATGAAAATTTCTTAATTTTATCATTTTTAATAAATACTTAATTATATTCAAATAGATTTAGTATTTATAATTAAATTCCTCAGTAAAATGAATTTAGAATGTTTAAATGATATAATCACTAACAACTTAGCAATTCACATCGATTTGACCGATTTGAAATCATGGAACTTAAACACTGGTTTAACTGCATTCAGTTTAACTAAGTGGAATAATGCCATTTCTAATAACATAAATTTAGTTGATTTTGGATTAACTTCTTTTGATAATGGTAGAACAAATACTATGTGGAGTGGTATTACATTAATGCCAAGTGATACATTATTTTCAATGTATAGGGTTGGTTATAATGATGTATACAATCCAACTACTGGTGAAACAAGTGGTATTACTACAATCACTCAATTTTTACCAATGAGTGCAACTTCAGCATCTGGTGGAAGTTTAAATTATTTTGACTTAAGTGGTGGATATTTACAAGGATTTTTTAAATTAGATGGATATGATTATGAATTATTACCTGCAAGGTATAATGATGGCATCACCATTGAAACACTATTATATTTATATCCAAATTCTTCAGGAATTTTCTACATGATGGGTGCACGTGCAGAAGATAAGTATAACACATATTTTAGTGGAGAAACAATGATTAATATACCTTCAGGTATAACGTCAAATACAACAATTATTACCCCAACTGGTGTAACGAGTAGCCTTAATAATTTTTTAGATTCTATTACAGAAAAATTTATACCCAAAATGGGATTTAAATTACCTGAAGATATGATGAGAACGTCTTACTCGGAAACACAACCAATAAAAAATATTGAAAATAACGTAATTGCTTTTGAATTAACTCAGGATAGAAGATTAGCATATAAATATGTTGATGCTAATGGTATGGTTATTACTAATGCATCACCAACAGTAGTTGCTGCAACTGGATTTACTATGATAGATATGGTATTTACACCAGATGCTAAAATTGATGATCCCGATTTAATTGATTGTGCACCACAAAGATTAGGTAAATTAATTTTTTACGTTAATGGTCGTTCAGTTTGGATAATTAAAGAATTTCCCGAATATTATTTCAAATCATTTGCAAATGATAAGGAAAAACAATTAGGTGTGCCTTATTCAATAAGTTGGGGTGGTGGTAGTTTTGGATTAGAGCATTCATATCATTATGATTACCAGACATATGTAATATATCACAATCAAGATAGTAGTTATATTAATTCTAAATTTATTGTTGAAGCAGACCCGATTTCAACTGAATGTTATATTGCACCAACAGGTGATACTATTCTAGCAGGTTTTTCATTAAGTGCTAATAGCAATACGTTCAAATATTTGGATAATTGTGATTCAAATATTGAGCATGCGTTAACGGTAATGCAGGTTGAATATACTGGTGGTACAGGTAATACGTATTTTTTAAAATTTAACCAACCAATTTCTGTTTTATCAAATAGGGATTATGTTGCCAACTTATCGATATATGTTGATAACTTATTTAGTGGTGGAACTAATAATGTAGTTTCAATGTTAATGTATAGCGATATTACTGATGTTAATATTGTAAGCGATATTGAATATGTTAATCCAATAACTGAAAACTATATACTAAGTCATAGTAAAGGTTTATATCCTTGGGGATTTGGTGAAGAGTATGAATATAGTTTAAATGGTGTATTATATTATGGTGTATCTGGATTGCCAGTTACGTTAGAAAATTCAAATGTTGTTGGTTATGATACATATAATCCATATGGATTAAATTATGTTGTTACAGGTAATAATATTTGGCTACCAATAACTAGTAAATTCAGAACACCAGATAATAGTGGTCAAAATAACATATATTTAGGATTATTGGTTAAAACTGATGGGGCATTTAATGTTGGTGGTAGAATATATGTTAAAAATTTCACATATACTGCTGAGGATATTTTAGTTATTGATGATAGAAAAAATAACCTAACCATTGAACAAAATTTTAAGCCTTCGTTTGTTGGAGGCATACAAAAACTTAGAATATATGATAGGGCATTTACATCTCCAGAAGTATTGCACAATGCATTAATTGAATCAATAAATCATCCAGAAATAAATCTTATTGTAAATAAGGGTGGTAGAATAATATATCGTTAATATGAGTAAATTATCTGAAATATATGATGGATGGAAAAATCTTACATTTCCAGACCAGAAAATTGAAATAGAGGCAAAACGTAGAATTGAAATCTGTATTAATTGCGATAGGCTGACAAAAAGAAATACTTGTAAAATATGTGGTTGCTATATGCCAGCAAAGGTAAGAAGTATCAAATCAATTTGCTCATTAAAGAAATGGTGAACTCGGTCTATTGTTTGTTGTAATTATATACGTGTTTTCAAGTGCCCTACCCTCAAAAAAATTTGTATTTAAGCATTTTTTTTGATTGCCAGTTATGACATAAACACTATTTTCAGTTTTTATTTCAATGCACCCATTTAGGCATAACACACAATTAATGTGTGATCTTTCCTTTAATTTGAAGTATGCTCCTTTAGGTAAATAATAAAATATAATTATTTCATTACTATTATCAGTAACAACTTTTTTATATTTAATTTCTATATTATCGTTGCAGTTATCCCATTCAGCAAAAAAACGAATAATAATTCCATCATCAACTTCATGAACTATGGGTAGTTGCTTTAATAGTTCTTTTTTTTTCTTTTCGATTAAACCATTAACTTTATCTAATATTTCTTTTTTTTCATTGGTCATTTTATTGAAATTTAGCAATATGGTGTATTCGCTACACTATCCCTCATTTCAGTAGTATTGATTTTCAATGTTTCCCCAACAATGAAATTTTCAGTAAATGCCCTAATAAATAGTGCTCGTATTTTTTGTGGTGCTTTTTTAAATGCAATAAAATCAATCTCATCACCATTTTCTGTATATAGTGAAACATTAATGTCGTTCCATTGAAATGCATTAAACCATGTGTCTTCTGTTGGTTCAATATCAGTATCTGGAGTGCCACCAAGTCTTCCATAGTTACGCTTACCATCAACACTAATTCCTATATTATCGCTGTCAAAATCAAGACCAAATTCAATTGGGTTTTTTTGCGAGTCGTATAGATATTTTACCTTAAGGTGATATTCGATTGTTAATCTATCTGCATCATCAAAATTATATTCATCCCAATTACCACCAATTTGTGAATCTAATATTTCAATAATTTTTATTTTGGAATTTATATTCAGTAGTGAATCACAAATAAATTGCTTTTGTAAATCTTCGTTATTTAGTAATTCAATGGTTTCCTGTTCTTTGTTATATTCTTCGTTACCCAAAAAATCGAATTCTGAAATTACCTCGTTAATGACTTTTATAATATTCTTATTTTTCATTAGACATATTTTACAATAAATACTAAAAATATTTTAATATTTACTTGCCCTAATCACAATATTAACATTTTAAATATTAGTTCATAGTATTTATATTAGAAAAATCATTGCTTAGTATATGAATTAAGTTATGTTAAATTGGCAAAAATGATTTTTAAAATTTTATCTCCAGATAGTGGTTATGTAAAATTTTAATTGCTAATAAATAAAAAATTGCATCATAAGTTCTAATTACGGTGCAATTTTTTTTATGCTATAATTAAGTATTTATTTAAAAGATACTGATATGACAAATAACAAACATAGACTTTTTGAACTTATGGAAAAAGTTAACCCTAACTTCAAAAATGAAGATGTACTACAAAAAACAACAGAACCAGTTCCTACAGATGTTGCAAATCTTGAAAAGGCAGTAAAATCTTCAAGTTCTGTTCAATATGCAGATTCTCGTATTGATACACCAAAGGAATTCGAATTTGCATTTAAGGATTGGTTGAGTGGTACGGGTTTTCATCCACAAAAAAATCCAATATCTATTTCTCAAGCGCAAAGTTTTGTTAAAAATGCAATGGAAAGTTTAGGATATAAATAATTTTTTTAAAAAATGCTTGTATTTATAATTTTATTATATATCTTTGTATCGATTTTGTTTATACATAGTTTTAAAGTTTTAGTTATGAAAAATTTAACACATACACAACCCCAACCGAAACAACAGCCACAAATTGTTGAATGGGGAAGTTATGCTTGAATTTTTCGAAAGATGATTTTAAGTGAAAAAAACCCCATTCTTAATTGAATGGGGTTTTTTTGTAACAAAAAAATTTTTATTTCGTACAATAGTTCATTGACATATTAATATTTTATATCTAGGTGTTCCGCAGATGGATATACGGGCGTGCCTTGGAAGCACGTGTTCGCAGGTTCGAATCCTGCTACCTAGAGGTAATCAAATTAAACTACCTGCACGTGGTGATTACTGCACGGTTGAATAAACCGACCAAATGTTTAATGTATAATATATATGGTATGAGTAATATAAGCGATATACTTAAAGAAGCAAAAAGTAAAGGATATTATGCCGATGAATATGGTAAAATTTATTCAGCGAAGAAATTAATTTCATTACGAAATAGAGATAATCGGTTAAATTTTACCATAAGATATTATGGAAAAAGAGTTACAATTGCCGTACATAAGTATGTTGCATATTTAAAATATGGTGATAAAATTTTTGATGATGGTATTGAAGTAAGACATTTAAATGGAAATTCGCTAGATAATTCATATGAAAATATTTTAATTGGAACTCATAGCGATAATATGCTTGATATTCCAAAAAATGTTAGAATAAAAAAAGCAATATCAGCATCAAGTAAAAATAGAAAATTTGGTGATGATATCATTAAGAATATTATGAATGATAAAAATAATGGTATGTCATATAGTAAATTATGTGAAAAATATAATACAAGTAAATCGACATTAAGTTATTTATTTAATAATGCGTATTATAGTGGTGCTAGAAATATAGAGTAGTAGCGCAGTTGGAAGCGTACCGCATTTGGGATGCGGGGGTCGTGAGTTCGAGTCTCACTTACTCTACTAAACATGGTGATTGAAGCATTAAAGTGATGCGTCAGACTGTGAATCTGAAGAAGACGGGTCAGTACCGTCCTTTCACCCAAATATCGATTCTACAATCGATAAATATATATTATCGGTTGTAGAATCGATAAATATATATTTATCGATGTGATAGACGGCAAATGAGTTGGTGTTAAAGAAGACATAACCAAAGATAAGTTAAATAATCTTAGAGTAGATGTAATGCAGAAGATACGAAAAGATATTGTAGATGGTAAATGTCAATTATTTACATACGAAAGAAAATTTTATTAATTAATTAATATAATACTGTCTCGTGGCGCAATCGGCTAACGCTCCTGACTCTGAATCAGATGACTACGGGTTCGAATCCTGTCGAGACAACAATAGTATTTTTTTGCAAAAAGTAGCATTTTTCGATACTTTCCGCAAAATATAACTAATATTGACCTCTGGTGGAATTGGCTAAACACAACTGTCTTTGAAGCAGTCGTCCGTAAGGATTTGCAAGTTCGAGTCTTGCGAGGTCAACAAAAATAGGGTAGAATGGTGAGACAGCTTCCCCTCGGACTAAAGGCATCAGGATTTGACGATGCCGATGTGAAGCATAGGTCAAGCAATGCATTGACTTAGGTCGAACCAAGAAAATCGAGGTTATTTATTGCTATGTAGTGTAATGGTTTAGCACAAGTGACTTTGAATCACTTAGTTACAGTTCGAATCTGTACATAGCAACTATTTTTAATGTGGAAGTTAAAAAAATTCATTATTTTTACAAAAACATTATGTGGAAGTTAAAAAAATTCATTATTTTTACAAAAACATTATTATGAAGTATAACCTATATCTTGATGACTTCCGTGACCCCATAGATTCTGCATATTATCTTAATAATCCTATTTATGAAACACTTCAATGGATTGTTGTTAGAAATTATGATGAATTTATTAAGTGTGTTATAGAAAATAGTATTCCAGAAGTAATATCCTTCGATCATGACTTGGCAGCAACACATTATGACCATCAATCTAATATAGAATACGATGTATTTACAGAAAAAACTGGTTATGATTGTGCTAAATGGTTTATTGATTATGTGATTGATAATAAATCGAAACTACCAAAAACAATACTTATTCATTCGATGAATCCTGCTGGAAGTGCTAATATTAAATCGCTATTTGATAGTTATATTAAATCATTAAATCTGTAACAAATTTTAAATGTTTTCGTATAATCAACATATTTATATATAAATCGATATTATGAAAAATGGATTAAATGAAAAACAAATACTATTCGAAATGATGGAAAAAATAAATCCAGATTTCAGATATAATACCGATGTCATTGAAGGTGTTGGAGATAAATTTTTATCTAATAAACATATAGTTCCCGATGAATTTGATGAATTCGATAAAACATATTCTGCAACACAGAATGATAAAAATGGTGTTGTTTATCAGGAAGGTAATTGGCAGATATTAAAAAATCCCCAATCATTAACGGGTTTTGGTGCATCAGTCAGAGGAATCATTATGGATAATGGTGATTTATATCTTGAATCTCATGCAAAAAAAATTCATAATGATATACTTAAGATTTTAACAGAAATTGGTGTATTTACACAAATGCCACAAATAAATTGGGGTATGAGAATTCCCCAAGAGAGTGGGTTTTTAACCGTTCAGAGATATAAAAATTCTCCATATATTGCTATAGGTGAAAGTAATCGAATTATATATAAAATCGATAACTACGATAAACTAAAAAAATATTATGATGAATATATTGATAAGGCAAAAATAAAAATGCCAAACATTGAATTTATCGATAAACTTGTTGGTTCAAAAAGTGTTGTAAATACAAGTGGTGCTAATATTATGAATGAAACCTATTTAAAATAGTTATTTCATCATCTAATTTCCTAAGTATTTATCATTAAAGATATAAACATATTTACAATATAACAGTTAGGACTGTTATGGTTTCGACCAAATTAGGGATGATAAACGTTCGCTACTATTATCATCCCTTTCTTTATTGTAAAAATTTATCCAAAATTATGCATTAATTATGTTGCTAATATTATTGGTAGATTGATAATAAGATATTTAAAATATTTTTTCTTGTTTTTATAATAATTAAATATTTCCTTTGCATTGAAAATTTAAACACACAAAACTATGAAAATTACTATTGATTATCTTAAAAAAATTAGGGCTTGTGATGAAGCAATTGCTAGGTTTAACAACACACCTGAACTACATTCAGTTAATATTGAAAAATCAACTGAAATTATTGTTGGTGATGTATCATTATTTAATGATATTAATTGGTTAGTTAATAAGTTAAAAGGTAAACTGCCTGTTAGAAAGTTAACCTATAAAGGTTCTGATGGTTATTGGTCAGAAATGACTTATGATGATAATGGAAATAAGTTAACATATAAAAATTCTGATGGTTATTGGTTAGAATATACCTATGATGAAAATGGAAAATTGTTAACCACTAAAAATTCTGATGGTTATTGGTTAGAATATACCTATGATGATAATGGAAAATTGTTAACCACTAAAAATTCTGATGGTTATTGGGAAGAAAACACCTATGATGATAATGGAAATAAGTTAACACATAAGAAATCTAATGGTAGTTGGGAAGAAAACACCTATGATGATAATGGAAATAAGTTAACATATAAAAATTCTGATGGTTATTGGGAAGAAAACACCTATGATGATAATGGAAATAAGTTAACATATAAAAATTCTAATGGTTATTGGGAAGAAAACACCTATGATGATAATGGAAATAAGTTAACATATAAGAATTCTGATGGTTATTGGGAAGAAAACACCTATGATGATAATGGAAATTTGTTAACCACTAAAGATTCTAAAGGTTATTCGTGTGAATATACCTATGATGAAAATGGAAATAAATTAACCTATAAGGATTCTAAAGGTTATTCGTGTGAATATACGTATGATGAAAATGGAAATAAATTAACCAATAAGGATTCTAATGACAATATTACTGATTACCCTAAATTAAAATATGATTTGACTATTTTTGAAATAAAATAATTCTAATAACTAATTGAGAATTAAGTATTTGAGAAATATATTGAAAATATTTTAAAAATAGTTTGCAATTATTGTAACATTTTATACCTTTGCATCGTATTTAGATAGAAAGAAACAAAAACAATTTAAATTATAAAACAATGAAAAATTTACTCGACATATTAATGGCAACTTTGGTGGAAGTCCTATTATGGGCAGACGCAGAGGATAAATTACGCACAGTCGGGTAATGTATATTACACACTCCTTTCTTAATAAGAAAAACCCGACAAACGAAAGTAAGTCGGGTTTTTTGATTTTTAGGTTGGATGTTCTTTGACATGTTGGAAATTTTGGTGATGTAGTTCAGTTGGCTAGAATGGGGCACTGTCTATGCTCAGGTCGAGGGTTCGAGTCCCTTCATCACCGCCAAATTATAATATTAAATGCGGCGTTATACAAGTGGCTAAAGTGGCAAGACCTTCAATCTTGTATCGAAAGATTTCGAGGGGTTCGAATCCCCCACGCCGTACGAAGTTCAATATGAAATATAGTGGTTTCAGAGGTTTGTTCATATTGAGGTTTAGTAATTCCAAGGTCGATAATAATGACCAAAAATCTCGCCATGCTCGATTCGTCTAACGATTAGGACAAATGGTTTTCGTCCATTAAATGAGGGTTTGATTCCCTCATCGAGTACAATAATTTGGGGAATTGATGTAATGGTAGCGTGTTTGGCCTACATCCAAAACGAAATAGTTCGATTCTATTATTCCCTACAAAATAAATTGCGAGTGTAGCCGAATGGTTAATAGGCAACTGTTTTAGAAACAGAAATTTGCGGGTTCGACTCCCGCCATTCGCACAAAGGGTTAAAAACAAAACTATGGGGATGTGATGAAATTGGCGATACATGCCAGACTTAGAATCTGGTGCTAATAAACTGGCGTGTGGGTTCGAATCCCACCATCCTCACGTTTAGACCGTTTAGAATTTTTATTAGTAATGAAAATGCTAGTAAACATAAAAGTTGTTCAATCACATTGGATGAATTATTGACGAGAATTAAAATGTGGAATGTGAAATATGGGGCGTTAACTCAGTCTGCCTAGAGTGCTGCACTTGCAATGCAGAGGTCATCGGTTGAAATCCGATACGTTCCACGAGTAGACCGTTTTAGAATTTTTTATTGACTAAGAGTAACGTAGAAAAATTCATATGGCTCTGTAGCCGAACTGGAATAGGCAACTGTTTTAAAATCAGAAATTTGTGGGTTCGAGTCCCACCAGAGCTACAAATCGTCTGGAGATTCCAGACAAAGTTTTTATAGTAAAATTTATTATTGTTTAATGAATGAAATTGAGTTACATGTTATTGATACTACAGAACAAAAATGTTTTAAAAAATGTATCTCTGAAAAGTATTTAAATATGATTATTAATATCATTAATACACGTCCGTAGGCATTGGTAAGCCAAACAGTCTCCAAAACTGCAACCCGAAAGGGTCTTGCTCGTTCGAATCGAGCTGGACGTGCTAATTTTTATAAATTTTGTAACATTTTGAATAGAGTATACGTATCATAAGAATCATTTAGTATTTTATTAATTTTGTAAAATTTATAAAGTTATGTATATTATTGCAAAGAAAAACGAAAAGGATTATTATGATGGTGTTGTTGGTACCGTAGGTATTGATAAAACAATTGTGTATGAACGTAATATTATTGATGTCGAAAACAATAAAATTCCACCATTATTTAAAGAAGCAACATTATCCAATTTCGATAATATTAAAAATAATTACTTTCATCAACTACATGACTTCAGAATTGATAAAATCCATGAAAATAAATTTCCATACGATTCATACTTTATTGTAGGATTTTGTGGAAAACTATATGTGGGTTGGAAACTTTATAGTTTTAAAAACATCAATAACGATGTGCTTATTACAATTACGTATGATTTGGATTATATCTTTGAACTTTTTGACGAAAAAAATCGATTTGGTAATAGTCTATATGATATTGTTAGTTATATTTTAAACTATGATGCCATCGATTTGTTTAGAGAATTAAATACACCAATTTTCATATATGATTATGATAGTAATGTGAAAAATATTAGTGGTTATTGTCGTGAATATCATAATTCAAAATTCATTATAAATCCACTATTAAAAAACTATGAATTTTATAAAAAATTTGATAGTTTTCAAACATTTCAAGAAATAAGTATGTTTATTGGTGGAGTGTTAGGTAGTAAAGAAAAGAAAATTATTGAAGTTGAGGACAAGTATAAAATTGCACAACATGGCTTTAATAAATGGAGTTTTAGAAAAGAACCTAAAGATAAATCGATATAATTTCAATATACATGAATACTGGTATTGTAAGGAAAAATTGTCGTTACTTTTGAAATGTTAAAATTTTGTTGTTTATTTGTAACCATAAATTAATAAATATTGTGCTATGTTTAATCCAGAGAGAAAAAGGGAAGAATTTGAAATAGAATTACATAATTTTATTAATTCATCTGAAGGAGATGCTTACTTTGAGAATGAAAGAATCAAAGAAGAGTTAAAACAAATTCGTTACAAACATTTTGAAAAATTTCTTGAATCAAACGATTTTGATAAACTCATGTATCGTTTAATTCTTGAACATGATGATGAGTGGAGAGAAAAATGTTGGCATAATGGATGTGAGCCATATCCAAATAATAAATTAGGATTTGTTATTGATTATGTTACAAATAATTTTGATACCATAGATGTTCCACAACTTCAAAATTCTTTTAATACACAAATTTGGTTTTTTAAGGGATATTATTTTAGAATAACGTTTGGACAGGGAGTTGTCTTTGATTTGTATAACGGAGACGATTTTAGTCATTTGTTACATGCATAATTATTTGGCGAAGTGATGAATTGGTGGGAGGTAGAACTTGGTGGAGTTAATAAAGGTGCAGAAAGATTACGTGCTAAAACAGAAATTAAAAAAGAATTAAATGAGTTTACTTTTTAGAAATTGGCTCGATGAAGGTTATTATAAAGAAGATGGTTATGATGATTTAACTCGAATTGAAGACCGTGCAGATATTCTTCGTGCGCAAAAGGAAAACACACTATATCAAAATGATGGTATGACTACCACAAAAGTAAATGATGGTGAAAATATTGAATTATGGCAAAAGCAATAAAAAACAATAAATCTATACCCAAAGAGGATGATTGTAAATGTGGTAAATCTGTTAAAATAACACAAAGAAAAAATATTGGATATAAAAAAACAATTAAAAAAAGAATATAGCCCCTAGTGACGTAACTTGGCAAACGTGTTCGGCTCAAACCCGAAATTTTGTGGGTTCGAATCCCACTTAGGGGACAACTAATTTAAATTTAATGTTATGAAAAAAATGTATGAAGTTTTGTAAATTGCTCTAATGCAATTGCAAAACAAATGAAAAGTAAAAAAATCGTGGACACTACCACAAATCGTGGCGAATTCAATCGTGCTTATAAATCGTATCTTGAACATGATGGTAAAATTCGTTGCACTTATTGTTCATATCATCGTGGCGAAAATAAAACCACTCATATGTATTGGGGTGATGATGAGCATATTAAATACCCTAACTGGAAATTAGTTTCAAAGTATTCTAAACGGTGGATGAAAAAACCGATGAGAATGATTGAACGCACCAATCGATGGGGTAATAATTACGTTGAGATTAAATTTTAGATGCTCTTTGGCGACATGGTATAAAGGTAGAACACCTCTCTCATAAGGAGTTGATACGGGTTCGATTCCCGTTGTCGCTACAATCCCCTCGAATTCGAGGGGATTATAATTTCCAACATGGTTATTTTTTAATAAACCATTTCCATCCTGCATATGCTATGGATGTAAATATCCAAAGTCCTAAAAGAATGTTGGCGAGTCCAACACCATCTTTATTGTAAACATTATTGTAAGATAAAACAATTACAATATAGTTTACAACAATAAACCAATTTTTTTTAAGCCATGATAATGGCTTTGTAATAAACCATGTTTTTATTGCAGTCCATTTAACAAATAGCCATGCTACAATTTTGTTCCAGAGATTTTTCATAATTATATTTAGATTATATTATTTGTTGAAATTTAATGTGCAGGTATTTGTGCTAAAATCAAATTCTAAATCCTTAACAAATAAACCGCTACCATACATAAGTGCAATATCCTCTGGAACCTTAAATTTCCATTGAAAATCACCTATTTGTTTCACACTACCATTTGATTCTGGAACAACCGCATCGCTTTGTTTATCACGAAATTCTAGCAAATATTGACCTTCGACACTTTCTCCAACAACAATAAAATTTTCAATACCTGCATTATTAATTCTAAATCCTGCTTTCCACGTTATTGTGATTTCAGCATTAATTATGTCGGCATCATAATCGCTAGAAAAATTTTCATAGTTATAGAAAAAAACGTTTGGGTGTAATATTGTTTGTTTAAATGTGAAATGATTGCTATCATTTGTTGTATTTTGATTTAAAAAATTTTGTACCTCTTCTGTTACAATATTTTTTGTTTTAAATTTATTTATCATATTTGTGATTTTTCATAAATACTATATTCTATTCAAATTGTTTTGTATATTTGTAAAAAAAAGTAAATGCATAACATTATTGAACAGGAATATAGTTCAGCAAAAACATCAATAAAACAAATTCCAGCTGGTGTTAATATTATTGATAAATATTTTGGTTGGAAGCCCAATACAATTAATTTGGATATTGGTGGTGGAAAATATGAGTTAATGACAGAGAATTTACATGAGAAGCATGTTTTGAATTTAGTTTATGATCCCTATAATAGAAGCATTGCACACAATCAAATGGTTTTAACGGCATGTAAATCACTTGTAATAGATACTGTAACCATATTTAATGTGCTGAATGTTATTAAGGAGCGTGAAATTCAAATAGAGGTGATTAATCTTGCATTAGCGATGCTTAAAATGAACGGTATGTTATTTGTCAGGTCAACATATATGAATAAAAATAAGGTGTCTGGCGTAACAAAATTGGGCACATTTCAGCATCACATGAAGCAATCAGAGTATCTTAAGATAGTTCAGAATGTTTTTCCAAATGCTGAGTTAAATCATGGAATAATCTTTGCAAAAAAGTTATCCAACATAGTAACATAAAGTAAAAATATTCGTATAATTAGTAAATTATAATTCTTACTATAATGGAAATGTTAAAAAAGGTTGATTGGAATTTGTTGAATACTTATATTGATAATAGTCATATTGTAGCAAATAAACACCCACAATATGATATTTGGATATTGAACTATTCACCAAAGGCACAATCTAATAAATTTTGGGATATATATACCCTATCTTGTCGTGGATTGGTGATTGATGTCGATGGTAATATATTAGCACGTCCATTTCAAAAATTTAAAAATTATGAAGAGCATAATCCATCAGAAATCGATATGTCACAAGAATTTGATATTTTCGAAAAAATGGACGGTTCGTTAATCATAGTATTTTACTATGTGCCACGTATGGAATGGATTGTCGCTTCAAGAGGTTCATTCATTTCTGAACAGTGTATGGAAGCAAAGAAAATGATTGATGTAAATATTTACAATAAACTTAAAACTGATTGTACATATTTATTTGAAGTAATATATCCAGAAAATAGAATTGTTCTTGACTATGGAAATAGAAGAGAATTGGTATTGCTTACAAGGATTAAAACTGAATCTGGTATGGAAATGTACTATGATGATTTAGTTGCAACATATTCAAAATACTTTACTGTTGTAAAGAAATACATACTAAATGATATTCATGACCTAAATGATTTAAAAGCAATTGAAGAGGAAAACAAAGAAGGATTTGTTGTTAGATTCTTAAGTGGATTTAGAGTTAAGGTGAAATTTAGCGAATACATTAGATTGCATGGTATTTTAACAAATGTTTCTAATCTAACTGTTTGGGAACACTTAAAAAATAATTATGATTTCGATGATTTGTTGGATAGAGTTCCAGATGAATTCTACAGTTGGCTGAAAAGAACAGTAAGGATATTACAAGGAGAATTCAATGAAATTGAAAGATTGGCGTTGAAGGATTTTGTAAGAATTTACTATACTAATGGAGTCACAGAACGCAAAGAATTTGCAATGGAAGCAATTAAAACTGAACATCGTTCAATACTGTTTAGATTGTACGATAAAAGAGGTTATGATGAAATTATTTGGAAACTGGTGAGACCAATATATTCAAAGCCATTTTCTAAAAATTTTGAAAATATTTCATAAAAAATTAAATTATGGGTGGAATATTAGAAAAGAAAGAAAATGGATGGTATGTTAGATGGTCAGACCTACATTCATTTATCAATGGAACGCATTGGATGTGCACACCATTACATCCAACAGAAATTGTTGATGAAACAAAATATAGTGATGGTGATGAAGTAGAATTTGAAATGGTTGTTACTACTGGTTACGATGTAGAAAATTTCATTCCATTTAGATATGTTAAACTCTTAAAACAAAAATAATATTTTATTTGTGGTAGTACTAGTATTTTTAATTAAATAATTATATGATGAAAGAAAGATATATGATTGTGAGAATAGTGAATATTCTTGCAGAAATGAAAGATAATGGTTCGATGATAACTGAACCATGTTATCAAATAGTTGATAAAGATTATGAGACACCAGATTCTGCTTATAATGTTAAAGAAAATTATAGAGAACCGAAACACTATATCGTTGTACAATATTGGTGCTAACGTCAAATGTATGGTTAGTGGCGAATTAGAAACCACAAACCTATCAAACTGAACAAAAGTAAGTAGATAAAACAAATGTTAAACCACACACAAAACCGCCATTAACTATACATATTGTTAGGCGTATGTGCTTTAAAATCATAAAAATATGAAATACGAATTAAGACATCATTCATATAAACCAACTTTAGGAGGTAAAAGTGTTCTGTCGAATAAAACAATAAACGACCTTGGTGAAAGTGCATTATATTACGTAGGAACATTTAGTGAGTATAATCCATTGTATTTGGGAAACAATTCATTATTATATATAAGAAAAAACTGGACAACAGATGGGAATATACTGCACAAGATTAACTTAAAAGGATTAAAATTTAAAGGCGGAATTAATCATTCTGGTTCTGGTATTTGCACTCATGGAGGATTCCAATTAACTAAACAAGATTTATTAAGAATTGCTAATGCTATGGATGAAACAGATACCCTTGTTTTATCTGAAATCATACAAAAGACAGAGGAAGGAATTAAAATGTTCAAAGATGGACTAATAGAGGTTGTAGGTTCTTAGCATTACGCCTAACGATTGGGTATATACGAAGTACCCTAACTACAAACTTAAAAATTAGTACAAACCTTAATAGGGTATTTCGTATATACCTTGTTAGCAAATCGTAAAAATTATGCCAAGAGAACCACTACCATTAAAAAGAGAACATAAAGGCGATGTAACAATAAACATCGCAGATATATTTAGAAATCCTGAAATGCAAAAAGAAGCTATAAAAGGTTGCAAAAAACTTAAACCACGTAAACGTAAATAATTTATATGTTTGCTAACGGTTTTAATATAAAACGTTGCAACATAAAGGTAAATACATGTAACAAAACTTGAAATTAAACGTATAATATAATAGAAACCACAACAGCAATGTTTTATATTTGTTGTTATAAACAGTTTCATCATTTAATTTTTTTATTATGAAAGAAGATAAAGTAATAAAAGCAATTGAAATATACATAAGAGAAACGGGTAATAAGTATGGTATAAGTTTAATTAAAAAATTAAATGATTACATATACCAAATAAATGACCGAGAAATAAATATAAACACAAACTCTATTGGATACACAGATATTGAGTGAAATTGTTTATAACGTTGATTGTATGGCACGTTGCCACTACTAAGTTTAATTTGAAAAACAAAATATTATGATTACAGAAATAGAAAAATTGAAAAAACTACAGCAATGTGCTATACAATGTGTTATGGCACGTACTTCTGATGCTGAATTAGCTACAAGAGCGACACGAGTTGGAGAGCTTCATTGTTTGCACATAGCAGCAACTATGAATATAGAAGAAACTGCCAAAAGCTTAACACAAATACTTGAATACAAACAAGAACTCGCAAAAGAGATGCTGCGGTGTTCGGACGAAAAAGCAACCGACCAATTAGCGGATGCAATTACATATAGTGACGAAATGATTAAAAAGGTGCTTGGTATGTATGTGCCATAACGGCTGGCGGTATGGTGTCGGTTGCCGTTGAATAACCCACCGACTTTGATTAAATGAACAAATGTTGAATAACTTAAATAGTGAGCGATTATGAAACAAGCGGAAATAGTAAAACAAAGATTAAATTACCACTTTAGAAAAACAGATGGTGGATGGTTAATACCAGAAAATATGCCATTTATGAATGAGTTTTTAAACGAGGTAAGTAAATTATGTGAATTAGCGAACGGTGCTGAACAAAGAGAAAGCAACTGCAATATACCGCTTGTTAGCACACGTTATTTTGCTAAAATTAAATACTACCCTTGCACGGGTGGAGAACCAATATGGACTGTTGATGAAGTAGATGCAACAAGTATCGAGCACGCTACCGAATTGTTTAATGATATATGGCACATGAACGCAGAAGTTAAATGCGTGTATAAATAATGTGTGCTAACGGTTGGGTGTATGAGAAGGTTTGCTTAGATGAACTTTCAAATTACTACTAAACTTTATAGCAAACTTTCTTATACACCTTGTTATGCTCTCGTGCCGACTTATTAACCACAAATCTTAATTTGAAACACGAAATAAAAACAAAAAGAATTTTAGGGTGGATTTTTTAAAATTGAATATTTATATATATAAAACAAAAACCTATGAGTGAAGATATACGTAAAATGATTGATAAGGTGAAAAACTTTAAGCAGTTTGTTAATGAGAATGTTGATAATTATTACACATTATATCATGGAACAAGTAGTGGTAGATTAGATTTTATTAAATCAAAACCAACCAAATTATTTTTAACTGATAGTGAAGATGTTGCAACATATTATGCTGCAAAAGGTGGTGAAGATTATTTTATGACTAAAGAAATTGAATTTGAAAAACAATATGGCGAAACACCAGATGATTATTTTAACACACAAGAAAATGGCGAACTACCTATGTTTAAAGCATTATATCCTAAAAATGAAACCCCAATTGTTATAAAATTTCAAATACCTAAAAGTTTAATTAAAAACATTAATGATTTTATTGGATATAAAGGTGGTGAATTATTAGTTGAACCAAATTATATTTCAGAAATTATTAGTATTGATTTTGATGATTTAGATTATTAAAAAGTGCGTAGGGAAATTCTTTTTGTTTTTCATCACGAAACTCAAATTGAAACACAGAACTAAGGCATGGAGCATAACGGCTGCGTGTATGAAACGTTGCCATCACAGAAGTAAATAGAATGAATAAAATTATAAATTTAGTATAAACTTAAAAAAGACCACGAAAGGCAATGTTTTATACACGTTGTTATGTGGCGTTAATTATTATGACACCAAAAAAAATTGAAACGTATGTAGATTTACCTGAATATGGTAAGTATGTACTTGTAAGTGGAATTGACAAACGAATGTATGATACTCGTAGATGGCACGTTTGTGAAATGAATGATTTGGAAGATGGATTAGATTATCGTGATAAAGGTCAATTTTTTTGGCTTACCGAGAACGGAACTAAAATTGAAGAAGTAACACATTGGTGCGAGTTACCACCTCTTCTTTAATGCCACATAACTCGTTTATATATGCACCTATTTACTAAGTAAGTGTCTGATAATCATTAAATAAATTAGTAATGGCTAATGAAATAATTGGTATGTGGATACTTAGATATGATGATTGGTATTTAATCATTACATCTGATAAGAAAGTGTTTGACGTTAAAACAAAAAAACAACTTATTGAGTATTGGAATAATGGAACCATTGCGTATAGATTACCATGTTCAACCAAGAAAATAGGAATTAAAACAATCAATAAGTATTGCATAAAAAGTACGGTTGTATTGCAAGAATTTTGCCCATTTTAAAAATAATTACAAATTTTTGTAACATTTTGTTGTTTATTACGTATTTATACTTATATTTGTAATCTGAAAAACAAACAAAATTAAAACAATAGAACAATGAGAACTTTTGGTAAATATTATTTTAGTAAAAAATCATATAAGAAACAACTTATAGGAATCGGGAATAGTATGTCCAAAAGAAAATCATAATGATTTTGGAATTAAACCATAAAAACCCGATTCGAAAGTTTCGGGTTTTTTATTTTTTAAAAGTGAAATGTACCTATGGCTCAATTGGTAGAGCAACTGGCTTTTAACCAGTGGGGTTGCTAACGCACGTTGAGGGTTCGAGTCCCTCTGGGTACACAAATATCTCAGTAGCTTAGTTGGTAGAGTAGGTGTCTCTTAAACATCGGGTCATGGGTTCGAATCCCATCTGAGGTACAATTTGGGAGTAATTCTTTGGAGAAACCAGCTCTGTAAAAGCTCACATAGTGGGTTCGATGCCCTCTACTCCCACTTATTTTAGTATCAATAGTTTCCAACACCTTTAATGGATTCTAGTTTAATCGAATGCACAAAAGGGGCAATTGTTTAAAAACGATTGCCTTTTTTATTTTCGAATGTATTTCAATGTAACGTTTTGCCATTTCCATTTCAAATATTCAGTACGATTGAGGTCTTGAATTTCTTCACGAATTATCGAAATCACACTACTCATGATTAAATTTTTTTATTCTAAATAACCTTGCACTTTAATTAAAAATGAATTATCTTTGTGCAAAATAACTTTATGCTTAAATAATTTAATAAATGGCAGAGAAGAAAAAGAAGGTAACCACTACTGTTACCACTACAGTTACCGAAGAAATCATCGGTAATTCAATTAACGAAAAAACACAAATTATTTGTATTCTTGATAGAAGTGGTTCAATGTCAAGTATTATGAGTGATAGTATTGGTGGATTCAATACGTTTCTAAAACAGCAAAAAGAACTACCTGATGATGCAGCACTAACAGTTGCGTTGTTTGACGATAAATACGAATTGCTTTATGATAACATTGACATTAAAAAGGTCAAAGAACTAACAAAAAAAGAATGGTTTCCTCGTGGCACAACTGCATTGTATGATGCAATTGGTAAAACAATCAATACTGTCAGAACAAATCGTGAGCATTTGGGTGATGAAAAACCAACCAAAGTATTGGTATGTATTGTAACAGATGGTCTTGAAAATGCAAGCAAGGAATACAGAATTTCCGAAATTAAGGAACTCATAAAAAATTGTGAAAAAGATGACTGGAATTTTATATATCTTGCTGCAAATCAAGATGCATTTGATATTGGTAGTTCATTTGGTATAAGTGGTAGCAATACGTATACATATACTGCTTCGGCAGCGGGTGTGTATAATATGTCAAACACATTAAATGCTTCTGCATCCACATATCGAAGCATGAGCATGTTTGATGCAGATTTTGATAAAAAATCAAAATCTTTGATAAATGATTATAGTGGAAGCGCAATACCCACTATTCTTACTAAAGATACGAAATAATTTTCCTTTTTTTTATTATATTTTTTTCTTTATTTATGGGAGCAAATTGCTCCCATTTTTTATTAAAAGTTTGTGAATGAATTTGTTGAAAAATTTTCAAAAATATAACATTTTTTCATAATAAAAATCAATAATACCTTGTATTTATGATGGACAAACAATATATTTGTAAACATAATTTTTATAAAAAATTTTTAATTTATGACAAATAATATTCTTAAAAGTTTTCCCAAACAAGAGGTGGAAAAAGCAGCATTACAATACTTTAAAGGTGATGAGTTAGCAGCAGACGTTTGGATTAAAAAATACTGTTTAAAGGATGAAAATAACTTTTATGAATTGACTCCCGATGACATGCATCGAAGAATTGCAAAAGAAATTGCAAGAATTGAAGCAAAATATATAAATCCGCTTTCCGAAGACCAGATTTACGAAACACTAAAAAATTTTAAAAGAATTGTGCCACAAGGCAGTCCAATGTCAGGAATTGGTAATAATTTTCAGGTAGTTTCGCTAGGAAATTGTTTTGTTGTTGGTAATGATGCTGATTCATATGGTGGAATTATTCGAATTGATGAGGAGCAAACACAATTAATGAAGCGTAGAGGTGGTGTTGGTCATGATTTGTCGATGATCAGACCAAATATGACACCAGTAAAAAACAGTGCAATTACTTCTACAGGTATCGTTCCCTTCATGGAAAGATATTCGAATAGCACAAAAGAGGTTGCACAGGATGGACGACGTGGTGCATTAATGTTATCCGTGTCAATAAAACATCCTGATGCAGAATCGTTTATTGATGCAAAATTATTACAGGGAAAAATATCTGGTGCAAATATTTCGGTAAGAATTGATGATGAGTTCATGAATTCGGCATTAAATGAAAAATCATATAATCAACAATATCCAATTGATGGTATCGCCAAGTATCAAAAAGAAATTGATGCATCAAAACTTTGGAAAAAAATTGTTCACAATGCTTGGAAATCTGCCGAACCTGGTATTCTTTTTTGGGATAAAATTCTAAATGAATCAATACCTTCATGCTATGGTAAAAAATGGGTTGAAAAAAGCACAAATCCATGTGTCAGTGAAGATACATTAATATTGACAGATGATGGATATCTACCGATCAAAGAATTGGTTGGTAAAAAGGTTAATGTTTGGAACGGTGAAGAGTTTTCCGAAACCATTCCAGCAATAACTGGATATAATCAAAAAATGATTAAAATAAAATTTTCTGATGGTAGTGAATTAAAATGTACACCATATCATAAATTCTACACTTGGAAAGGTTTTGAACGTGATGGAAAGGTAATAAAAAAGAACGGAAATGAACTTATTGTTGGTGATAAGTTGGAAAAATATAAATTTCCAAAATTAAAACGAGATTTGAGCACTGGCCATCATATTTACATATCGACTGATAATATTGGCAATGGCTACATAACAAATAAGGAATTTTATACTGCAGGTTTTTTTGCTGGTGACGGACATATTAAAAGAAATGATGAGTATATGATTTCATTATATGGAGTAAAAAAAGAATTAATACCATATTTGGAAATTATTGGTAATGAATCTGAGGATATTGCTAACGATAAAATTACGGTAAGAATAAATTTACCAGAATATTTTAAATTTAGTCCTCAAAACATACCAATTAAAAAAATAATACCAATCTATGAAAAGGGGATGCCTGAATTAGATGTGTTGAATTGGTTGGCTGGTTTAATCGATTCTGACGGTTCACGTAATTCTGATAAAGGGTCAATATCAATTTCTTCAATAGATAAAAACTTCTTAATGCAAATTAAACTAAATATATTAAATACGTTTGGTATTAATGGAAGTGTTATTGATGAAAAGAATGGCGGTATTAAGAAAATTAAGGGAATTGAATATGAAACAAATAAATCATATAGACTAATAATTAGCGCACATAATGTTAAAAAATTATATGATTTAGGTTTAAGAACACATAGAGTTAAAATCGATGATGTTAATCCAAATCGTGATGCATCTCGATTTATAACTGTTGAATCAATTGAATCTATCGATGATGCAGACGTTGTATATTGTTTTACTGAAGAAAAACGTGGGAGAGGTTGCTTTAATGGCGTGGTTACTGGACAATGTGGCGAATTGCCGTTGCCACCATATGATTCATGTAGATTGGTGTGCATGAATTTATATGGTTACGTTGTAAATCCTTTTACAGTAAATGCGTATTTTGATGAGGAAGCATTTAGTAGAGATGTACAGATTGCTATGAGGTATATGGATGATATTGTAGACCTAGAAGTTGAAAAAATCGATACTATTTTATTGAAAATTCAATCCGACCCAGAATCAGACGAAATTAAGTTAGTTGAAAAGAATTTATGGGAAAAAATTCGTGGTATGGCACTTGAAGGTAGGAGAACTGGCTTAGGCGTTACTGCAGAAGGAGATATGCTTGCCGCACTTGGCTTACGATATGGTACAGAAGAGGCGACAATATTCAGTGAAAATGTGCATAAGGGACTTAAATTAAACGCATATCGCTCATCAGTTACAATGGCTAAAGAACGTGGTGCTTTTCCAATTTATAATCATAATTTAGAATCAAGCAATCCGTTTATATTAAGAATTTTAGAAGAAGACCCACAATTACATTACGATATGTGGACTTATGGTCGTAGAAATATTGCACTGCTAACTATTGCACCAACTGGTAGTGCAAGCTTAATGACACAAACAACATCAGGCATTGAACCAGCATTTTTACCTGTTTATATGCGTAGACGTAAGATTAATCCACAAGAAAAGGATGTTCGTGTGGATTTTATTGATGATGAGGGTATTTCATGGATGCAATATCCAGTATTTCATCATAAGTTTGAAATATGGTTAGAAGTTGAGGGATATGATGTTAATGTTGTTAAAACCATGAGCAAAGAACAACTTGACGAAATTGTGAAGAAATCACCCTATTATAAAGCAACATCAAATGACGTTGATTGGGTGATGAAAGTTATAATGCAAGGTAAAATACAAAAACATATTGACCATAGCATTTCTGTTACGGTTAATCTTCCAGAATCGGTGAGTGAAGAAACTGTTGCAAAAGTATATGAAACTGGTTGGAAATCTGGTTGCAAAGGCATTACTGTTTATCGTGATGGTAGTAGAAATGGTGTACTTGTTGGTGCAGAAGATAATAAAAAAGAAAATTTTCACGAGAATCACACACCCAAAAGACCAAAAAGATTGAAGGGTGAAATTCACAAATTTCAAAATAATTTGGAAAAATGGATTGCCGTTGTTGGCCTACGTGATGGTAGACCATATGAAATTTTCACTGGAAGACTTGAAAATGGATTAAGTAAATTACCTCCAAACATTAAAGACTGTGAAGTTGTTAAACAAATATTTGAAGTAGAGGAAATGGATGAGGATGGTAAAATGATTAAAGTTAGAAAAAAAAGATACGATATTGAATATATTGATAGTAATGGCGAAAAACAAATACATACTGGTTTAAACCACGCATTTAATCCTGAATATTGGAACTATGCAAAACTTTTTTCAGGTGTACTTCGACATGGTATGCCAATTATTTATGTCTATCAACTAATTAATTCTATGAATCTAAATAGTGATCATTTGAATACGTGGAAAAATGGCGTTGCACGTACAATAAAAAAGTACATTAAGGACGGTGAAAAAATTGAAGGTAAATGTCCTGAATGTGGTAGTGAACATTTAGAATTTAAAGAGGGATGTTTAATCTGTATGTCCTGTGGTAGTTCAAAATGTAACTAAGATAATCCGCATCTAACACATTTTAAACATCCTCAATATGTATAACAATTATTGAGGATGTTTTATTTTATTTTACTGAAATGTGAAATATCACAAGTATTTTTCAAAATACTTGTAAATTAAAAATTTTGTAGTATTTTTGTCACGATTTAGTTATTATAAGTTTAATTGAATCGTAAAAATAATTTTATTTAATATACAATAAAATGACTAAAAAAGTAATTATTAATACATTGTACGAAAAAAGAGGCAAAGCAATTCCTACAATAGAGAATACAAGCATATCAACAATAACAAATAATAATTCCGAAACAAATAATAATTCCGAAACAAATAATAATACTCAAACTAACGATAATTCAACAAAAGATGAATGATGATGAAAAAATGGAACGTGCGTTAAATGTATATGATAAACTTAATGAATTTCATGACAATTTAGTTACTAAATTTATTTATGGATTATCAATTGTTGCAATTATTGCAGTTCCTTCGTTTATTAATAAAAAATTCCAATTTAATGCTGCTCAAGAAATATTGGTAAGGTTTTATTTGATATTAACTTCAATCAATATAATACTTTTGATTTTATCTACATTTCTTAGTAATGTTGCATCATTTAAAAATTGTGAAAAAAGGTTAGATGTCTGTTCCCATAAAGTTTTTAATTGGTTTATTAAATTTTTTAATGGTTTTTATACATTTGGAACTATTGCTGACATAATATTATTATGTTTCATTATATTAACGTTATTATAATATATGAATATTTATATTCACAGAAACGTAACATTTATTATTACCATTCGTATAACTAATATTGAAAATCAAATAACTGTAAAAATAAATTGAATTGAAATGAAAAAAAGTGTAAAACTTAGTGAAAATTATTATCTTACTACACAGGAAGTTAATAGTAATGCAGCAGTAAGTGTTGCAAAGAGGACAAATCATATTTTTGTGGTTGATGTGTCGGGTTCCATGTCATATGAACTCCCTTTAATTAGAACACAGTTGAAGAATAAACTTTCCAATCTAATGAAGGATGGAGATACAATTTCAATTGTATGGTTTTCTGGTGGTAGAGATGCTGGAATCCTAAAAGAAGAGGTTGAAGTAAAATCATTAAAAACCCTTAGTGACCTAAACGATGCTATTGATAAATGGCTACGTCCAGTTGGATTAACTGCGTTTTTAAAGCCACTTCAATTGGTTAAAGAACTGGTTGATAGAATTCAAAAAAATAGACCAGATTCTGTATTCTCCATGATTTTCTTAACAGATGGTTATAACAATGACTGTCCTTGGAATGAGGTTATTTCTACGCTAAAAACTCTGGAAAATGATATCGCTTCTTCAACATTTGTTGAATATGGTTATTATGCGGATTCCAGAAAATTGACTGAAATGGCAAGTGTTCTCGGTGGTGAAAAAATTAGTTGTGATGGCTTTGATGAATTCGAACCAATGTTTGATGCTAAGATATCAACAAGTGCACATGGTGGAAAAAAGTCTGTTGTTGAAATCGAAGATAAGTATCTCTATGACTTTGCGTTCTCTGCAAGTAATGGTTCAGTATTGCTATATAACATTGTTGATGGCAAAATCCTAGTTGGTGCAGACGTAAATGAAATTCATTTCTTTTCTTCAAGTGCCATTGGTAGTGATGCAGGAAATGCTGCAACCGATACAAGTCTTTATGCAGCAATTTATGTGCTTTCTGATAAGCTATTAAATGATGATGCCGAAAAGGTCTTTTATGCGCTAGGTGATCAGCATTATTATCAAATGCTTGTTAATGCATTTGGAAAGCAAAAACTCAATGCATTTAAATCAGCAATTAAGGAATGTGTTGGTGATGTATCTAAGAGATTCCCTACTGGTGGCCGTAGCCAAATTAAAGCGGTTCCAGATGATGCATATTGCCTTATGAACCTTATTGAAGATTTAGGAAATAGTGAGAGTTGTCTGTTTTACCCAAATCATTCAGAATTTGTTTACAATAGAATTGGTAGGAAAAAACTTGCTGCAGCAACAGTTCTCACGGAAACTGAGAAAAAAAGAATTGCGGAAGCAAAAAATCTTGACGAGATTAATAAAATTACTGCAGAACTTGCAGAAAGTAAAGTTGATGTTAAGTTCGTTAATAGTAATCCAGATAGAGGTTATCCACTTACTGATTTAGTATGGAATAAAAGTCGTGCAAATCTTAGCATTCGCATCTATATTGAAGGCGATGCAATTCTTCCTAAGAATAAATTCAATATCGATAAGGTAAGTTCTTTCAAGTATAATACATTTACCTTAATAAAAGACGGTATTGTTAATGTTAGTAAACTTCCAGTATCATATTCATTGGAATTGATTGATTTGTTAAACGCCAAAAATGTAAAGTATAGCATTTATAAAGGCACTACAGATAATGACCCTTTCGATAATACAATTGTCATAGACCTCGCCAGTTTACCAATCGTAAATAGGAGTATGGTGAAAGCAGTTTCTGCCAATGCTTTAGCAAAACAGGAGCAAGAACTTCTGGTAATACAAGCCAATAAGAAGGTATATGACTATTATAAAAAACAATTTTATCCTAAAACTAGTAAGTCATTTGTTGATATGCTTGGTCAGGAAGTTGCAGATTGGTTAAAAGAAATCGGCATCACGGATTTCAATGGTTTCGCACCAAAAGTAATTTCGGAAGAATCGACAGACTTTTATATGTCAGTTAACCTTATGACTAAAATAAGAGGTTTATCTTCATTACCAAAAGTAGAGGATGTTGTTGCTAAAATAAAAAGTGGGGTGTCGTTAAAATTAAATGAATGGATTATGTCTGATGCAATAATTAAATATATTGCACAAACCGAAGGGGAAATGTTTCAATCGCTATCGAAAGACCAACAAGATGCAATGCTTAAAACTTATTTGGAAACAAAATCAAATATTTTGGATAAACAAAGAAGAAAAATCATGCAAGCAATCGCAGAAATAAAATTCAGTCTCATACTTTCAAAAAGATGGTTTAAAGAATTTAAATCATTTGATGAAAATAAATTAACTTTAAATATTGATGGACGTGATTTTGAATTTTCGTTTGAACTTAACGAAGAACAGGAATTAGTATAGTATTCTTATCATCATAAAAAATTCTCAGAATTTCTGAGAATTTTTTATGTAAATTTTACACATTTTTAAACTTATTTGGACATTTAACGTATTTATAATAAATGTTTATTTATGGAACTAATATCGATTAGTAAAGCAAGTAAAATCTTAGGTGTCACGCAAAAAACATTAAGAGTTTGGGAAAGGGATGGTGATATTATAGCATTTTACACACCTAAAGGTCATAGAAGATATAACTATGATTACATTATTGATTTAAGTAAAAATGGAAAAAAATCAGCGCAATCATTGGACTAAAGAACGCTGTGCTATTGAGGCGTTGAAATATAGTACCAGAAGTGATTTTTGGAAATATTCTAAATCAGCATATAATGCATCAATTAGAAATAAGTGGTTAAACGAAATTTCTTATCACATGCACAGTAAATTAGTTGTATGGGATAGAGAAAATTGTCACCAAGAAGCATTGAAATACAAAACAAGAAGTGAATTTAATAGGTATTCATTAAATGCATATCGTTATGCATTGAAAGAACATCTTCTTGATGAAATATGTTCTCACATGATAGTTATTGGTAATAAAAAGAAAAGATGTATTTACGTATTTGAATTTGGTGACAATTTTGCTTATGTTGGATTGACATACAATACCAATAAGCGAATCGTTGAACATTTAAGTACCAGAAATTCACAAGTATATAAACACGTTCAAACCACTAATTTAACACCAGTATTTAAACAATTAACAGATTATCTTGATGTTAGTGATGCGATGATAAAAGAAAATGATTATTTAACACAATATGAGAATAATGGATGGAAATTATTAAATAAAGCAAAAACTGGAGCATTGGGTGGTAATGAAGTTTATTGGACTATTAAAAAATGTCATGAAGAGGCGTTAAAATACGAAAAAAAATATGAATTTATGAAGGGCACTCCAGCAGCATACAGTGCTGCATATAAAAACGGATGGCTGGTTGAAATTTGTGAACATATGATTGAATCATATAAGCCAGATGGATATTGGAATATTGATAAATGTCATGAAGATGCATTAAAATATGATAAAAGAAATATCTATCAACATAAATCAAAATCTTCATACAATACCGCATTAAGGAACGGTTGGCTCGATGAAATCTGTCAACACATGCCAATACGCAGTAAAAAACATAAAAATGATAAATAATTTCAATTTTTTAAATTATTGGTTTTCAACCAACTAAAAATTATTTTTATTTTTTTTTAAAAATAGTTTGCAATTATTGTAACATTTTATACCTTTGCAACGTATTTAGATGAAAGTAGATTTGAATTATAACTTTTAATTTTAAAAAAATGAAAACACGAACAACAAATATTACCATTAGCACATCGATTATTAGTCGTAATGGAAGTTCTATATTCTGTTCAAATTTTACAGGCAGAAATATTGATGTTATCGGGTTATGGTTTTCATAAAAGTAAAAGAAAACTAATAAAGTCAAAAACCCGATTCGAAAGATTCGGGTTTTTTT